CTACTTTGCCTCGTAATGTTCTTCAATATGCTGTTCTCTGTGAATCAACTGCACTTCACAACCAAACTTATTACTGATATATTCGGCTACATGTTGAGCAGAATAAACGCTTCTGTGCTGACCTCCTGTACAACCAAAAGAGAACATCAAATTGGTGAATCCACGTTCAATATACCTTGCAACATGCATATCTACTAATCCACAAACATAACTTAAGAATTCTGTTATCTCGCCATCATCTTCTAAAAACTGAATAACTTCAGGATCTCTTCCCGTTAATTTCTTATATTGCGCATATCTTCCTGGATTATGAACGGCTCTACAATCGAACACATATCCTCCCCCATTACCTGATAAATCTTTAGGTATTCCTCGATGATAAGAAAAACTATAGACTAAAACTTTTAGCTTTTTATTATTCGATAGCTCTTGGCTTTCAATAGTTTTGCATGAAGAAGCTGTCGCATCTGCTTTCGATTTATTCTCAAATTGTGGAAGGCTTACCAGTTTTTCTAATATCTCTTTTAGATAAGTATAAGGCTTAAAGAGATCTTTATTCTGAAGTAATGCCTTTAAATTATTAATAGCAAAAGGTATACTTCTCACGAAATAGCTCTTTTCTTCGATATAGCCTCTAAATCCATAGGCACCCAATACTTGCAAGGTTCTGAACAAAACAAATAAGTTTAAATTGCTTTTAAACTTTTCGAGAGAACCTATTGCTACCCACTTTTTAAGTTCTTGATAATAAACCTCAATCAAGTGAGCACGCAATTCGTCGTTATATTGAGCAGAAGCCTGCCATAAGAACGAAGCAAGGTCATAATAGAAAGGTCCTTTTCTACCTCCTTGAAAGTCGATAAAACAAGGTTCTGAATCTTGAGTTAACATCACATTACGAGCTTGAAAATCACGATACATAAAATAATTGCCCGTGAGTTGAGTGAGATGATCAGCAAGAGTATAGAACTCATGCTGCAATTTAAACTCATTAAAATCAATGTTTGTGAGTTTCAAGAAGCAATATTTGAAATAGTTCAAGTCAAACATTACATTCTCTTTATCAAACTCTGGCTGAGGATAACAACGATTCCAATCGAGATTTTCAGCTCCCTTTATCTGAATAAGCGGTAATTGTTTGATGATATTTTCTAGTAATGCTATTTCAGATTCGTTATAGTTTCCTTCATTGTTTCTTCCTTCTTTTAAGGCATCGAACAAAGAAACAGAGCCTAAATCGGTTTGCAAATAACACAATCTATCGCTGCTTACAGCAAGAACTGAAGGCATTGGCAAATGAAGCGCATTGAAATGAGAAGCCAAATAGATAAAAGATTCATTCTCTTCAACACTTGTTCCTTCTACAGCAATAAGCGTTTCGCCCTGCTTATCATAGCATCTGTAATAGCAACGGTTGCTTCCTGCTCCTGCAAGTTGTTCTATTTTCTCGGCATGAAAGCCCTTATATTCAAAATATAACTGCGCAATCTTTTCCATAATCACAATTGTATAGCCATTTTAAAGATTATCATTTTTCTTCTTTGAAAAGAACTCTACAAAGAAATGTTCAATAACAAAGAGCAACAAAACGATACCCAATGACATAAAGAAAGATTGGGTTATATAGAGCAAACCGCATGTAATAATGAGAAATGCTACAAAAACTTTCCAGCTTATTCCTATTTTTTTCATGCTACAAAGATAGTGATTATTATTAAAACAGAATACATAAAAAGAAAAAAGAGAGCCTTTTCAGACTCTCTTGCGGTGCGTACGGGGGACATCACCTATTTCCTTCTAACTCATTGTGAATCAGCGATTTTCTACTTTATGAAACCATCTAAATGAACACTTTGTGAACAGTACCACTTGGCGTGTCTCTCAGATTCTTGATACGAAGATATAACTATTTTTTGATTCCTGCAAATTTTTCAAGCAATAGATTTTCAGCAAATTACAGCATTTCCTTGCACATGTCTCACTTAACCGAAAACAACTTCCTCACTATCAGGACACAATTCGATGCACACTCTTTGGAAAACCAATAAAAATTTTTTAGAATTAGCTGTGTAATAACCGTTTATAGATACAAAAACCACCCTCCAGCGTAGTCATCTGGAAGGTGGAAAACAATGAAAACACATCGCAACAACAAGAAACGAATGTATCTTTATTTTAGTGTAATGATCGAAACAAGACCAGCTTCAATCATATTAGACATCTCATCCATAGGAATGCCGTACAATTCGATACTGCCACTCTCAGCGTCAACAGCGAGAAAGATATAGAATAAAAAGTCGGTATCCTTGAGCTTAGCAATATAACTGCGGCCATCAATGGTGAGCACATAAGTTTTACCAACCACCATATCTCTATGTCCGCTTACAGGAGATAAATCTACAGTCGATGTATATGTAATAGCACTCGAAACATTTGGCTGAACAAGTTGGCCATGATTATCACAGGTAAAATGATGATTGGTGTCATCAACAAGTACATGTATGCCAATTCCATCGCCCTCTTGGCAATGGAATAATTCAACCATTACTATATCCTCATTAGCCTTCTCACAATGAATTTTCTCCTGAAGTGCGTAACCGAGAAGGAACCATATGTTTTCCTCAATCCTCTTTAGGCAAATCTCTTTACCGATATTCTCATCATAATTGGCAGGATCCACGCAGGTAGTTGATTCACGCAATGTAAAACCATTCTTCATACGCACGGTGACGTATGTGCAAGGCTTGCCAAACTCCATAACTGTGCGGACAATCACGTCTTGCATGTTAGCCTGCACTTCTTCTTTGGTAACTTTGTTCTTTTCCATATATAATAATGTATTAAAAACTTAGCAGAGCTACGATAGATAAGATAGCAAGGACTATCCAGAATACAATTGGGAATATCATGCCAGCAAGAATATCTGCCCAGTCAATCTTATTACCATACTGTTTATCTTTAACCTCCAGCGAGAACATTGTGGCAAAAGTCGCCACTGTAGAGTTAACACCAGCACCCCATATAGGAGAGCCTGTTGCTGCACTGGAGATAAATACAAAGAAGAACACTGCCACTCCACCAAGGAAGTGCCATAAGTGTGTCACATCATTTAAAAATACATCTATAACAGTCCAATACTTTTTCATTACTATAAGTTTGTTTAATATGAATAGCTGTATAAATTAGTAAGCGTTTTAAAAAAGGGGGGAAATGTTATCACAACATCTCTCCCTATCTAATCATTAAAAATTTTAAAAAATGAAAATAAAAAAAGTAATAAAATATAAAAACGCAAAGTTGACGTAGACAGGCTCGAACTGCCGACTTTCACAATATCAGTGTGACGCTCTAACCAACTGAGCTATACGTCAAGCTGGGAGTCCTCCCAAATTACACCGTTTTTGTACTCCAGCACGGTATCACGCCGCTGACCAACGATTCAGATCCGATGTGGTGCGCTTCACAGAGGATTATGGCCAACCTCTGAACTTCTTAAGCGTTCGGAGAGCTTCGATTCCGTCGCGATTCAGACTCATTTTCTCCACTGGGCGAAGTGCTTGCGATCATATACATACCAACTTTCTTGCTGGTGATCATAAGCCTCTCGTTCAAATGAAATCATCCTGTATGCAGTATGGTTAAACCCATAGCAAATCAGGTTAACAATCCATTCCAACACATAGCAGAGATAGAAGAATATATAAAACATCTCCTTCATCTGTGCAGTGTGAATACTTTCATGATTAATCATAACAGGCGTTATTTGTATGTTCTTTCTTACGAACAGAACGCCAAAGAGATTGATAGCAGCAAATCCCTTGAATGGAATGATATTGTTTCTAATGATTTTCATTGCCAGTATATTTGCCTTCGGAGGTGGGATCGAACCACCGATTGACCATATTGCGTCAGCTCAGGTCAGTACATTACCTCTCTGCCATCCGAAGAAATGCTGGGAGTGGGTGAACACTCACCAGCGGTCTTTTCGTCCAACTCTACTTTAGTGGGGGTCTTAATTCTTTTATGTCCATTAAACCAACAAACTTATACTTCAGGAAGCCCTTACGAACTTCAACGAAGGCGGTCTTAAACACGGTGTTGTTCTCCAGATAATGGACAGTCTGGTATGTTACCAGCGAGTCATTCTTGTTTACTTCTGCAAGAGGCATAAACTCTATACAAGTTGCCTTTACAGAGTCACGCTGTTCGATTGCTTGTGCAACCTTCTGACGGTCAGTATTGCCTCCAAGAGGAGCAGCCCAGCCATACAGCGTCATCGATAGGATTATTACAGCTATCGCTGACACAAATCCAATAAACACTTTCTTTGTATTCATCATAATAAATTAAAGATCTCTTTGCGGAAAGGGCAGGATTTGAACCTGCGAACCGATTACTCTCGATTGTCTCCTTAGCGGGGAGGTGCTTTAAACCACTCAGCCACCTTTCCAATAAAAGCCATCAGGATAAACTTGAATCACTAACTCACTAAGATACCAATGGCTTTATAATTGACTTACTGTGCACTTACACCAAATGTAGTCTATTGACCCAACACTGAAGCATATTACGCTTCTCTTGTAAATCCTGCGTTGCGGGAGTTCGACTCGAACGAACGACCTCCAGGTAATGAGCCTGGCGAGCTACCAACTGCTCTATCCCGCGATATAAGTTAAAAAATCCCAACTATTTTCACAAACCGCTGGGGGAGGTAATTATTATGGATAATCTATTTTTATCAATATTGTAATATTGCTACATAAATGAATAGCTAAAACATCGATATAGGTTTGAAAAAACCCCAACTATTTTCACAAACCGCTGGAAAAATATCTTATATGGTCAATTACTTTCTATGATTTGAATTATTTACCTTCTATAGAATTACTTTAATCTCTCTTGGAAAATGGCTCTTATTTTTTGGGCATCTGCTTCGGCTTGCCCTCGTTCTTCTAAGAGATAGTAATTACCTGAATTATAGTTGTAGTCGTCATGTGGAGTTATACAATCTTCAGTTTCTACAACTTCTAAAAATTGATTTATATGTAAATAAGTGTCTTCATATGATACACGCTTTCTAATCTTCTCCATTTTCTTTATTTCTTCATTCCACCGTAAACTCTTTTCGTTTAGCTCGTCGAAGAACTTTTGCTTTTCTTCTTCTGTGGCGTGGCGAAATGATGAAGTCTTCCAAGTAGAGCTACAATTCCCTTGATTATGATAGTGTGAATAAAAATCAATTGAAAATTCATTTTTATACTCCTTAAAGATAGCTATTGTACCTGTGGCTTTCGAGTGCAAAATATCACCATCTTTAAACTCTTTTTGCTCTTCGATAATAATTTGATTATCTTCGATAATTGCTTTACAATTTTCAGGGATATTAATTCTATCCCCTGTGTTTAGTTTTATTTCCATAGTTATTTCTTTGTGTTTAGTGATTGAACCTTAACTGTTCTACTTGTGAACCTGCCTGTTCTTTTCCTATATTCGTAATAAGTAGTTCCATTTGCGTTGGTAAAATAGACTCTTTCCCCCGTCTCGCAATCTCTAAAACGATATACTTTTACACCATTGCATTCAAATAGAAACACTACGTCATGGTCCTTTAATCTTTGTTCATACTCCAGCTTTCGTATTTGCTCTTTTGTTAATTTTGGCTTTGGCGGTTCTGGCTTCTTTCTAATCTCGTAGCCACAAGAAGACACCGTTAATGCTAAAGCCATTAATAAAATTAGTTTTTTCATTACAATAACCTTATTTTTTAATTTGTGGAATTTCCATCCAATACTTTACATCAGTTACTTCTTCATCACTAATTGTGTCATAAAAACAATTGTCAGTTACGGAGAAATATCCAACAAATAACTCAATGTCATTTTGACATAGGATATTCTTATTGTTAGGTGGTAAATCTCCTTCAGCAACAGAGTACCATGGAGTTATTGTATTATTTTTGTAGAATGATAACATATCTCTACATTTGCACTTAATAGTTGGAAGGTTATGTGCAACATTACCAGATGTAGTAATATCACAAACTTGAGAAATACTCTTTAAAGTAGCGATGAATATTTCATCCATTTCTTTTTGTGTAATCATAATCATATCTGTTAATCTCTATTAAATCCTGACATTATTAAGCCAAGTATAATTGTTATTATAATTGCTGCTGAAACGAGCAAAAGAGAACACTCAATTGCGCTTAATTCTGAAATTAATTTCTTAATCATAATTTTCTGATTATTTAAAAATTCTATTTATTATCAACGCTGCTGTAACGCCCCATCCGCTGAATGCTATTGTGTATGCAATCCATCTTACTATAGAAAATCTCTCCAATGCTTCAGCATAGCTATTTTTGAATTTAATAGCATCACCAAATTTATTCTCAAAGGTTTCCATGCAGGCATCAGACAATATCCTTTCTATCTTCCTACGGCCTTTCTCTGTGATGATAGGACTAAATTCATCGTTTTTGTACAAGCCATTCTCATGTGAGAAAACATGAGAGTAGTAAACAGTATCTCCATTGTATTTTTCTTGAAACCCAACTCTAATATCAATTCTAAAGACACCACGTTCTTGGTAATATTTCTCTGCCAGGTCACGGATTTTAGTATCGTTCAACTCGGCTTTTTCTTGAAGTTGATTGTACTCTCGTTCTTCTAATTGAATAATCTTTTCCATAATTATATTTCTGTTAAATTGAACAATTCTGCTTGCGTCATTCCATCGTAATATGGAGGAAGATTTCGGATCATAGTATCTACATCTTCATACCATTGTTTAGAAACTTTCCATTCATTTTCGCTGTATTGGAATCCCCAGCCCGTTCCAAATCTCTCGACCATCTTATCACGTGCCTCTTCGTAAGTCTCGGCTTCTTCAACGTGAAAACAATTGTGATGCTCGACATCATTCAGCATAAATGTAAAATAATATCGTTCCATAATTATCTTCTTTTAGCTTTATTCTTTCGTTTTCTATTTCTATTATTTGCGTATGGCGTTGAACCGCTACGATTCTTTTTAGGCGCACATACAACCCTATGCAGATACTCGTCTACAAAACTTGGCTGAAGAACAAACATTCTTGCCATTGGAACTTCCGTAAAAAATTGTTCGTGCTCCATATTTATCTTATGTATAAAATCTTAGCTACGCTTACCTTCTTATCAATCGCCTCTAACATTTCTGCCTTAGTGATCACTGAAAGTTTATTTCTATCTACATTGTGTAAAAGTGCTTTTTTTAGGTAAAAACCAGATGAACTTAACTCATCATTATTACCTGTAATAGAACATAACTCTACTGCTTCAAGAACTGGCTCGTTAGAGATTTCTTTAACTCCTACAATTCTATAATGTGTGTCTTCGTATTTTACATACTTACCAACGAGTTCTTTATAAAACTCATCTGTGTGTTGATTTTCTTCGTGTGTCATGATATAAAATCGTTCTTATCTATATAATTTATACATTTTCGGCCATGTCGTTTAATGCTTTGTTGTCTACAATATAGCCATACTCAATTCGCCTTAAAATTATAAATTGGTCTTATTACCTCCACAATACCTGCCGTAGGCTTGATTGCCTCCATAATCTCACTAATAGGCTTGTAAACTTGTGGAGCTTCGTCTATTGTAGAATCATTTACAGACGTTGTATAAACACCTTGCATAGAATCTTCGTATTCTTTCATCGAGATAACCTCTTTTGCCTTGTTTCGGCTCATTAATCTTCCTGCGCCATGTGGAGCAGAGCAATTCCAATCAGCGTTACCCTTGCCAAAACATATCAGAGATCCATCACGCATATTTATAGGAACTATAAAGCATTCATCCTTTTGTGCGCTTACTGCACCCTTGCGAAGTATCATGTTCTTTGTATCAATGTAGTTGTGAATGGTTTCAAATGTACTTGCAACACGTAAGCCCATGTGTTCTAATATCAGTTCGGCAATAGTCTTTCTGTTAAGAGAAGCAAATTGCTGAACCATCTCCATATCGTTGATGTAGTCCTCGAAGTCCTTTCCCTCTACATAAGCAAGTTCCTTGCTGACCTTTATAGGCTGCAATTTCCTTAATTCAGTACTTATATCCTTTTCACGACCTTGCGACTTCAATCTCTCTATTATCTCTTTCTTTTTGTCTGTAGAAGTGTTCAACCTTTCGTATGCAAGGTTTTGATAATAGTTACATACTCCAACTCCAAGATTACGACTTCCAGAATGTATAACAAGATATAGTCTTCCATCTTCGCTCCTATCTACTTCAATGAAATGATTGCCACCTCCAAGAGAACCAATAGACTGTAATGCTCTCTGTATGTCTACATGTTTTGCACATCTTAGATTTGAGAAGTCAAACGGCTTAACAGGCTTGTCATGTACGCTGAATCCTGACGGCACAAGTTTGCGTATTGTTTCGTCCAGCTTTCCAAAGTCAATATCTCGCTCTTGAAGTTCTACAACCAACATGCCGCAGCCAATATCCACACCAACAAGATTTGGAGTAACCTTATCTGTAATAGTCATAGTCGTGCCAATAGTACAACCTTTCCCTGCATGACTATCTGGCATAATACGAATTTTAGCATTCTGATACGGCTCAAAGTTGGCTAACATCTTGATTTGGTCGTATGCTTCCTGCTCAAATGTTTCGGCAAATACTTTTACTTCATTGCCAATAAAGTTCTTTATAATCTTCATTATCTTTTTTTTCAGTTCTTTGATTAGTTCATCGGCAAACCTAATGATTTGCTAAAGCGACAGCTGGTTTGCCGTTATATCCATTTTACATGTTATTTTTTAGTTAAAAAAGAACGCAGTCCGTGAGGATTACGTTCCAATAAAAACCACAAAATAATCTATAAATGAAAACAAAAAGCTCTTATTTTCTCATCTTTACATAATTCCTAAACACCGTTAGGAATTGCGAATGTGTCGCCATTTCGGGTATCGCTGATGCTTTTTGCAAAAGTTTTGCACGCTGTTTCGGTGTGCTTTCTTCATAAAACATTCTTAAAGCCCTTACGAAACTTTTCTTGCTTCTAAAATATAATGTTTTAAACTCTTCACTATTCCACAATAATGCAAGTTCTTCGGCATTTTCACCTTTCTCAAAAGTGAAATTATCATCCTTAATTCTTCTTGTATCAAATTCTTTTTTAGGAAATAAAATCGCTGCATAAGACAAAGCTATTTTATGTCTCTCCATAAATTCTTTGAGTTCTTTATAACAACTACCTTCTTTTGTTTCCTTAAAATTTAAAAACTCCTCAGTTCTCCATTGTGATTGATGTCTATTGAATAACATCATCGCACGTTCTGCAAATTCAGAAGGCATCACAACGAAATAAATTGGCTTTCCTAATTGTTGGCACGCATCAAAACGATGCTGTCCGTCAACGATTCTAAAATCTTCACTTACAATGATTGGCGAATACTTTGTTAAGTCAAGTTCTTCTATAGACTTTACCAATACATTTCTTTTCTTAATATCTCTATTCCCATCTAATTTTTTAAAGAGAGAATAATCTAAAGTTTTCTTTATTTCCATAATTGTATTTTTTATTAAAAAAATAACGCTATTTTAGAAAATATAATCCACAAAAAACAATAAAAACGAATTGTGCCACTGAGAAAGGGCTTTTCGTTTGCTCACAAAATAAGCCCCTAACATTTGACTGCTAAGGGCTTATATTTACAAGATTAAAGATATTTCTCGAAACTTATTCTTGTAAAACATCTGAATAGTTAGCCATCAGCCAATCTGTTAACTCCTTCATTGCAGTTGCTAACCTCGTAGGCGTGCCTCTGTGAAAATTTAAATCCTCTAACATCGTTGCTTTTTGTGTGTCATTGAATTTTCCTTTTTCAAATTTAACGACAATTCCCGCTATCGTGTCGGTTGCTACAAACCAATTCTCACGCTCTGCTGATTTCTGCAATAAATATCTTTCCATATTGTTACTTTTTAAAGGTAAGGGGTCGCCCCCTACTCTATATTATTTTTCATATTCCAGAACCACAGCAACATACTCTTCTACATTTCGGCCTAATTCCATCTTAGCCAAATACTTTGGTAAAACATCTGTAAAATCACCATTGCAAGATTTTGAAATAAATTCACCATCTGAAAGATTTTCGATTTTTGCTTTTACTTCGTTCATTTCAGCTAAGAATTTTTCAATTTCTTCCTCGCTCTTTTCTTCTTCTTTCATCCATTCTAAAGTCTCATCTATATCAACTTCTTGAAAGTAGTTGGCGTCACCTTTGAAGAATTGGATAACTTCTCCTTTGTCGTTTTTGTATTGTTCGAGCAGATTAAAACCATAGTCTAATCCTACATAATCATCACTGTAAACTACACATTCGACTTCTTCTAAGTTGTCATCCTCTTTTCGTATAACGTGGATATTGTCTTCTAACTTGTATTCTTTTGCAAATTTAACTACTTTATTGAAGTCAAAAAAATCGTAAACTACAATACCTAAATCTTTAACATTTGCGACCTTTAAACCTTTTTCTTTTGCGATGTTTATTAATTCTTGAGTTGTCATAGTCGTATTCTTTATATGGTTAATATTTTATTTGTATGATGTAAATCTTACCTCTTGTTTTTAGTCTTCTATCTTGAACAAAATTCCAATTTGCTTGCGTGTTCCATCAAACTCATAATCAACGCTCTTCTTGTCATAGATTGCGAAAGGTTCGTCACATCCGTCGCAAGTAACTGAGAACTTGTCGTCACCTACTTCTTCAATATGTCTTCCATTGCAGAACTCTCCTTCTACTGCTTTTGCGTAAAGGTCAAATGGTGCAACTTCATGGCCAACGTATCTAATGTCTCTCCCAGGTTTAGTTTCAAACTCTGCGATTTCAATGAAGCTCTCATCATCTTTAAACTTGTTTGCAAGTTCTTCAATCTCTGCAAAGTTATTAAAACCTAAGAGAGCTGCTGTACCATTACGAAACTCTTCGATTCTGTAAAGTGGGTAATTTCCGAAAACGAAATCTGAAAAATTTTTAATTGTTGCCATAATAGAATTTGTTAAATTGTTGTTTTTTTTGAATTTTAAATACATGCTTGATATAGTCACCAAGCATGTATTTCTTAACATTATGTTTATAATCACTTGTTACCGAAATCAGCTGGAGTTTCACCCCATCGTTTGTTATCCCAGTGTCTGACATCAATAGTGTCAACGTCAGCCGCCAGAATGCGGAGAAAAAGCTCAGCTTTATTCAGGTCTTTGTTTTTTTTGTTTGAAGCTGTTGATTTTGCATTGAACCATGCAATTGCAGTTTTTGAGTCTGTATAAATTATACGAGGCTGGAAGTCGTTTTCAATAATATACTTGATTGCTTCTACCACGCCCAAGAACTCACCGATGTTTACTGTCTGGTTGCCAAGGTTCTTGTAAAAGATTTGTTTTCCAGTAGAGAGATCGATTCCTTGATACTCAGTCATCAAATTCTTTGTGGAATGAGCAGCATCGGTAGCGATCCCCCTTGTAGGTCTTACATTACTCATTTAATTCTTTTGCCTTTGTTGTATCTGTCATGAGTCATCAGGTTCAAGATGTTAGCAGCAGCATGGTCGAAATCATCAATTACTTGCACGATGTCTTTTACGTCTACACGCTTCTCCAACACCTTTCGGAACTCCTTTATGTCGCACACTGAAGGCTTACGTCCATTAAAAGGGTCGAAGCGTAGTGTTTTGTTTCCGAATTTGATTTCCACCAAGTAGATATTGTTCTTAATGTATTGGGTGTGTATTGTAGCTTTAAACTGTACAGGTTCAGCTGCAATTACTACATATCCATTACAGTCTGCCATTGGAACGAGCGTACAATCATAAAGTACATTAATAAGAATGTCATTGGCCAATGCTTTGTCAACCACACAAATTTTCTTAGGGTGTGGTGAATCCTGACGTACCCCATTTACTCTCCCACTCTTAGGATTCTGAGATACAAAACTAATCATTGCGTCTGTGCGTTCAGATTTACAGAACTTCAACTTAGTATATATACGGGCTGTCTTGTGTTCGCCCTCATGGGCATATGAATTTAATTTCATGGATTTGTTTGAATTTTATACAATGTTTATTAGAGTCGTTTAAGTTTCTGGTATAACTCTACAAATTACTACTTTAAAATATAATTTTCAAATTGCACTTGAAAGTGCCAATATGACAAAACGGTCAAGCGCAGGGTCTATAAACACCTAAGCACTTAACCGTTTGCATAACTTTGGTTAAGTGTTAAAATCAATAATCTCGTTCTTTATCAGTCTCAATTTGTTTAATGTCTGGAAAATCAAATTTCCCAGCGTCGTTTCTATACTCGATGATACGCAATTCGTAAGTATCTCCAAGATCTGATAATTTACATATATCATCATCTGGAAATTCTTCCGTGTGTCCATCGTTGAAGATCGCCATATACTGTCCATCTATATGGAAAAGTATTAAGGCGTTTGGGTACTGCTGTTTGTAGTAGCAGTACGCATCAATTTGTCTTGTGTTCATAATAAATTTTGGTTACACTTCTATTGATTTGGCAACACAGGCCTCACACCTGCTATCGCCTCTCATATATTCTCTATGAGATATGCGCTTGTTGCATTCAGTACAATAATACCAACGGCGATGTTTGGAATAAATTGCATTGCGAACCCGTTCGATAGTGACATCGTATTTGTTTGCGATAGCCAGCATAATCTGACCAGGTTTATATTTCGCCATGTTCTTAATGCGCTTGTAATCATCCTTGATTAGCACATTAAATACTGTAGGTTCATGCAACATTTGCATAGAGTACAGCTTCTGAAGGGTTTCATACGGCACATCCAGGGCTGTTGATAGTTTGAACAATTCAGTATCTGTCAGTTGAATCATTAACTATTTATTTGATAAATTAGTAAGACCTGTCCACCAAGCATATAGAATAGCACAGCCGATACCAAACACGATAAGCCGCATCCAGGAATCATTTATTATAGTGCATAACCCAATAACAGCAAAAGCGATGAATGCAGGTAGAGTAATAATCATTATAAAAATTGGAGCACGTATGAACGTCAACCGAAAAAGTTCTAATTGCGTTTCTTTTCGTTCTTTGTAAAAAACTGTATAATATATTGACCCTGGTATAAATATCAGTGTTAATATCCAATAAATTGTCATACTGGGTAAGTACGACATGTTAAATCGTGTCTTAGCGAATATGAACAAAAACTCCAATGCAAGATATGTCGCAGCACAGATCAAAAACCGAACTATTTTTAATTTTGTTGGTTCTCTAAACCACATGCTTCACCTCCTTTCTTTTTTATCGTTATCACAGCACCACAGGTGTCGCAAATTTTTAGCATGATGTCAATTGTCAAGGTGTTCTTTCGTATCTCAGCGTAAGCTATAGCTTGACGAGAAACCCCAATTGTTGATGCTATGTTTTCTTGTGTATAGCCAGCGTTTTTCCGAATATCGATTATGGTGCTTAGCAAAGTGTCGTAGTTGTCAATAACCACATCGGTGCCTGCATAATGTATCTCCAACTCGATGCCGATACACTGGCAATAGGCCAGCATTCTGTTTGTGTCATAATTGAACTTGCCGCCTTCCAATCGGTAAATTGCATCTTGAAGGACATTCAATGTATAGCAAATATCCTTCATCTTAATATCAGTGGCCTTGCGAATAGCCGCAAGCTGTGCACTAAACTCTTGTCTTGTCATATTTTTATATTTTTGTACAAAGATACTAATATTATTTAAGTTATGCAATAAATTGGCGTTCTTTGTAAATCTCTTCCAAACACTGTTTAGCGAAATCCTCTGTCAAAAAACCTATGTCAGACAGAAATTCCACCGCATTTTGCAATAACTCCAAGTGTTCAGCGTCTTTCCAATTCTCTTTTATTGTTACTGCCATATTATTCTGCAATTAAGTCATCAAGCTCAGTTTGACATGACTCTAAGTCATCCATAATGAGTTGCATATTGTCAATATAGTCTTGCATCTTATCGCCCTTAGACGATGATTGCAGCGATTCTGGAAGATTATCGAATGCTTCTTCTTCTTCTTCCATAATACATTCAATCTCATCAATAACGTCCCTAATCATGTTAGAGACATCCGATAGTCTATTTCTTCTTTCTTTGTTCATTTTTTTTGAATTTAATTTGAAACTCACTTGTAAGATAATGTCGGTTGTGTCTGCCACTTCCGCCATTTTATTATAGTACTCCTCAAGGAGCGCAAGCATGATTCTATTGCTCTCCTCATGGGTCATAGTTTTCCATGACACCTCCAGCTCATTTGCTATTTTCTTTGCAGGTTCAAGGAACTTGCTTGTGTCTGGTAGCTCATTGATGTCATAGACGACTTCCTGTGTTGAAGCAAACAACAGCTTGCTCAACTCAATATACTCAAAATAAGCCGTACGGAGAGCGGCCAGATTAGTTTCTGCGCTCTCCGTAGGTTTCTTGTTGCCGCGAATCCTATCCGACATGGTTATGAGTGTTAGACCATGTAATGAAAGTAGCACGCATATATGGCAATAGCTTAGTTACATCTCCTTTCAGTTCTTTTATAGGAACCAAAGGAACTGCGTTGTAAGCTACATACAGTTCGCCATTGTATTCTACTACATTTACCAATTCACTTGCTCTGCGGTTGTTTCTTGCAGTTCTTTGTGCAACTTGACGCTCATTACGGCGTTTTAACCAGTCAGATACGATTTGCTTGAAGTTAATCATTGTTTTTTACATTGTTTGAAGAATTAAATTTGAAGTTAGACATGACTGGAAACTTCCAGCCTCAATTATTCTATTACTTGTACTCGTTCCGAATATAGCAGTCTGTTATAAGTAATCGTACACACTACACGGAATGCAGCCGAGTTCTGGTCATAGTACTGAAGAAAAACTCCAGATTGAATCTTATGAGGATACATTCCATTGGTGCTTTTGAAGTTACAGAAATCACTACGATGGACTTGTTTCATAATATATACTATTTTAATTTGTTTAACTTGCCGCTCACATACAATTGCTGTTTGCGTCGACGATATTCTCTTTTGTGCTCCGTCCAGTATTCCTTAGAACGAGGTTTAGGTTTCGCTCTACTGGAAGGACGTATAATGTTTTGCACGTTTGATTTTGAGCAACCAAACATATCAGCCAAGTCTTGATAGCTGTACCCCTTCTCATGTAAAATGCGGATTGCATCATGCTGTTTGGTGGTCAGTTTACGTCTTTGATCAAAGCTGGTGTGCTCAATCTTTATTTGTTCACTTTTATAAGGCATTAAAAATTCAATAATATGAGTGACCTACGATGATAACAGTATAATATTTCGACCAATAGCCTCATTAAATGCCTTACACATCTCTTCGGTCTCGGTATCACCATCAATCTTGTCCTCATTAATTAGGTCATAAACGTCTTCCAGGAACTCTACACCAATACCACAATTAATAAACTTATAGAGTTCTTCCAGTTCGGTAATTGTATTACAACGACAAACAACACTTGAAAATTCATAATCGCACCAGCCTTTTAACGCAGACAAGCGGTCATCAACAGATGCTTCGTTGTATGACTTCAGACTATTTTGACTATACCTCTTATAGAGATCATTCATCAGATTTGTGTTCATAAGATAATATATTTTAATTGAATAATTACTCTGATATTTGATTGTTGGGCAACATACTTACAAGTCCTAACTGATGTGCTACTCTCTCCATCTCTTTGTAGGCAATGGCATGACATCCAGCAATCATTATATCGTTCTGGTAGCGTGATACGAAGAATGATGACATGGTTGCTTTAACACGCTCTCCAGCAATGAACTCAGTATCGTTTGCATGCCATCTGGAAATAATGGTCCAGAGGCGTTCGCATTCTGTTTTAGTTATCTTAATACCTTTCGACGTTTCCACCATTCTGCCCTTCACTCGTAACAACACGTTTCCACCGTAGAACAAAGAGGTGTTAGTAAAGGGTATATTTACATTATAACCCTCATGCCACAAATCTCTACGCCCTTCATTTCCACGTTCTTGAATCACTCTCTGGACATATGACCACTGTTCTTGTTCTTTCTTGCGACGCAATTCATCATTGATGAGACGTTGTGGGGCATTATTTCTATATGTCTCCTGAGCTTTAAGAATACTCTGCTGACGTTTATTCCAAGCATCATAGGTACCAGAGCCGTTAATGGCGTCACAAATCTCATCCAGCTCTCTGTGTTCATAACAGAGCTTTAAAAACTTTCTCACTAACGATGCTGACAAGCCATACTTTTTACTACCATAGCTACTATAGTAATAATAAACAGGCATCAACGCTTCAAACTCTCGAATAGGCATACGAAGTAGCTTTGGAATAGTAGTGTCTCCAGTAAAGTCCAACCATCTCTTCAGTTCATTAAAGCCGTGATAGCTTACCGATGTGTTGAGCTTACGAGCCGTTACCATATTCTGACACACAATCAGCTCGTCCATAATGTATCGAAGTCCAAAACGAATACGAATACGTGCTGAATATTCAGAGTCACCATAGTTACAATTGCTAATGATTTCCCCGTTACCCCAGTTTGCAAACTTACAATGGAATGTTGTTTCTCCAACTGGCACAGCGGAACGTGCGATACTCTGATGTTTGCCTGTACTGCGTGAATATGACACATCATTTAGAAGGTAAGCGACCTTTCCATTTACTTCGATGCGCTGAGCGATACAGGTTGAGTATGAATAAAAACAGCCTTTAGAATGAGATGTAGATGATCCGTTGTGCATTTTGTCGAGATTGTGTGCCCAAGCGTGAGCAACACTGTCATTTGAATATGCCATAATTTTAAATATTTGCGTTGTTGTTTGTATATGAATAGATAGCTTGTCCTGTTTGGGGGTGACAAGCTATACGAAAATTTTGTTAAAAGAAGCCACATACTCTCATTGAGAAAGTTGTGGCTTCGTGGCGGGATCAGTAAAAACCGCCGATGATTATATTATGGAAAACTAAAATATCTTTGTTTGGTTAGTTTTCAAATAGTGCACTATAAATACGATAGGCAAACTCTTCATAAGTTAACCATACAGCGTAATTGAAACGAGGCTGTTTGCTGGTGTCTAAGATGCTTACGCCCATTTCAGATTCCAGCTCAGCGATATATTCATCAATACTCTCCATATTGTTAATATATATCTTACGGGTGTCATTATAGTAAACAAGACCACCAACCAGCCCAGACTGACAACCTCCATGCTGAAGGTCACAAAAGAAATCTTCCGCAGCCTGATATTGGAGTATGTTACTGACATAGCTATCAATGAACTCTTCTGCAAAACCCCACTCTACATCTGTCACCTCAGTTATAATTTCTTTAATAGCTCCTTCGAGATCGAAGTTTGACACTTTGTGATCATCGCTACTCTGATGTTCAATACAATACTCATACCAAGCCTTCATGTCTTGATCTTCAGCCATATCGTATGCACTACCATCATATTCGGCAAGCATTTCTTTAGTTATTGGCTTACCAACAATGCCCTTCAACATTTCAACCTGTTCCTTGTGTGTTTGTTCTTCAAACCAAGACATAAAACTCTCTTGGAAATCACGATAAAATCTTGTTTGTCCCATAATACGTTGTTTAATTGTTTATTGTAAAGGTATTCTTGTATGTTTAATCGTTGTTCTTGTTAAATTTTTCAAGATCTGCAAAACTATCAAAACCGCAGAGGCTGGCAATATAGTCTTCCTCAAACCAGAACAAGTCGTTCAAGTAGGTTTCATTAATACCATCTGGAAATGCCATCTCCAGAGCTTGTTCCACTTGGTCCATTTGCTCTTCAGTAAGAACACTCGCTCTATCTGCTCCACCGCTCCAGAACTCGAAGCTGTTCAAGCTATTTTCAGTTATAATCTTCATAGTTTTCCATTTTTAAAGTGAATATTACATTATCTGTGCACCGTCTCAGGAATCGAACCTGAAGGACATGACCCTGACACCAGTCGACGGTTAACCAACTATGTGGTTAGATTATTGGTGCCATGATGCCACCTTTGCCTCAATTTCGATGTTGTTATCTGTAATCGCCTTTTTTAGTAGACCAAGCAGTCTCCAGCCTTCCTGAGCATACTCTTCTGCTTTTTGGTCGAGGAAAACAAGCGACTGGCTCTTAGATAGCCTCTGATTCTCATCATTCCACAAGAAACAACCATGAAAGCGAATCATGTTCTGGAATGTGAAGTAAGCACCAGAGCCTTTGTAAGCATCAACCCACGCAGGACATTGAGGTGTGTTCCAGTTCAATTTCTCACGCTGTTTGTTGAAATTTTGCACAGCGTAAAACAACTCTACAGGACTCTTTGCATATTTAATATTCCACGCAAGGTCAAATAGAGGGCTGTATAACTTCTTGCGGACATCGGTTATAAAAATATGTCTACCACCAACGGTAACATAAGGAATGCCCTTGCACTTCTTAACTTTCTTGTTATCCACAAACTTCTTTAGTTCTTTCATATAGTGCATAGCCATTTCATAAGCCACTTGCTGGTTAAAGAAGCGGCTGCGAGCAATAAAATTCTCTGTATCGTTGTGTTGGAACATCTTAGCCTGAGCATAAAGTTCGTCTTGTAGCTGCTTCCAAGAATATTCGTAACCTCGACGGTGAAGAATGTTTGTAAACCCGATAGGCTCATTGGTTGCACCGTACTTTGCGCTCAACATGTGGAACATCTGAGCCATTACCCAGCGACGGAATAGCTTGCGGTTAGGCACTGTTCCTGAAGTTGTAATATGCTGGAAGATTGGATCATTGTCGGATAAAATCTCCAGATTACCATGGAGGCTAATTACGATAAAATCGCCACCGTCCGCACCAGTCATAGCGAACAAATTTGACACGTCAACACCAGCATTCTTAAGAGCTTCGATACGCTCCTTTGCAGAGGTTATAGACTTCTTTTCAATTGTAAGGTTTACGCCACAGTTAGGGCATACTACGTTAATTTTCTTTTCCATAATTACGATGAATTTAAATATTATTGAATTTGTTGTTTTTTTTTAATTGTTGTCAAACCATTGGCGAAGTAACACCAAGTCTTTGTCTTTTTTGCTTTGATAGAACCACTTGCCCATCTTCTCTTCGTCCCACTGCCATCCGTTCAATATTTGAGAAAGACAGAGCATTTCTATGATGAAACGAGCCTTTTCACGATTCATTCCGCACCACATCTGTAGGTCTGTAAGTTCCTCTTCTGGGAGAGCCTTGAAGTAGTTTTTACTACGACTCTCAGACCGCTCAGATGGCAAGGAATACTTGTAATCACGATAGGTAGAATCAAGCAGTTTTAAGAACTCGTCGGTGTTAAACACTCGAGGCAACCCTATTGTTTTGCCCTTACAGTTTACATACTTGTCGTTAACTTTCAATGTACGTTCCTGAAAGTTAATCGTAAATTTTGCTCCACGTTCCTCAATGGCTTGGAGTATATCGTCAATATTTTTCATTGTTGTTTTTTGTTATTAAAAGCACTCATCTCGTTGGCGTATGACTATAAGTCCTTGATAATTACAGTAGTATTGAAGGCTCCAACCAGTTAATTAACTGGTAGGCTCCTTCCATTTAAACTACTGTCATTTAAAGTACGAGCCTTGCACTATGTTTCTGGTCACGCTACCAGTTTGATTGCTTATTTGAATTGTTGCTTTCTGTAGGATTTTGATGAATCGATCCGATTGGATTCGACCTTCATCCCAGGCTCCAGGTTTCAATTATGAAACAGGGCCAGGGATGTTGGTGGAATATTATTAATTCGGATCTTTCTAAATATTTCAACCTCACAATCATTGTTGCATATATGTAATTCACTGGGTGTCGCTTTCTATATGTATTTGATAACAGCCGCATTGAGGAGACTGAGTATAAGTGGAACGGACCAGCTTAATTTAAGCTCGGTCCAGGAACGTTACTCGTCGTTCTTATGCTTGCGGATGTTTAAATAATCCAGCCTCATTACATAATCTTGCGATAGATTTGCAGTTCTCAAAGCGTAGTCACGTTACTATATTTGTTTGATATGATCTGTCTTGTTGAGAGATGTTGCCGTAATGGAGTGGTGTAACATCTCTCTAACAAGTCTCAAACGCCGTGTGAAACGGTCGGTAGACGGTTGGAGCGGCGTGAGACGTCTGACAGGTATTAAATAACACTTCTTGTTACTGCTCTCGTGATAGATTTGCTTGTTCTCATTGTCTTCAGTACATTTCTATATTCGTTTGATTGATGAAGCTCATTGAGCCCACTGCTGGGCTACGTGTAATGTGCCCTTCTGTGGGCTTATATGAGCTTCATTCATAAACAAAGACACCTTGAACAAACTGCTGTACTGCATTAGAATGTCATGTGGCGTGGTGCATTTCTTTATCTGTTTGATCATCAACAGGAGCATTCTGGGGTCACTGAGAGCCCAGACTTATCCTGTTGGCTAAATTTGCCACCCTTCATTCTTATTATTGCACTGATTTTGCGTTACAACTGAATGACCAGCGTTTCGTAGACCGACCGACTTGTCAAGAGAGCATTTCGCATACAACTAATAGTCATATAACCCTCAATCTTATCAATCTTGCCACGGTTCGCTTTTACATTTCTTCCTGTACCACGAGCAACACATCCGTTCTTTTGTGTCTTGACATACCCAAGACCTCCGACCTTTCGTTTGCCTGTCTGAACTGCTCTCAAGCAATCCATAACAAACTTATTCAGTTCGTTGAGGTCTCGAACTACGTTGCAGACTGGGAGAATCTGTGTTGCCCAGCTGTGTTTTCCGTCACCCTTGTAAAGATAGCGGTTCACACGATTGACAGCTTTTTTATAAGTTTGTGTTCTGTCCTTAATTGTTCGCTTCTCAATCTCCTTTTGAAATGCTTTAATTCGTGTACTGGAGATTGAAATATCTTTGCCTTTGATTGAATATCCCAGAAATTTAAACCAATGGTCTGAGCTGAGATATTCCACTTTCTTAGGGTTTAGTTGCATTTCCATAAGACTCAGATGTTCTGCAAGTATTACCATTGCCTTATCATAGTTCTCTCCGATAAACAAAATATCATCAGAGTAGCGAACGTAAAACCCACCAAGTTTCGTCATTTTCTCGTCCAGTTCATACAAGACCGTATCGGCAAGCCAACTGGCAACTGCACAGCCTTGTTTTAACGATTGGTACTTACTTTGTAGATTGTTGTCATCATCAAAGTACAAGTCACAGTGATAATAGTCTCGCAAGACCTTTATCAATTTTGATTTGCCGTGTCGTTTCTCAACTTCATCAAACATGTTATCAATGAACTTCAGTGGCACACTATCAAAGTATTTCGATAAGTCTGCTTTAAAACCATAGATGCCCTTTTCAGAGTCACATATCATACGGCTTGCTTCCTTGACAACTTTGCCACATCCGATACCTGTTTGGTATGATTTACAGGCTGGGTGAACCATATCTTTACAAGTTTCAAATAACAAGTCATTGGCAATACTTAACACAACTCTATCCATAGGTTCGTTAATATAAACCGTTCTGAACTCTCCAGGAACATCTTTAGGAATTTGTGCTGTGTGAGGCGGTGCAATTTGATATTTACCGTCACGCATTGCAACATACATTGCAACACGTGTTTTCTCGTCACACAGCTTAATTAGTTGGTCTTTTCGGATGTCTTTACCAACACCCTTTTCAATCGCCTTCGTCCATCTCTCGATGTCGAAGAACATTTCTAAAAGTTTATCTTTCATGCTCCACACATTTCTTCATATGTAAATAACATGGGTTCTCGTCTTTCGTTACCCATAACCTTGTAGCGTATTTCTCCGTCAACAATGCTTTTGGCTTCAGAGATAGCAGCGGCTATTCCGTCCTTTCCAAAGAAACCAAAGCACGAGTCTGTTTGGTCGCCGTCTTTGTCTTCGATAATATATCCATAGACATCGCCACGAATATACTGGTCAAGACATTCAACTTCGTGTTGCATATTCTTTTTGGCAACCTCTTTCCAAGATTGTTCATCGGCTCCGCATTCTCGTATAGTGTCCTCTTTCGTCTGGAGAGCTACGCCAACATAACCGCTGTCCCACTTGTCATTAGGGTGACCTATCCATATAGTAGAGCCACCATGAGAATAACACGATATTGGCATGATAACCACACTATTTTCCAGTGCTTTCTTTACTCTCGCAAATACTTCATCATCCTCAAAATACCATGTAATTCCGTCGTGCCACATTAAATCGTGGTCTACAAGTTCGTTATATAGTTCAGAACAATGTTCTTTCAATAGGTCTGCATACAGGCAGTCAATGTCCTTATACTCGTGCTTGTCAAATATAAGGTTTCTTGAAAAAGACAGTATTTTTGCCACTTTCGACCATTCCCTTGGGCTTTCGGGTTCTGGGTCATAGCACACGTTGATAGTATATCCACGGTACTTTTCATCTTTATACTTATTCATAATTGCGTTATTTTTGCGTTTCGTTTGTTTATGAATAGATGCAGTTAGCGTCCAATGTTGTACGTTATCTACACTTTTTGCATTCTTTAACTCTTACACAGTTTGCTAAAGGGGCATAATTGCCTTGTGTTTCGTCCAGTTTCTTCTGCATCCAGGCAGCGTGTCGTCTCCACCACGCCTTATATAAGGGCGTTTCAATGTTCACATAACCCTTCCAAAATTTGCGGTCTACATAAAGCATTGCACGCACTGTTTTCTTCACTGTTACGAAAGCTATACTACCAGCCAGTTCCATAAACTGGGTGCTTAATTTCTTATTATTTCCCATTGTGTTTGCTTAATTTTGGTTTGCTTTGTTTTAGGCATAGTTGAGGCTTCGCTGTTAAGGGCACAGCCTTCCTCAAAGTGGCTATATTTAGTACAACAGATAACTCTGTTAGGGTTCTCTGGCATTTCTTTGGGGCTGGTATGTTTACAACTTGCCACCAAAGACACAAGACACACTACAAAAGCATAGCGTATCAATTCCATTCCGTTGCATGAACATAATTTCACGCCACGATACTTGCAATTTCTTTTTCTCATAATTCGGGTTATTTTAAGAACATAAATATCTTTTCTTCAGGTTCAAGAACACGGGTAAGTAACTCAAAATATCGGTTGATATTCTTTCCATTAAAAGCCATGTTGTTACGTTGCATACTTTCACACATACTGGCACAATACTCGTGCATTTTTTCCTCATTGTCGAAACGTAAAAGCTGTTCTTTCACCAGCTTTACCTGCTTGTCACGAGAACACAACCAAACTTCTTCGTGCATTACAACCGAAACTACCATTTTATAGCGACGGCAAAACTCGTTTTTATCGAACTTGCTGTTACTATACATCTCTTGCATTTTGCGGAACTCGGAGCCGTTTAATACAACTCCAGTTCTATCATAAAATTCTTTCTTTGTCATAATTCGGGCTGTTTATAGTTTAATTGCGTTTCTTGCACGGGTTTTGTTGCAAAAAGCACGCATTTTGTTAATTTGCTTGTTTGTTGCCTGTTTCACTTCTATACCACGCATCGTGTACTTCCAACTTAGCTTAAATTTGTTGCACATTCCGACAAGTTTAGACGCACTCTGTACGTCGTTTGAGTGAAACGTATAATTGTATAGCCCCGTTTCCTTTGCGTCCTGTATTATCTGCATTTCATAGGGCATTTCTTCCACGTGCTCACGGGTCGAGGGACGACGTACGAGTATATGGAAGAGAATTTTCGCATTTCTTTTCTCTTCTTGCGTCATTTTAGTAAATTTGTTAGTTTAGGGAGCGGGGAGGGAGTCGAACCCTCACCACTGGGCACAATTGTCCCACGTTTCCACATTTCCCGCTCTGTCGGTAGTTAGTTACCGCTTTGTTACTTTGCTTGTTCTGTTTCTGTTTCAGACTCTTCTACGGGCACTAAGTCGTCAAACTTCACACGGAAGTTCAAAGCGTTGAAAGAGGCAACGGCTGCACGGTGCATTTTCTTTTTGCCCGCCTTTCCTTTGCACTCTTCAATATCTTTCTTTGTAGGCGTCAAACCGATACGAGACCATATACTGCTCTCAATATCCCACGATTCTGCTTTGCCGTCGGTAGTACGCACAATTATTGCGGCTGGAGTTGTGGCACGGAGTTTGGTGGCAACGTTTCCATTATCTACCTTTAAGCCTGCTTCCATAATTTTTGCATTCCAAAAGGTAAGCACCACGTTTTTCCATACTCTGAAAATTTCATCTTGTTTGCGACTTACTGGAGTAAAGTTACCACCTGCAAAATTAATTGCTCGTTCTTCTGTTACGCCGTCCTTGTTGGTACGTCGATAAATTAGGGTTACACCTAAAAGATTAACACGGTTAACTTCTGCAAATTCTGTTGCACTGTAATTTCTAACATTTTCCATAATTTTTACTGATTTTTGATTGTTCTGCGTTATTGCATTGTAGGCAGTGCAGGGCTCGAACCTGCACCCCACCAAAGTAGAGTAACCACCCACCCGTTAAGGTTGTGGTAAAGCCTAATTAACGCACTTCTCAGGTTTCACCCCCTGAGAAACACGTTTACAAAATTGTTTCGTACTTCTTTGCCTCTAATGTGAAACGGACTAACTCGAACCAATCGGAAAGCCGTATTTATCGCACTAAGTTCGAGCCATACACATACACGATGTGCCTTTGGCGCTCCCTTTGCGCACGTCCCAAATCCTTTTCGGGCACTATTAGGGCATAACTCTTAGGGACTCCGTTGCGTTGGTGATTGCAACAAGTGCGTGGACACTCGTCTTTTCTCATTTCGGAGTAGGGTGGCAGTTCTTAGCTTTTGCTTTTCACACCTTTTCACAGGGTTTGCACTCTGACTTATGCGCTGGGCATAATTCGGGCACTCTTATGACTTTTCCCTTTTTGCAACGTGGACTATCAAGGTTAAAAAACCTTTATTTTTACGTTGACTTATGTATATAGTCCGTTTGTAGGGCATACGACGGTTTGCGATACTCTCTTTAATAAGTGAACATTACACTTACAAACTGGGTTCTTTTTGCTCGTCAAAAAATTATCATTTTTTAACTCGCTTTTGGCTTTTGCTTTCGCTTTCCAATTTTGGGAGGTTAATTTTTTTGTCTGTCTGGTTCTTTTTAATTCGTTTTTTAATTGGTTTGTAAATTTGTTTTTTAATTCTCTTTTTACCTACTTTTATTACACCTTGCTGTAGGTTGCAAAACGTGCCTTTGAGCGTTATGTGTGGGATAATTCGCACGTTTGAAAGTGACCCTTTAATTAATTGTTGTCATTATTTTTATTTTGACAATGCAAAGTTATGTATATTATTTCAAATGTGCAAATAATTTACAATGTTTTTTGCAAGAAAAATAAAAATAGTTTGTAACTCGTTGATATTCAATAAGTTACAAAATAGGAAAAATCAAGGTAAAATATTATTTTGTATAAGTGCCTGAATATCAGGGAGTTATACGAACACTTATATAAATACTATATAATGTACACACACACGCACACGCACGTTATTATATAATACTATTAAGGAATTGCACAAAAGGGGTAAAAGTGTGCAAATAACAGAATAAGCAAAAAAGAAAGAAGGAAAGAAGGAAAGAAGGAAAGAAGGAAAGAAGGAAAGAAGGAAAGAAGGAAAGAAGGCAGGCAGGGGGGCAACGCAGCGCAGTGCAATATTTAAAAAGTGTAAACAAATGTACATAAAAGTAAAAGGACACGAAACAATATATATAGCAACAAAATTGTACAAAAATTAACAAAAATTTGGGGGTATCTCAAAAAAATGAGCCAAAAAGAAAAATAATATAATGAACGCTAAAAAATAAGCAATAAATTTCACTTATTGTAAAAGTGAAAGAGTTAAACGCTTGATTATCAGTAAGTTATAAAAAATAGAAAAATAAAAGGGAGGGTAAGAGGGCGTGGTGGAATGCCATACACATAGTCGACCCATTTTTTTGAGTCTCATTTTTTCTGGAAGGTGAAATAACACTGGAGACATGGCTTCTCTCCCAGGTTGCGTAAGCAACATTACGGAAAACCCCTCCTACCCCTCCCCAACCTTTTCGGTTAAGTGCCTCCTTCCAGTTTTACACATTATATATATAAGCCGAACTGGGATGAAATCGGTTCCAAGTTTTCCAACCCTACCCCATAAAACGCCCCAAACCGATTTCCCGAAATTTTCCCAGACCCTATTTTTTAAGTCTCATTTTCCTGAGAAGCCTCCAGTAAATGTGTTTTTACTTTCCTAAAACTTTCCTAAAAATAAAAACACGATATGTATAGTTCACAAAATTGCCCTTATCTTTGTTGTGAATCAATAAAATTATCTTCAAATGACCAACAAATCATCTTCAAAAACACAATTTCAAGTCCTATGCTTTTTGCGTAATTTTACCCCAAAAAGCGAATTAGATGACAAATTTATCCGTAGCTATTTGGACAGCGAGTTCAAAATATCCCCGAGAACCCCATTCTTTTCGCCTCTGAGCGACTCAGAGCCTTTAGATGTACAATCTTTCACCCAGTGGTTAAAAAGTGGCTTAGCGGCAAATTCTGTGGCTTTTTATAATTCAGACCTTGTAATTCTGGGTAATTGTACTTTATCAGGTGCCAAAATTATCGGAATTTTAAAAGCTGGAAGTAATATTATCCAACCCTGCGACAAAAATGTAAGTTATAACGAACTCTCCCCAGCCTCTTACGAAGATTCTCAACGGTTCCTGGCAGTTATGCTTGATTCAAATTATCAAGTAGACGAGAACAGCCTTACACTTGTTCCCAAATATATCCCCCACCCTTTTGAAAAAGTTATATTCCACAATCACGATCAAAGTATCATTGGACTGGGTGTAGTTCGTCAAGTCTATACGGACGGTGAAGTAGAACTCTATTGCTATTACATCTACCCCACAACCCACCACGAAGATGCTATAGGTTACTCAATGCACGAAACAGGAATTGTAAACCTGCGAGATTATGTTTTCGAGAATATGCTGGATGATAAGAACCGTGCTTCCAGCTTCAACGGTGTTAGCTGCCTTCGACGTATGAACAGAGAGTTAGAGAAGTGCGGTAAAATTTGGAAAGATAAGCTGAAGAGAATTGAGCCAATTAACGCTAAAGTCAATAAAGGCGAAAAGTACTGGTATATTTCAGATAAGCTGAAGGTTGTACAGGATCGTGAGAAAAACACTCCTACAAGCCATTTCCGATACTTGTGTGGTAATTACTTTACAACTGAACTGGCAGCTCTTAGAATGCTTAACATATGGTCTCAAACACTACACGACTATATGGCATCAGATTCATGGCCAGAGCTGGAAGATTAAAAACAATAAGCCCTACAGTGATCAAGACGGATTCTGTAGGGCTTAAATTATCCATAAGGGTTTGGACGAATTTCTGTAAGTTTTTCTGGAGTGGCCTGGGAGTCGAATCCAAGAAGTTTATTTAGACGCTGAGTGTCTTTGTAGGAGAATACGCTTGTAACTTTTCCGATGTCTTGTCCAGAGGTATATTTCTCTTTCTGATAAATAGTCTGGAAGAATTGTTCTTTTGATATGCCTTTTAGAGTTAAAAGAAATGGCTGGAATTGTCTCCATGAAAGTTCTCGAACCATTGGCAATCCTTGATTATTCTTGTAGTGGCTTATCATATACATGTCGTCAAGCTCTACAAAACGGTCCATAAATTGTCTCTGAGAGCTTTCAATAGGTGTGAGCGTATTCTTATCCGCCGTAACTAAGAAATAAGCGTACTGGAGATTTCTCGCCCTGTCAGAGTATTGTTTGGAATCTTCTGAAGTATCACTACTAACAGCTGGAGAGATTGTGATGTCGTCTGCTTCAATATTACGGAAGCCTTTTGTGCTTATTAGAACTCCCTTCTTATCTTCTGTGAAATGCCAATCGCATAATGATAAAAGATTCAAGTCCTCTGGAAGTGTTGTAGTCATATTGAGTGTAACTGATGAATAACTATCACTAAACATTCCCATTTCAATTTGACCCTTAGTATCGAGGTAAGCGTTTTTACCGATTTGCTGAAGGTCTTCGCATTTGATATACATTCCGTCAATATCTTCTAAGCCTGGGTAGTAAGTTTCATTGTTGTCCTCTTCATCATCTTCACCCTCTTCTTGAATGCGAGTGTCTTCATGATAATCGAAGAGACCTGTGAAGAAGTTGTAAAGAAATAAACGTACTGGAGAAGTTGCACACTCTTCAGGATGACAGATAAACTCTTCTAAAACTTCTACTGGAAAGTACGGCTTGTCTTTATAAGGATTACTGGGAAGTTTCTTCCTATAGTTTGAATAATTCTTTTTTACAGCTTCCCAATCTACAACTCTTTCTTCAACCTCTTCTGAAGATTCAACCTCTTCAATAACCTCTTCTAAAGACTCAACTTCTTCTAAACCTTCAAAAACTTCTGATTCTTTTTCTTTTTCCCCCCTTATATATGAGTCCCTGCGGGCCTCAGAAAGTTTTTTATTATTTATATTATTATATATATTATTATCTGGGGCTACTTTTTGCACCATCATAGGGCTACTTTTTAGCCCATAACGGGCTACTTTTTGCACCATCCCATATCCTAAGTCAGTTTTTACGAGTACAAAATTTTGTGGAATCTCCAGTTTTTGGGTAAAATATGCAGTCATCAACTTTTCTGCCACGTTTGCGATGATTATTTGTAAGTTTTTGGGACAAATTTCATCTCCTGCGATAATTGAATCCAAGAATTGGGCTACTTTTTGAACCATTGTATCATCGATTGGGCTACTTTTTAACCCATCATGGGCTACTTTTTGAACCATTGTATCATCGATTGGGCTACTTTTTAACCCATCATGGGCTACTTTGGTAGATTTCATCATGATTTCAGATTTTTGCACAAATGTAGGGTTGTTACTAATTTCGCTAAAATCCTCTTCTGATATTTGCGATATTGCTAACCCTAACTTTTTGACTAATTCTGCACCAGCATCTCTGGCTTCTGTATTCAAATTCACAAATCTATCGTAAATAGCCTTATACTCCTTCCAATTGATCGCATAAAGAACATTTTTGTTGTTATTCCGATTAACCAAAATAAGATTTAAACGTTCCAGCTCGGCAATTGAATCTTGAATAGTGCGTTTACTTTTGCCAGCCCAATGTTTAAACATAGGTAATGTAATTGGTACATAGTCGTGCATACTATTCCCATATTTAAGAACACATTGATAAATTTTTCGTAGTGCTCCTTGCGCACTATGTGACACAAGGCCTTCCAGATACCAATACGATGGCGAGAATGGGAAATTAACAGGAATCTCTTTCATACATTTTCTTTTTTAAAATAAAAGCGAATTAACTTACCTTGAATCATTTGTTTTATCATTGTGAAACCTTGTCGTTTTGCAAACCTACCAACCGCATGCTTTGTGGGAATGAGATAGGGGTAGCTTTTAAGAAACAGCTCTGTCATTTCGTCAATTGAGTAGCGTACTTTTTTATTCTCTTTTTTTATATTGTTGCTGCATATTTGAAAGTAATCATCTTCTGGCAATTGCGACAAGGCTATTTTTTTGTTGCGTAGTAACTGGAATATAGCGTCTCTTTCATTGTCATTTAGTATGTGTAATTTTGTATGAATCAAATCTAATTCATTCCAGTTTATGTAGTACACCATCTGTTTTTGGGTAATTTTTTGTACTGACACAATACCATAACTTATTAACTCGTCAATTGATTTTTTTATTGTATGACGAGCCCCAACAACTCTTTCAAAGATAGCAGTGGGAATTTTTACACCATCCCGCATATCACGGCAATTCATAGAAATACATTGATGTATTTTACCAAATGCTTTATACGCATTGGCTGATAACATATCTAATAATTGCCAAGGGATTGCTGAGAACCCATGTTTGTAAATTGCTGAATCTTTTTCCATATTCATTTATAAGTCCTCCTTTTTTACATAGAAATAAATTTGTTTATGATTGATTACTTGTTTCATTCTAACGAAGCCTTGTTTTTTAGCAAAGCGTCCTACGTTAGAATGGTTTGGTACCATGTATGGTACAGCTTCAGCATATAGCTGTGCCATTTCTTCTTGTGAAAATTTTATTTTATTCTTGTCCATATTAATTAAGTTTGTTGTATTTATGAATAATCTGTGTGCTTTTAAAAGGTTTGTGGAAGTTCACACTTTTTGTTAAAGAAATTAAAAGCTGAATAAACACACCCAGCTTTTAATTACTTATCAAATCGAGATAATGTTGCACTTATAGTTCCTTATTTATTATTTCGTCCATTTGTGCAATCATATCCTTACAAATCTTCGCCTCTTCAAAATTCTCATGTTCTACTGCGTTGTTCATAATTGAAATCACATATGGTCTCAGGGCATTAAGAGCATGACGGAGAGCCAATGAGTTGAAGTGCGCCATTTCCATAATACATTGTGTGTTTTTTAATTTACTTTCCTCCAGCTCCAGGTATTGCAGAGTGAAGGTTTTAAACATGTTGGAAATGTCTTTTTTAAGTTTAATGGTAAACAAATAGGTGCAAAGAGCTAAGAACAGAGTTGCACCGAGTAAAGCGTTGATAATACTAAACATCGTACATTGTATTTTTATTGATGAAACTCTCGCATAATTCATCACCAACTTTATGTTTGCTCGATACCTCATTCCAAGGTCCATCAGGTTCTGCAATCTCAGGGTTGTACCAAAGACAATGATACCTGTCGTAGCAACCTTTCATCATACAGTATTCGGATTGACGTTCATGAATGCGTTCATATACATCAAGCGAGATGAATTTGTAACGGTCTGGAAGAAGTTCTTTGAATGTTAGTGGTACGGTGCCAATAATTTGACGTTCCATATTAGCAACCGCTTCTCCAGTTTTCATGTCACGTGCATACACCATGCCTTTTCTAAGACGTGTCGATTTACGTAACCATCCACGAATAGGAACAAAGTACATGAGCTGTCCGTTTACTATATATGTTCCTGCGGTTGGATTATTAACGTATGTTTTCCAGAACAAACATTCAAAGCATACGTTTTGCTTTACCATTTGTTTAACAGATGGTTTACGAATATCGTAGTGGTCAAGGTCGATTACCTTACCACAACAAGAACATGTAAGGGTACGGTGTGCTGCCATGTCGTTGCAATAAAAAATAGCGAGAAAAGAAGATGCAAGGACACGGAGACCGTGTTTCAATTTAGGTATGAGATTTAGAATTTGATAGAGCTAAATACGCCGTCTATCTCTTCTTGGGTTATTCCAATATAAGTCTTTGTAACTTGAATGCTGGAATGATTGAGAATTTTGTTCAGCAATAATAGGCTTTCTGCACTATGATTGTTGTAGTCGTAAACATAACGACCAAACGTCTTGCGGAAAGTGTGCGTAGAGAAGTTGGTAATCTTCAGGCGATACTTGTATTTAAAGTCTTTGAGTTTCTGGTTAACACACTGGATTGTCATTGGTTTGTCCTCAAACTTACCACGCATCACAAAATCTTTTTTATCAGGTCTACCAAGTAGTTCGTACAATTCATTGAATCTTTTTTGTACTGAGGTGTTTAATGGAACTCGTCTGGTTTTACCTGTTTTTTGCTCTGTAATTGTGAGTGCTGACACACCAAGAATATCCTTCCAGCGAAATTGGAGAATATCAGATGCACGACATGCTGTACAGAAGCTCATGCGTGCGTACATTTCCCACATATATTCCTGATCATTGTGTAGACATTCAAGTAATCTTTCATATTCTGGATATGCAAGATGGTCACTTGTTGTGAGTTGATTTTTCTTTGCCATAGTCTTATTTATTTCAGTTTTGTGATACAAAGATAGTAAATGAAATAAAATAAAACAAGCATTTTACAATTTTTAATACACTAAAAGTATAGAAAATTATAAAATGCTTTTGAATGTTTAGATAGCCTTAAATTCGTCTATCGTGAGAATTGGAATATTGAGTACCTGTGCTTTCTGCGCCTTACTGGATGTACTATCGTGGTCTGCAACTATGAGATGCGTGGATTTCTTAGAAACTCCACTAACAATCTCACCACCACCAGCCACAATCTGTTCTTCCAGTAGTTTATCACGCACGCCAGTAAAACACACTTTCATGCCGATATATTTATCGCCAGTCGGCTTTGGTTTTTCAGCCATTGGTAGTACGGTCAGTTTATTATCCGCAATGAATTTGTAGAACTTTAGTACACCATCGTAAAACGATTGCTCGGTTTTACTGGCTCTCAGATACCACAATGAGTCCCACATTGCTTCAGGCTCTGGAAGATTTAGATACCCATTAACAAATGCAAATCTATTAGTATCTGACATCTTCTCCAGTATCTGTTTTGCTTTCACCTGACCAATACCTTGGAAGCAGTTTGAAGCCTGCATGAGAACTGTCACATCGAGGCCTTTGAGGATATTGGCGTTGTTCTGAAGGATAATGTTTGCAGTCTCTACACCGAATGTATCAATATTTAACAGCTCATCGAAAGTGATATTGAGCATGAGATTGAGCGAACGGAAGCCCGCATTATACATTTTTGTAATGGTTTCTGCACCCATATTTTCTGCACCAACGGTAGTGTAGAAGAATATTATTTCAGCAAGGTTAGTGCCATCACATTGTTCGTTAGTACAACATAGATCTACTCCAGATTGACTCCAATATAGTAGCGAATCGCAATGTGGGCAATGCGATAATTTATTCCACATGGCACCTTCACTTTCGGCAGAAGCTGGTTGTGTTACCTCTAAGATTTTGGGTATTACACCACCTGAACGAGTAACCTTTATGATAGCTCCTGGAGCGATATGGTTATCTCGCACATATCTCGCATTATAACCTGTCGGATTCTCCATTTCGCAATCTCCAGTATCAACTGTATCTATCTTCACAACAGGCTTGAACGCTCCTGATTTGCTAATAGCCCAATTTACATCCAGTACCTTAGTCTCGAATACTTCTGTAAAACTTGTGTTTTTGTAAGCAATAGCGTAGTTTGGGTTACCTGTTGTTTCTTGTCTGCCGAGCACTTTCCATAGAGCTATATCATTAATGTATATAACAAGGCCATCAATATAGTACTCCCCTTTCCAGAGATCGTACAGTGAGCGCAATAGTTCTTCAGTGATATTTTCAACAGATTCTACGTGATATAACTTTGGCTGATTAAACGTTTCACATACATATTCATAAAAGCGTGAGTATGTTGAAAAATTTTGAATTGAAGCCTCATCTGCACCATACCTATAAAAGTCTATATGTTTTAATAGTTCTGATGGGGTGTCTCGATTCAACAAACCCGCGGCTGTATTGCGTGGCGACTTGTATTTATCTCCAGTTTCAGGCGATACCTGACCAGCAAAGTTAGCCTCCCATGATTTGCAATTGAATACAAATTCACCATAGGTGTATTGTAGTTCACTGGGAGCATTACCACAGCCAGCCATGTCGTAATGTGCTGTACAGTCCTGTCCTTCATTGTCAGCTCCACCACGAGAGTATGTCATACCATTTAATTCGTTGTGAAGCAGAGATAGGCCGTCAAACTTGGGTGTGATGGTTAGACGATGGTTTCTTGTAAGCCCGAGTCCATATATCCATTTGATAAGTTCTTCAGTAGACTTTGCCTTATACAATGACTTCATCGGTACTGGGAGATGCACTTTTCGTGTTTTCTTTACAGAAACAGGCTCTAAGTGCTGAAACCATGAGTTTTGAGGGTCGAGGTTACGTAACTTTTCGACTTCCTGGTCATAGAAAGCATCTGAAACAATGGGCGCACCTTTACGGTACGCCTCATTCCATGTTTTGATGTTTTCTACCAACTCTTGAATTGATTTAGAAGTTGTATTCATAGTGGTGATTATTTTGAACCTGAATGACCAAACCCACCTTCTCCACGTTCTGTTTTACTCAATTCTGTCACTTCTTCCAGCGGGCCTTGATAGCACTGTTCAAAGACAATCTGAGCAATACGAGTTCCTTTTTCAATAAGATAACGCTCTGAACAATGGTTGTTAACGATTACCCCAACAATTCCACGATATGAAGCATCAACTGTACCTTCAAGCACATCAGCGTCAATACGGATTAAGTCTCCTATTTTGTTATTGTTGTCATCAACTTTGTATGCTTCCATACCTTTAGATGAGAAACCAGAACGTGGGCGTACATTACCTTCCCAACCTGGCGTTATTTCCATGTTAATGTCAAGTTCTACTACTTGGCGACCAGGATAAATGATTGTGTCTTTTGGCACATAAAGGTCATATCCTGCTGACTGTTTATCTGCTTTGGTAGGCATTTTTGCGCCCTCTGATAATAACTTAATTTTCATAATTACTTTTTATTTTTTGATTTCTGTTTTCTTGCCACTGGGTGACATGTTTTTGGTTAGATAATATTTTCTTGTAACGCCACACATTTGGTCATACTCTTCCAGTCTCAATGTGTGAAAGTCGTCAAATGTGACTTCAATGTTTGATGCAAGTTCTCTGAAATAGAGTTGGCGGCAAGAAATACTTGTGCCGTTACACGCATACATAATATTGACTGGAGTTGTATCTAATATTTTGGCTGCTGCTGACTTGGATGCGAATATACCAACCAGTCTTTTTAGCGGATTAAATACAAGAATTGGTGGCACTCCCTTAATTTCCTTCAGTTGTTTTTTCATCTTTTGCTATTTCTAACAAGACTTCTTGTGATAGCCTTTTTTTAGCCATTTGCGCAATATAAGAGTCAGATACAACGATACCGTTAGAGAACAGGTCGTGTATTCTGTCGAAGATATACGCTAAGAAGTTGGGTTCAACAAAAGATATAAAGAGGTAAGAGAAGTTACCGTCAATTAGATAGTGCCCTTGTTCGTTTATTTTACAAATATCATTGTTTTTAATGCTGTAAGAGTTACATAATCTCGCAATGAGATGTTTGTATTCAACGAAGAAGTTGTTGACAGATTTGTCAGGGGCTGTTTTTTGAATATAAGAGGTGGCATCAAAATATGAGATGCCAGTATCAATTTGTGTTCCGAAGAGCAAATTCGGAAATTCAGGGATAGCCTGCTCGGTGCATTTTAGTTGGATTTCGCTATCCGACTGTTTGCCCAGCATTACTGAAGGTCAAACTCTTTGGTTTTAGATTGGTGTATGTCGCTTGGCCAATAAATAGCGGCTGCGTTATCGAACTTAACATCACGAACCACATAATCTACAGGACTTTCATCCATCAGCTTGGTGATACGCTTAACGGCGTCTGCGCTACTGAGGGCTGGTGTGTAAACGGTGCTTTTGGTTCCTTTTACTTTGCCTGTGGTTTCGTTTTTGGTGTATGTAGCAACAGTTACCGCATACAAACCAACTCCACTTTCCGCTTCTTCTTCAAAGTAGTTGCAGATGAGTCCGTTTACCGTACCTGAATCTGTGCATAAAACATCGTTGTATTTCACGTCATCAATCTTAGTTTTGATGATTTCGATGTTAACGCTGCCAAACTGATAACGATTCTGATCCTCTGCGATTGCATAGGCTGTTTTTTCAGCGTCTGTGTAGTTAGCGGCTACAACCAATTCTTCTGTTTTGGTCTTGTCGAGTGCCCCAACCTCGTTGGCAGCAACCCACTCTGTTTTGATACGGAAATAATACAGAGCTTTTTCTTCTTGTTTTTGTTCCATGTTGTTTGGATTTTACGTTAATAATATTGTTATCGTTTGCAAAGATACTAACTTTACCTTTAATATACTATACAAAACTATATTTTTAACATAATTATTTTTTATATATATTGATTTACAGGCATTTACAGACAATGTGTTAAAATGGACGCTTATATTTTTATTAAGCATACTTAACCGATTTCAAAACCAAAACCCCAGATTGCGAAACAAAAAATGGTCTAAGTAGCTATTCTTCAAAAAAGCATTATACTAATGAGTGTACAGACAATTGACAAATTAGATACCAATCTCCTGGAATCTGTTTATAGAACCAGCAAAAAGACAATTCAGGAGTACGTGGCAGAGATTGAACGTCACTGCCGCTTCAAATCGTCGTATCGTCACCTGAACAATGGAACTATACTGGATGATAGAGGCCGATTGATTGACCTTTATGATGCTTGTATGGAGCAAGATGCTCATTTACGAGGAGTTATGGAGACACTGTACTCACAGATTCTCGGTGAACGATATATGCTGGCTCGCCAGAGTGATAAGGGACGCTATATAATAGATGTAGAACAAACCAAGAAAATTCAAGGCACCCAGTTTATCAAAATCATTCGTGGTATTGTTGAATCTAAGATGTATGGATACACTGGTTTGGAGATTCTTCCAGATATAGATGCCCGCACAGGTAAGCTAAAGACTGTAAACCTTATTGAGCGTCGAAACATACTTGCCGACCAGCGTCGTATTGTACGCCGTCAGGGAATATGGGAGAATGGTTGGAACTTTGATGACCCACAATACTCAGATTACTATGTGCTCATCAATGATGGTACATTAGGTCTGTTCTCAGCTACTACCCCAAGCATTCTTGCTAAGAAGTTTACGATGGCTAACTACGTTAACTTTTCTCATACCTATGGTCAGCCTATAATTCATGGTAAAACTGAATCGGACAGCGACCCTGACCGTAGACGTCTTGCTAATGAAATCGCCAGCGCAGCTCAAAACAAGGTGTTGGTGACTGGTTTAAATGATGAAATCGACATTAAGGCATTTACAATGTCGAACTCAGAACATATCTTCACAGGTTTGATAGCTCTTGTTGACAAAGATGTATCAAACCTTTTGCTTGGTTCAGAATCAATGGCTGGTGCTACCCAGTCTTATGTAGGTTCCACCAAAGCTCACGAAAATATTTTCCGTGACCGTGTAGAGATGTACCGTGACTATATTGAGCTGGTGATGAATGAAGCTATTATTCCTCGCTTAGTGAAAATGGGCTACATTGAAGATGGTTTGGAGTTCAAGTACTCTAAGCGCATTGAAATGTCTGATGAAAACCGTATTCGTCTCTTCCAGAATATCTGCGAGCAGTGGGAAATTGAACCCGATGTTATCGAAAGCGAGTTTGGAATTAAAGTGAAAAAGCAGCTAAATATTATGGGTGCCCCTGTTGGTGGAGGTGAAGATGGAAATGGTTTTACCGAAGGTGCCGTACGTCACATGACCGATGAAGAATATCTGCGCAGATACGGCCATCCTCGTGGAGTGACAAATTTTTTGAAGGAGAGAGGAATGTAAGTGCGTCTCTTCTCTCCCAAATACAAGCACTCCGTAAGCCTGTTGCTGATGATGACAGGAAGAAAAAAGAGTATGAGAAGCTATTGTTGTTGTTTCACGATTTAATTCAGAGCATAAAGGACGAAAAAGGCGAATGGGACAGCTTACAGTCGCTTATTGAAGAACGTGCTGATATTGCTATTCGATACGCATTTGATGGTTATGGTATTAGTTATGACGATGCGCTGGAGATGCTCAAGAATGCTGATGATTTAACAGATGAACAGCGTGTTGACCGTGATATTCTCGTAGCTGCTGTTGATAACATCATAGATTTCTCTACTGCTGAAGAATACCAAATGGCACGAGAAATACCAGACTTTGATGATATTTTCGACCCTGAATTAAGCGACTGGGATGGTGAAGGTAATATTGACGAATATCTTGAATCATTGTTTATCACCTACAACCAGCGATATGCAAGTGTTGAGAATATGGATATTGAATATGCCTTGATTGTGGCTGCTTACCTTGCACACATAGCTTCTGAAACTGTGCTCACATATATGACACAAGGTGATGATCGTGTAAGACCTTGGCACTTACAGTACGAAGGGTTTAGCGCACCACGCTCGCATTTCCCATCATGGCTAATTCCACCAATTGAACATCAGTGCAGATGCTTTTTAGTAGAAGATTCTGCCAATGTAATGGGTAAAGTGCAGGCTAAGTGGGAAGGTTCTGGAATGCCAGAGATGCCCGAATGGTTTAATCGCACATTCAAAGAAAGTGTAGCTAATGGTGGTCGTATTTTTTCAGATGAACACCCATATTTCCAAGTTGATACACAGCACTACGATAAGCTGTCAGAGATTGCATCGAATATAAAGAAAAAGTATTTGAGTAATGGCTAACATACCTATTGAAGCTGGAAGTGGTGGAATATCAATCACACCACGCCAGCTCATCACTCAGTGGCAACACAAACCCCATATGTTTCAGGTGAATGTGTGGAATTTTGAAGTGAAAGCTGGTAAGGCTGCGCAAGATATTTTCAGAAAGTCATTTGATATGAAGCGATTTAATGACGATAATAGTACTGCTTGGAACCCACGTTCACCAAGAACCCGTGGTAGTCATCCATTAATGGTACAAACTTCATCATTAAAAAACTCTATCAAGTGGAAACATATGGACCAACGTGGATCTGGAGATGGTGGTGTGACGATTTATACCGACCCTAATGGTTTTGCAAATACCGCAAAGCATCGTGGGTTTTGTTATGCAGAAATCCACAACTCCCCCAATAGTAGTGTGCGTAGAGGACGTATAAGGAATATGCCACAACGCCAATTCATGGGCGACTCCAGTGTATTGGATGACGAGTTAGATAAACTATCAGCAATGATTTTCAAAGGATTCCCATTGTAATGATTGTAGAAAAAAAGAATAAGAAAGTAGAAGAGTCTCAACAGTCACAACCTACGACTAAAGAGCGTGAACGTACCCCGATTGAAGTTGCAGTAGAGTCTAATCCTATGACAGACGCTTATCATGCTGTCAAGAAAATTTTGCTTTCCATCAAGGAAGACCCAAGCGACCCTGATAGTCCACCATATTTTAAGACTATCAAATTAGACAACGGTCAGTTGGCTCGTATTAAAGGCTCAAAATTGAATGAAGAGTATGGTATCGCCTTCCCTGCTGTGTTTATTCATTATATCAACATTTACAATAATGTTGGTACATCGAGTATCGCAGAATCTAAGGGTACTATGCGTATTCATTATGTGCTAAACCGATTGAATAACAGTGATGATGATACCGAAACGGAAGGTTTTGATATTTACAAGAAGATTGTTTCCGCAATTGAGCGCAAGAAAGGCAATTTCCCACCATTGGTATCACACTTCCAGTTATCATACTGGGATCAGCCATTATCTTTTGACGACGGCTTACAACCTTATTGGATTGATTATCAGATTTGGTTCAGAGACTATAGTGCATACGCATATAAGGATTATACAGATGTTTATTTAACAGAACCCCCATTCACTCAGCCAAGTGACCAAAATGAGATTGCAAATCCTGAACGAATACCGAATTGGCAAGGCCCATATTTTGAGGACGTAGCCCGTTTTGAGAAATTCGATTAGCGGCTTAACCTTTTTTTAAATAAGTTAAACTATTCTTTCACAAACAAATATAGCAATGGATATTAACAATTTTAAACACGTTGTTGGTCAAGCCAAACAAGACGAACCAGCAATTATTCGCTTCTTTGATGGAGTGGATTATTGGTCGGTAGAAAGTTTCAAAGAGGAGTTCTTGTTCCTACAAGACCACGTGAAGCCTTCCAAGATTATAATTATGATCAACTCTGAAGGTGGTAGCGTGATGTATGGCATGACCATTTTCTCTCTTATCCAGGCGTGCCCCATCGAGACTGATTGCGTTATCGAGGGAATTGCTGCCAGCATGGGTAGTGTTATTTGGGCAGCTGGAGACAATTTATTTATGCACGACTACTCGTTGCTAATGATCCATAACCCTTTCTCTTGCAATTGTGAAGAGAATATGGATGACAATACTAAGCAGACGGTAGATGCTTTCAAACATCAACTTGCCACCATTTACCGTAAGCGTTTTGGGATGACCAAAGAGCAGGTAGAGAGCATTATGAATGGTGAAGGCGATGCAGATGGCACCTTCTTTACCGCTCAAAGTGCTGTTGAAGCTGGATTCATCGACAAGGACCATGTGTTGAAAACATCTAAGGTAGTCCGTGATAAGGTAAGAAGTCAGATTGATGGTGTAGAAAACAAAGTAGACTTGCGAAACATCATGTCTGGCATTTGTGCTGAGCTGGATGAAAATAAACTTGCAAAAGTAGTATCAGCTATTCATAAACAAAATGATACAACAATTATTAACCAACCAAAAGTAAAGGAAATGAACGAAAATGAGACTTTCGGTGCGATTTCCGCACTACTTGGACTTTCTACCGATGTTCAGATGCCAGGCATTTCAGCCCGTATCAGTGAGCTGGTGAAAGCTGAAGGTGAGATGAAGGCAATTCAGTCTAAATACACCGAGCTTGAAATACAGTTTAAGGGTAAGGAGGCAGAGATTGCTAATCTGAGTACCGAATTAGATAGTGTGAAAGCAGAGCTGAAAGAGTATCAAGACGCTGAGAGTAAAGCGTTTGAAGCTAAGATTGAAGCTACAATTAACGCAGCTATCAATGCTGGTAAAATTGAGAACAGTGCTAAAGAGGCCTGGGTGAAGATGGCTAATGCTGACTTCGCTACTGTAGAAGCTACCCTTGCATCTATCCCTGCCCGTGAGAACATTGGTGCCACTATTGCAAATGACCCTGAGAATGTCGCTAAGACTGAAGAAGCTCTTAAGGACGCAGAGGCAAAAATGCAAGAGAAAGTGGCTAAGGTGCTCGGAAAGAAAGTTGAATTTGGAAAATTCTAAAAACAAATACCGATAAATGGCAACAATTAATTTTGCAGCTAACGGTTACAGTGGCGAGGTTCTTGAGGACCTACTCGTGTACACCGTGCATGGTAATGACACCTACGAACAGGGTCTTATCCACATCAAACCTGGTGTTCAGAAGAAACTTACTCTTCCTCACATCCAGTTAGGTCAAATTATTCAAGACAACAAACCTACCCCTACTGCACCTACTTCTTCTACTGGTATCAGTAGCGACAGTTCTGGCGAGTACTCTAACAGTGAACGTTACTTGGAACCTCAAGACTTCATGGTATATTTGGAGTTCAATCCTCGTGACTTTGAAGAGTACTGGCGTCCATTCCAACCAGAAGGTCCACTTGTATTCCGTGAGTTAGCTCCTGAAGTACAAAGCACTATGCTTCGTCTTCTCATCGACCGTAAAGATCAGTACATCAACGACTGTATCTGGAGTGGTAAGAAGGGCGGCGTAAGTTCTACTATTACTAAGCCTACTAACGCAACAGACCTTGGTGGTGCTTCTGCCGCAGGTCCTATGAAGTACTTTGATGGTGCACTTGCTCGTGTTCTTGCGAACATTGCTACCACTGCTTCTGCAAACGAAAAGGCTTCAGGTCAGGTAGTGGTTGCTGGTAACACTGAACTTACTACTGGTGAACAGGTTGAAAAAGCACTCTATGCTATGTGGTTGAAGTGTCCTAAAGGCGTACGTAAGAGCCGTGACCTTAAGTTCGTTATGAACTGGGAACAATGGGATCTTTACGATCAATACATATCAAGCAAGGATTTCAAATACACAGAGAACGCTGACGTTAACAAGCGTCGTTTCAAGGGTAAAGAAATCGTGATCATCGATGGTGTGCCTGAAAGCACAATCTTCCTCGGTAAGTTCACTAAGGGTGTAGACTCTTGCTTGTGGATGGCTGTTGACTACGCTACAGACGAAGACAGCATTAAGATAGAGAGACTTCAGGCTAATTCTGAACTCTACTTCTTCCAAATGCGCATGAAGATGGACGTTAACATCGTTCGCCCTGGCGAGATAGTTGTTTGGTCTGCTTACAAGAACGCCTAAGTGAGTGTACAATTAATTAAACAATAACCTGGGGAGTGGGAGCAAGACTCCGCTCCCCTTTTATATTAAATCAATATGGCTCGAATTAAGAACGAAGAAGAAAACAAAGTCAATGGAGTTCCCGAAGTAGTAACTGGAGAAACACAGGTTGAGAACCCAGAAACAACTGAGAACCCTGAAACAGTTGAAAATCCTAAAACAACTGAGAACCCAGAAACAGTTGAAAATCCTAAAACAACTGAGAACCCTGAAACAACTGAGAATCCAGAAACAGGGGGTGAGGTAGAAAAAACAGAGACAGGGGCTGTTGAGCCTACGGATGCTGGCATCCTAAAAACTCTCAAATGCTTTCCTGAGCTTGACGAAGCATATGTTGACGCTGTCGGAAGTGTGTTCACTAAGGACACTCCAGTCGATTTGGTTGGCAGAGCCGTTCTCTACAAGAATCCGTACTTTAACAAATAAATTCCAATACAATGGCATTAGGAAATGTATTTATGACAGACACAGACGGTAATATTGGTGGACACACACCTACCAGTACCGAAAAGTTCTGTGGCCTACTCTTCGATATTTCTGGCCAACCTGATTTCTGGACTAAAGGACAGGGACAGGCAGCCGCTGATCATCTGAAGAACACCGTAGTTGAGTTGAACTCATACAAAGACGCCGCTAAGGTTGGTATCGTACCTTACACTGGTACTGCTGATAGTAGTGGTGTTTCAACCGACTTACTTGGTGGTATTCCTGATTTCCATATCAAGCAATTCTTCTCTAAGGCTGGTGGCACAGGTCGCTTATTTGTGGCTTTTGCTGACTGTAGTAAAGATTGGAACGCTGTACTTGATATGCAACGTGCTTCAGGTGGTATCATCAATCAGTTTGGTGTATGGACTGAGCAACCTTTGTGGAAAAACATGGACACTTCTGCTCAAACCTATTCTATTAACCTTGTTGGAGACTTGAACTCAGTATTTAGCCAAATGGCTAACGACTATTTCGCTCCTGCAAGTTTGCTTCTTTCTGCTAACAGTAGTAAAGTAAAGACCGCTTCAGGTGATGAAAACAAGGTTGTATTCAGTAAGATTCCAAGCTGTATCGTTGGTGCTCGTTATGTGACAGTACTTCTTGGTCAGTCTATGGACACTACTGTAAAGGCTATGCAAGCATCTCTTAAGAGCACTACTCCTGTTGGTACTGTTGGTCTTTTGCTTGGTTGCCTCTCTACAGCTTCTGTAGGTGAGAGCTTTGCATGGGTACAAAAGTTCGATCTTGCCAGCCATGTTGCAGGTATCGAGATGGGATTCGGTGACTCAACTATCGAGAACAACATGTTAAAGAACACAACTGCTTACACCGCTTTGACTAAGGCACAAGCCGATGAGTTGAGCGATAAAGGTTATGTGTTCTTGCGTACTTACGAAGGTTTGGAAGGTCATGTATATTATACTAAGGACCGCACTTGTTCTGATGGTGACTACTGCACTGTTGCACGTAACCGTACCATCAACAAGAGTCGTCGTATCACTCGTGCTGCTCTCCTACCTTATGTTAACTCTCCAGTGAAAGTCGATCCTGCTAAGGGACAACTCTCTGCTGGTCAAATTACTGAGTACACTAACCTTATCACTTATGGCCTTAAAGCTATGGAGACTGCTGGTGAGATTAGCGGTGTAGGAACTATCACAGTACCTGCTACCCAAAATGTACTCCGCAACAAGAAACTATTGTTCTCTTACACACTTGTTCCTCTTGGTTGCGCAGAGTCAATCGAAGTAACCGAAGGACTTGTTGTATCACGTTAAAAATTATAAGTAATGGCAACAATCAATAACGTAGCTTATTCTTGGTCTATGATTCAGTTGACTTCAAGTAGTCTTACTGGAACTTCTGACCCAAACCCTCATGTTCTTGTGGGCGTAAGTGCTATTGAATGGAACACAAAGCAAAACATCCAGACTAACTACGGTCTTGGTGGTAAAGGTGTAAACCGTGGTTTTGGTAACATCGAGCACTCTGCGAAGATTACGATGGACTACAATACTCAGCTTCAGTTGAGAGGCGGTTTGTCAAGTCTTCGTGCAATTGGTGAGTTTGACTTGGTTATTTCTTACGCAAACCCTGTTGGTGAGAATATCAGCCTGACAGACCTGACTACTGAAACCGTAACCCTAAAGGGCTGTGTGTTTAGTGAGGATGGTATGGATGCTAAGCAGGATGACACCAACCTAACCAAAGAGTTTGAATTGAATCCGTTTGACATTATCATCAATACGGTGTAGACTATCAAAAGGATATTTAATTAACACCTCTGGGCGAGCAGATTTTCTGTTCGCCTTATTTTTTTTATGTGATTTTACAAACCGATAGAAATATGATGTTCTATTCCTTTATAGTACGAACTATATAATTTTATAGATATGAACGAAAATGAAAACATGGTATCAGCCGAGCTTCAGAAGCAGGTTGATGAAAAGATCAAGGAACTTAAAGCGGCAGACCCAAAACTAAAGAAGGTGTATGCTGTAGTTGTAGACGGCGATGAGTGCGATGAGAAAGAAGTTTATATAGGCTATTTCAAGCGTCCTACATTCGCTGCGTTTTCTAAATTTTTAACCATCTCTCAGAAGGCTGACAACGCTATTGCCATGCGTGGTCTTGCTAAGGATTGTTTCGTTGATGGAGATAAGGAGTTGGTAGATGACGACGACATCTTCCTCTTCGGTACAATGGCTCAGCTCGGTAACATTATCGAGGTACGTCACGGACAGCTTGTAAATTTATCGAAACCTGGGAAGTAAAGAAAGATGACCATTTCCGTCAAGGATTAATTTTCATTCGACATTATTTTCCAGGTGTAGACATAGAGACTTTGAGTGACGAAGAATTTGCGCAGATATTTAATGATGCGCAGTGGCTTCATTCTCAGCAAGTCATCACACAACAAGCAAATGCACTTGGTATGATTTCGTAACTTGTTTAACCCTCATTGCCGTTTTTGGCGATGAGGGTATTTTTATTAACCGAGAGCCTATCAAAAGCTCTATTCTTCAAAAAAGAATATTAGTTGAAATGGCACAGAATTATACTGTCAATTATAACATTAAAGTCAACTCGACGTCCGCAATACAAGCTATTGATAAGTTTGTAGCGTCAACCAATAAGTTGACTAAAACTGTGAGTGAAGTTGATAAGCTAACAGCCAGCTTAAAACGACTCACCAAACAGTCATATAAACTAAATTTCAATGTTGGTAATGCGAATCGCAGTCTTGATTCTGTATTACATCGCTTGCGTGAGATAGATCGTCTTGCAAAGCGTAATCGTACCATTGCAATTAGTCAAAGTTCTGGTCGAGGTGCCAGAAGTCGTGCAGCTACTGGAAGCGCAATCGTAGGAGGTAGTGGTGGAGGTGGTGGTAATACCCCATCAAACAAAACATCCGCTAAAACGTCTACCAAAGCATCTACCAAAGCATCTGCGTCACGTTCGGTTTATGCTGGAGCACGTAAACCAGTGCGTGGAGGAAACTATGCGTATAAAGCATTAGGTCCATCAATGATTGACTCTGGTGGTATCGGAGCTATTGATATGCTGAAAGGTATGGGTATTATGTACGGAATCACAGGTTTAGGTACCTTGATGAGCAACATTGTACGTGATGCCACTCAGTATGATAACACCATCCAGACCACTCGCAACATCCTTCAGTCACATGATATGCGTGATAATTTCAATCAACGCTTTGGAGGCATGGAGCGCACTATTCGTAATGTGGGTTTGGCTACCAAATACACAGCTCCAGAGGTTGCTGATGCTTCAAAGTTCTTGGCTATGGCTGGTCTTAAGGTTGAAGATATTAACCAAGCCATCCGTCCAGTTGCTGATATTGCGTTGGTTGGTGATACCGATTTGGGTAGCACCGCAGATATGGTGACAAACATTATGACTGGTTACCGTATGCAAGCTAACCAGATCAGAAACGCAGCTGATGTAATGACGATGACATTTACATCGGCGAACACCACATTGACGCAGTTGGCAGAGGCATATAAGTATTCTGCTTCAATCCTTAATTCTGGTGGCGTAAACTTTGAAACCGCAACCGCAGCTTTAGGTGTGCTTGGTAATGCTGGTTTGCAAGGTTCGCATGGTGGTACTACTATGCGTATGATTATGAACAACCTTGTTAACCCAACTAAAAAACAACAACTACAGTGGAAAGCACTTGGCGTATCAACAAAAGGTGCCGACGGTAGGCTTCGCCCAATCAACGAAATCTTCAGTGATTTGAACGCTAAAGGTGCAGGGTTGGAAGAGATGTCCAGATTGTTCCGTATTACAGCGGCTCCTGGTGCTGTGGTGTTGGCACAGAACTCTGATGAATGGAATCGCATTATTCGTGAAAACTATGCCTCACAAGGTTTGTCAAATAGATTGGCGATTGGTAAGCAAAACACCATTCAAGGTTTATGGGCACAGATCACCTCTCAGCTTACAGAAAATGGGCTTGGTACATTTGAAGGAATGCAAAGCCAGATTCGTGGATTTATGCTGGAGATTTTGAACTGGTTGCGAAGTAACGAGGCGAAAAAGTACATGGAGGATTTCGCACAGATGTTGATGAGCTTGATTAAAATGTTTAAAGAGTTCACTCAAACACTATTAGAAACCTACCATCGTTTTGGACCATTAATTAAAGTTTGGCTTGAACTTCAGGTTAAATTGTCTGCTATTTTGATTCCGTTGCGTATCTTCCGTTCGTTAATGAACTTTGGAGGATTGCTGATAGGAGCCACAAGAAGCATAGGCGGTTTTACCGTTACGCTCGGTAGATTGTTATTAAGCATGCGTTCACTTTCTGCTTTCAAGGGTCAGTGGAACGCAACCATGACATCAATCGCTCATGGGTGGGGTTTAATGAGATTAGGACGTATTCCAGCAGACGGTTTCAGTTCATTTACCACTGCTGCTGGTAACGTGCATCGTGATATACCTCGTGATACTATGTTGCGCTATCGAAGTATGGCGATGCGTAACCAAGGCGTAGCTTCTATGATGGTAGGAACATCGGGCTTGTTAAGTAGTGCTGGTGGCATACTTGGTGGTATTATTGGTAGTCAAATAGGTGAACCAGGTTCAGGGTGGAATATGGCTGCTACAGCTGGTGGTGGTTTGCTTGGTATGGCTGGGTTTAGTGCGCTCTCCAGTATTCCTTTGTATGGTTGGGCGGCCGCAGCTGCTTTAGCTTTTGGTTATTTGACCTATAAGGTTGCTGCTTCAAATAATGCCGCTGAAGAGGGTCAAAAGGCATGGCAAAAACTTATTGACACTACAAAGGTGGAGAATGGTGTGTTGTCTGGCGAAGGCTTGACCATCACAGACCGTTATTATGAGCTTGCTTACAACAAATCATTATCGCTAACAGAAGTTACGCAGAAACGTGTTGATTTGTTAAAAGAAGAGCTTGGTTTGAAGAATGGCGAAGTCAAGAATGATGAAGGTAAATATATAGATCGTCAGAAGTTAGATAGCGTACTTGGTCTTGCAAAAGGTGCCGATTCCATGCTTAATTCAAATGGTATGGGTGCTATGGCACAAAAGCAGATCAACGCCTTCCAGCCTGGCTTGGTATCGTATAGAGATGATAGAGGGAGAAGAGCCAATCCTTTAATCGCTCAGGCTGGCCGATGGTATTGGAAAGATCGCAATGGTAAAGAAGTTATGATTAATAACCCTTGGGGTGTTGACGACCATAACGATGCTTTGGCTGCTATGTCTGCTTTGTACACAGAGGGTTATAATGGTACAGAGAGTAAAATGATTCGTGATCAGTACCAGAACAAGTTACGTTCATTGCTGATGACTAATGGTAAACTCTCAGATATTTTGGCTGTTCGAGATGAATGGGCTAAAAATTTTGCTTATGGTGCATACCTTGGTCAATCATCTGCTGATACCCGCCCAGGTTCATTTAATTATGGCTATGAAGACTTGAAAGATGCTTCTGTTTGGAACGGACAAAAGATTGCAATGTCTTATCCATATCGTCAAGGTGCATTAGCGTTAATGTCTCCTATATTTGGCAAAGATGCGCCAGTATGGAGTGCGGCTGAAAGCTATTATGGTGGATTGAGAGCTGGAACTCTTAGCGAACAACAAGTTACTGAGTTCATGATGAAAATGGACGTGCAGCTTGCAGAAGTTCTGAACAGTTTCTCTTCTGCCAGTAATGATACAATTAAGGCATGGCTTGGCACTCTTCGTTTTGAGAACGGCAAGTTTAATGTGGATCCTCAAAACCTTACATTATTGCAGACCAAGTTTCAGGACATCTTGCAGGTTCTGAATATGATGCCAACACCTGCTCAGAATGCAGCTGAAAACTTATTCAGATTAACTAACAACTTGAATAACATTGCATTAGCTCAGATATGGTATAACAACTTGCCTGGTGGAGCAAGGTCGGAAGTAAATGGTACTGGTGCTAATTATGGTGAGGTAAAGGCTATCAATCGTCAGAAATATCGCTATAATGGTAGTGCTTGGCAAGCAATTTTTGATGACGGCTCACCAATGAACTCTATTCCAACAGTTTCAGACGATGTTATGGCAAAGATGGTTGGAGCAGCCGCCCAGAATAAAAGTGGTTTCAACTTTAATCACGATCCATCACAAGATAAGCCTCATAAGATCCCCACTCTTGGTGCAGACTCATCTCGGTACAAAAACCACTATACTTCTCAGAACGCTGCTCCGAAGCAAGTAATTGTTCGTATTGGTAATCTGATGAATGTTCAGAGTGTTGATTTGACCAACAAGGATAACGCAATGGTAATTGACAACTTGAAAGGCCAGCTCACACAAGCTCTCGTGGATGTTGTACACGACTTTGATGAAAGCTGGAATGGTTAATAGTATAACGATAAAAACAAGATATAATGAGTTTGATTAATGGTGTATGGAGCGACTTGAAGTTTATGGCTGGTGATGCAGCTGGCTCCATGCTGACAAATCTTGCATATCGAGTACACAAAAATAAGAACGCTGGAGATGTTCAATACATCTACCAGCGAGCTTATAAAAATGTGCTTGTGTTTGCAGCTAAGCGTTACTTGGTACAAAAAGCAGAACGTGAGCTTAAGGCGATATTGCCAACCATGCAACGTAAGTTTGAAAAGCAAATGATTGACACTGTGCGAGCTCAGCAGGAAAGTAGATATGCAAAACTTATCTCTACTCGCACTGTGCAGATGCAGGACTACAATCAGCTGAAAACAAAGGAAGGCAATATAATTAAAGCCAAAGATAAATACGGCAGCCCTGTAATAGGTTCCCTTATCCTATCATATGACGGTGATGACACAGTCACAGTTAATGACGTTGATACTGGTGTAGACGGCGAGCAAGTGATGAAGACGTTTACCACTGTTACAAGATACCATATTGACCTCTCTCCAGAGATTTCAATGAGTAGTAACAAGAACATAGTACTCACCCAAGTAACAGGTCGTGATTATACACGCAAAGAGCTTGTATCTGGCGGTGATTTTCAGTTCCAAGTGAATGGTTCTATTGTTTCAGACAAACCAGGTGTATATCCCGAAGATAAGGTTAAGGCTTTTCTTCAGATTATGCAATACAACGGCATTATCAATGTGAACAGTCATTTCTTTGGTAACATGAATGTCAAGCAGATTCTTATTAGGGATTTTAACCTTGATAAACAGGAATACATGAACGTTCAACCATACAGCTTCAGTTGTGTTGCTGTAGAACCTGATGAAGAGATTAAACTTGTTAAAGATACCATTCAGGAATTGAATAGCGAATTGATTCTTAGTCCTGTTAATAAGTGGTATCAGTTAGTTCTTAAAAATAAACTCGCTCAGATTGTCACTAATGCAGCCATCAATACAGTCACTAATGCAGCCACTACAGCCGCTGTGAATGCTGGCAGTATGGGATTAGATGCATTGACAGGATGGAATAATACTAATAAAGATGCCTAATAAGTCGCAAGAAAAATTACCCAGCTTCCACATTCTGATTTGTATGATTCAGGTGTGGAAGCCTGAAGGTAAAAATATAATGAAAATACCTCAGAATGCTATGACAATTACTGAGGTACAAAGTATTGAGGTGGAAGAAACTTACAAGAAACTTATTGGTACTGCTTCGGTAAAGTTTCCACGTGGTACTGTTATCCGTAAGACTGTAACAGGTCAGAATGAGAAAGAAGTTGCCAATGACAATTCACTGAAAGCTAACGTGGATGATGCTGGTGTTATTGAAGAAGTGCGTACAAGCAGTTACGTCGCTTCTACTGGAGACTTCCAGACTGGCATGCGTATTCGTATTCTGCTTGGTTATACTCAGGATCCAGCGATTGCCGAGCTTGGTAAGGTTCGCAACAATAACAAGAACATCTTTAACGACACTGATGCTCGCAACCGCTTTGAACAGGCATGTAAACATCAGGTGTTTGACGGATATATCACGAAGGTTAGCGTTGATACACCTATTGAATTACACTGTGAGAACCTCGCCAGTGGCTTAAAGAATGTGAGTTGCCCCAAGGTGACTATCAAGAGCAAAGCTACTGTTAACGAACTATTATCAAGCACTGGTAAGTATAAATTGTTGCAAGGCACAGGATTAAAACTCCTTCCAGCCTCTAAGGCGCAGAACTATGACCTTGGCAAGATTCACCTTGACCCTGAGCTTAGTGTGGCCGATGTGCTTACTGAGTGGGCTAAGTTTGGACTACATTCGTTTGTGACATTTGACGACAGTGGAAACCCTTGCATTGCAGTTGGACGAAGTTATTTTAGTAAGGCTGGTAAGGATTCTATTATCAACACTGTTAAACAACCATCCGAAATCCCAGTGATTAAGTTTGACTACCATGTGGCGACAAATGACTTAAATCTGACTGTAACCGAGAAGAAACATGTTGCCGTAGAAGCAGAGGGTGTGGATAAGAATTATAAATTCATGCACATTACCGTGTTATATAATCCGAAGTATGACCCTAATAACCCCAATAAGGTAAAAGACAAATACCGTGTTGTAAATGAGACAAAGTTGAGCAAGAAAGCTATGAAGGCTGGTGCTCGATGTCTCAGTAAGGCACAGGATAAAGTTGACATGAAGCTCTATACTAAAATACCCTACCACTCACGCAAAATTCCAATAACAAAGGATGAGTTGTTTGAGGAAGCACGCAAGTATTTGGAGAGTTATAACGCCAACGGAATTGAAGGCTCTCTCACATTGTTTGGTGATTTACGATTACACACTGGCACGCAAGTTAGACTTCAGGATGACCGCTATCCAGGTAAGAATGGCTATTATTTGGTAGAGGAAGTTCACACCACTTTCGGTACTGACGGGTATCGCCAAACAATCAAGATGCCATATTGTATCAAACGAGATAAAAAAGACCAGCAGAATGCACAAAAATAGTTTTTCTGATTTACAGAGCAATCAAATAATACGTGATGCGATTCGTAAAATTGCGTTGCGTGGTATCGTCAGCCCTGATACTGGTGCTGTTAGAGGTACAGGCAAGGTTACTGGTTATGTAGCAAAGATACATAAAGATGGTGAACTTGCAGGTACCGTTGATGTGCAGGAATACACTCAGCTCGCAATGGATGAAGCTGGAGAAATGAAGATGGGCTACCATGAAGGTGTGCTCATCTCTGCACTTCAAGATAACTCTCAGGGAATGGTAATTATTCCTAAGATGTATTCGGAGGTGGTAGTGTCCAAAGATGCTGATACTGGTGTAGAATACGTCTCTATGTTCTCCCATGTAGATGTTATCCAGTTGGATAGCCATGAATCAGTCGTAATCGCTGTAAGGGAACGTGAAGAGTATCAGACTGATGACGAAGAGGGTCATGATGTGGAGGAATTGGAACCTACTGGTGTGTATGCAAAAACTTCTTATACCAAAGATACGATTAGCACTCAGGTAGTTGGAGAAGCTGACAATGACGAAAAGACTACACAACAGTTAATTAATGGTGGTTCTGCTGTACTAAATGCAGCTGGTAAAACCATCGTTACTTCTGATGCACAAGGGCACCATGTGACACACGACAAAACTAAATTGGAGCTTGGAGATTCCGAAGCCACCCTCCAGCAGGATAGTAGCAAGGTAAAAGTCACTAACGGTACGGTTTATGTTGGTTCAGATAGTGGTACTGACGATGCGGTACTGGGCGGTGCGTTATGTGATGTGCTTATGGATTTGTGTGGATACCTTGCGCAAGTAAAGACCACAACCCAGTTAGGCCCTCAACCTTTTATCAATATGGCTCAATTTATTGCTTTGAAGAGTAAAATTCAATCAGCGAAAGCGAGTCATAGTAACTTCCTCACTAAGAAAGTTCAAATACAGAAGTAATGGCAGAAGCAGTACTTAACTTTAACGAAGAGACTATTAAAAAGCAGGGTGCCGTATGGAACTTATATAGCAAGCTATATGAGGGCATGCGTGTTGCCCAGACGGTCGATAGTCCTTCTATAAATACAGTGCCAATTGGCGAAGATGGTCAGGCAGATGCTACTGCGATGGCAGAAATCAATAAGAAGCTGGAGGAATATTCAAAGATTCTGATGAAAAATTCCGCTTACCTTTTTGCCAGCAGTATTATTGATGTCATTAAAAGTGGTGATAGCGGCAGTGCAGATGGTGGGGGACTTGGATTTGTTATTCGCACAGGCGATAATATGACAGGTTCGCTTGGTGCGCTACATGGCTTTCAAGCAGGACACAATGGCACGCAGATTTTTGAGACTACTCACGATGTTGATAACACTCCGTATGCAAATATCACTGGTAACCTTACAGTAAGCCAAGACACTACACTTAAAGGCAAGCTCAATCTGGCAAATACAGGTGTTTGGTTTAAGGGTAATCAGGTATTGTTTGTCGACAACAATAAAGCAACCCTCCAGTATGAAAATATAAATCTGAATGGCAAGATTGCGGTAGATGGTCAGATACAAATAGGCAACCTTATATTAAGCGATGCTGGTATCACATTTGGAGATGAAGTCTTTTACAATAGTACGAACGCTAACAATAAAGATACGGACTGGACGATGAGAAATGCTAATATTTATGGCAATCTCAATCTCAAGGGTGATTTTGTGTCTGATGGTTTGTTAATCGCAAACAATGGGTTTAGGTTCTCTCTTGGTGGACATAAGTTAATGTACACTGAGAGCGAAGATTTACTAAATGAAACTGGCGAACCAGTGCTTGATGAGAAGGGTAAACAAGTTATTAAACCCTGGATTACACTTCAAACTGACTTAAAAATCCTTAATGGATATGGCTTGAAGCTCGGTGATAATTATATCGTGAAAGTTCGTGATGGAGCAAACGGTGCGGTATCGTTCTCTGCTCCTGGCCGTGTACTTAATCTTGGAGACTCTGATAGCAATGTGAAGACTCAATATATTGCACTTCAGACAGCTATTAAGAATTTCAATGGGGATTACAATATCATCACACAATATGGCGATGGTAATTTCCCTAATTCATTCAGTGCTGGAACTGGCAATGGCGGTAGCACAGCAATTAGTACATATTACACTGATGCAACTAACCAAGGCGTTGTTGTGCATAAGAATCTTCGCTTAGGCACAGAACACGGACCATACTTAAAGGCAAATTCTGATAGTGAGTTAATCGGAGCTATTCCTTATGTACATATATCAGATGGCGAACAAATTACTACAGAACTTGGCTTCAAGGCTTATTACAGTTTGACCACCTCATTGTTCAGAGATTTGAGCAAAAAGTGGTCTGCCAGCTTGAATTTATGGACAGAAGGTGAGTTCTTTGTATTCCAGAAACCAGTTGAGAGCGAAAGTTTTTCAATAAAAAGTGAGCAATACAAAACTCGCTTGATTGAAAACACTCTATTCTTGAATGACGGAGCATTTCTCGAAGGATTGTCAGATGGCATTAGATATGCAGGCAATGCTTACTTTGATGGGAATTTGACATCTCAGACGTTTGCGAGTGGCTTTGCAGGTAGAGGTTTTGGAATTGTTCACGATTTAGCTACAGGTAGTTATGCTGCTACGTTTGATGAACTCACCGTCCGAAAGAAGCTCCGTGCGTATGAACTCGAAGTACAAAAGATCTCAGCAACTAACGGCTCACTTTGGGTCAGTGACAGTTGCAGTGGTGACGAAGTAATACAAGTAAACTAATGGCAGTATATCTCTATAATAAATACAAAATTCTTCTGAAGTCGGACTCTCATAAGACTCAGGGGTTGCAAACAGGTGATATTGTGCGTCGTCAGTATGTTAACGGCACCAGTGTCATTTATTCTCTTATGTGTGTACTGTCATATGGTATAGAAAAGACAGCTACTGGAGATCAACCATATTTCATTGGCGCATTACTTGATGGCGATGCCCCAAAGACAGGTGAAATACTTGACTTTGTACGCATCACTAACTTGTTTAATGTGGATCGTGCAGGCGCATTATATCTGACAGCATCTGATAGCGAGGCTCCATTTATGGATATTATCGACCAGATAGGCAAAAAAGCCAGTCTGTCGTGGCCTGAGAATATTGAAGCGGATAATTTTACTGACGCAACACGCCAGTATATTGTAGCAGGTAAAAGTGATTTTACGCTTACCTATACCCCATCATCTCAGGACAACCATCGCTTACTCACTGTTCGTCGTAAAACTAAGGCAGCTGAAGGTTTTGTAGGTCTAACGCAACAGTTCTATCAGTTTGTACAGAACCCTCAGCGTGTTCTTATATCATATAAGGTACGTGCAAGTCGTTCGTTAAAAGCAGAAGCAAGCCTATCGTATGTTGACAATATGAAGGTAGATGCAAGCTGGACTGAGAATATTTCTACATCGTGGGAGTACAAGTTTCAGGTTGTTACCGTTGAGTACTCTGGTAGACATCTAAGAACATTCAAGCTGTCAATGGCAGATATGAATGTGAACGACCAGTTATATATCAGTGACTTCAACATCATATTGCTCTCCAGTGTAGCCAATTTTGCTGATGCAAGTACTATGCGTATTGGTAAGCTCGATGGCATTGTTGACCCAGTGTTCGGCAATCTGGAAGGCTATGGCGCATATCTTCAGAAGCTCTATGCTACAAGTGGCGCACACATCTCAGGTACTTTAACCGCAGGAGATGAAAATGGCTTTGGTGGTACTTTCTATGCTGGCAAAATTCACAGGAACTGCCTTAGAAATTCTGTGGATATAGACTTTGTTGGTGATATTACTATTGACAATGGTCATATAAACAACCCTACAGGAATAGGTAATGTGTATAGTACAGGAGCTTCTTGTACTATGCGTGTCCAAAGTCGTGAATGGCTTGACAAACATATTGGAGAGCGGTATTGCTATTCTGTATGGATATACGCTAAGCAAGTTTGTCAGATAGGCATCCAGCAAAACAATCAACAAGTCGGAACTGTTCAGATACAACAAGATAATATTCATAAGTGGTATCGTATTCAGACATACTTCGATTTGCTGAAACCAAAGTCAGATAAAGATGACATGTTGTTATCATTACTTATTTCGTATGGTGACTCAACATACATTGAAGTTTCTTCAGATGAAACCAATCCTGATGAGAAGATTGCGTACCTGTCAGCTCCTCAGTTGGAAAAAGGTGATAAAGCCACCCAGTACCAAGCAACAGATAGCCAACTCAACTATACTGATGATTATGGCGCATGGTTCGCACGTGGAGGTATTGGAGGTACTATTCAGAACCCATTGCTTCAGTTGAATTATGACGGCAAAGGAAGTATCGGTACTCGCACTAAATCAATTGAGTTAAAGCAGGACGGTAGCGGACATTTAGCTCAGGAAAATATTAAGTGGGACAAAGATGGTAAGGTGTCGTTCGGCAAGAAAGTTGTGTTAGAGTGGAATAATCTTACCCCAGAGGCACAAGATAGTATGGCTTATCGCCAAGTAACTATTACTGGCGAAGATACTTTCACTATTCTGCAAGGTAAAGATATTGCATCCAGTGAGAGTAGCCCAGCAGCCATCACATTGTCGTTGAAGGAGATTGGCTTAAACTCTACTTCCAGCATGCGCCAATGGTATGTGAAACGTCATGGCGAGTTTGTGGCAATTGAAAACGGTAATGGAACTACCCTAACTCTTACTCCAGATTCAGAATACTGGAATGGAGAAAGTTCTGTTACATTCAAAATAGCTATTACTTATAGTGAAAATCATATATATACAGATGAGTTTACGGTTAAGAAGCAGTATATTCAAGGCTACGAGGTGCGTTTGACCTCTTCTAACGGCCAGAACTTTCACAATGGTACTGTTCAAACTACGATTACTGCAAACGTGTACTTTCAAGGCAAACCAGTTGATATGAACTATGTGTTAGAGCGTTTTCATCTGGTTTGGAAGCGATACAGCAAAAGCGATCGTGAGAGAGAGCTTGAACTGGAAGCAACCATTGGACCTGCTAATGTTCTTACCGTAAATCACCAGTTGTCTGCCAGTGAAACGTATCGTTGTGAGATGGTGGATCTGGACAGTTTCGACTATACATTCCCAATAATATTCGATTGATATGGAAAGACTTGTTATAGAACAAAAGACTACCAACCAAGGTGTAAACTCTGCTGGCAAACTTAGTGCTGGCGAGTTTAACAAGACAGTTGAGAAAATCAATGAATTGGTTGACTTTGCAAACAAGAAGGCGTATGTCACTCAGGATCAGTATGACGATATGGCTCGCAAAGGAGAACTTCTTGATGACGTGGAATATAATATCTACGACGAATGATAATACGACACGGCATCGAACTCACTGCCAGATATTATGGTAAGAAAACCATATCAGCAGTCTACAAAGGTGGAAAGTTGATATGGGAAGCTGTGAATAGTTGTTTTGGTAGTAGTTACTGGATTAAAGAAAAGGCCTGGAGCAACACTGACTCTTGGCGTAAACATCAATAAATTAATATGGCAAAACGTAAAGTTATTACCACGCCCATTCCGTCAATAGACACGCAATGGGATGACGGCACCAACGCATACAGCGGGGAGGCCGTCGAAGCGTTTATTAAGGAACAATTAAAATCAAAGCAGGGAGCTGTCTATTTTGATGATAGTGAGGATGCTTTCATTACTGTTGTAACCTTCCGCTCAGAGGCAGATAAGGCTGCTTGGTTGCTTGATAAGAACAATGACAGCTATGTGTTGAACAAACAATCGTTTCAGGTGGCAAGCCGTAATGGTGAAGGAACAACCTATGTGGCCGCATTGACAGCCAAGAATACTGGAGTCAAGGCTACTACAATGTCGAAGAAGTTGATTTTTCCATTGCGTTTCACTTGTAAGAAAGCCACAACAGTAGCTGGCCAAACCACTATCGATGATTTGGCAGGTATCAGCGGTACTATAGTTGTCACAGCACGCAAGGTTGGCTCAAATGGCAGCTATACTAAGGTTAGACCTACGGACGGTAAGGACAGATATATTGATGCGCTTGACCTGAATAGTGCCGACTTTACCAACTTCGATCTTGGTCCATTTCTCCAGGACGGTCAATGGAGCTATCGTATTTCGGTAGTGGAACCTGAAAAGAAGACGGCAAGTAGCAGTGTTTCTGTAACCGTGAATTTAAGTACCGAGTTACGTCTCCAGCCTACCATGAATTACTATACACCTATGTTTGCTAACACTCTTAGTGGATTCCCTATTAGTTATACGGTATATGGTACAGTTGAGAAAACATTGCATGTTGTTATCACTGGTCATGGTGGTATTAAAATGCCAGAAGTAACCTATACGCTTGGGGCAGATGTAGATAGTATGCGTGTAGAACGTACTATTATGGACTCTACAAACGTATATGGTTTGCTTAGACATGGTGTACGTGGTGTGAAAGCATGGTTGACCTGTGATGATGGTCAAGGCGGTGAGTTAATCAGTAATATCTGCGATAACCAGTACATGATGATAAATACTGCGGACAATGAGGCTGATTTTGTTAAACCTCACCTGCTCCTTCAGAACGTCATTACACAAGCTGACAACTATGCACAAACTAAGTTGTTGGATTATGCTGTTTTTAGTCCAAGTATAGAAGCTGATGGTACTCTTGGTAATCATGGTAAGCCTGTAAGCGTAGTATTCTATCTGACTAACTATAGCGAGCAATTCCCATCCCCTGATGTAACTGAGTATTTCCGTATTGCCAGCGTTGTATCACCTGGAACTGCAAATAGCCTTACCACCACCATTGAGCTTGACACTAATGACACAGAGGTTAAGACACTGAACTCTTATTTGCGTATTTGGCGAGAGACAGAAGATGGTGAGGTAGACTTCATGTCAGAAAGTGGAGGTCAGAAGGCATTGTTGGTCTCAATTGATAACAGCGATAGTTTTGCTCCTAAGAGCGGCGCAGATTTCATGCTCAACCCTAAGATTCGCAATAACTCTGAGAGTAACCCAGCTGTTATTATGAACTCAAAGAAGAATAATGCTGTTATTGAAAGTACATGGAAAGGCTTTAACTTTCAGACTGACGGTTGGGTAACTTCTGATATTGACGGTCAAAAAATCCTTCACATCCCTGCTGGCGCATCTGTGAACTTCAAATACAATCCATTTGCTCAATTCCTCAGTACTGCTGATAGCGGTATGACACTGGAGATGGATTTTATGGTGCGTAATGTAACAAATGAAGTTGATCCTATTGTTAGTATCTTTGAAACAATTGCAGGTCATAAGCGTGGTCTCGTATTAAAACCTTTGACTGGTAATATTTTCACGAAAAATAATACGATTGGTGATGAGACCGACTTTTCATGGCGTGAGGATGTGCGCACTCATATCACTATCAACATCAATAACAGTGTATCTCCAGACTTAGGAGATGCTTTGGCACCCCCTTCGACTGCTACGAACTACAATCTATCAGCTACTACAATTGCACTGTGTCGTGTATTTATTAACGATAATATCCAGCGTGAGATTAAGTATAGCATCACCGATAATGACGAGTTCTGTACTGGTTTGATGAGCAATGGTGGTATCACACTCGGTCAGAAGGGTTGTGACCTTGACATCTATAGCATCCGTTGTTATACACACGCTGCTTTAAACTCTCATGAAGTACTTGATAATTATATAAGTACGCTACCTACTACTGAAGCAAAACGTGAAATGAAGACCGCCAACAGTCTTATTACTGGTGGTAAGGTTGACATCAATAAAGTATGTCCTACAGACCGCTCTCAGCCTGGTAAGCGTGCTCTTATCTGGCATGGAAAAGAACCTTTCCACCAAAACACCTCAGCAATGAAGGGATGGCTTGAAATCGTTCAGTATGACAATGACGGCAAATATCTTCCTGAGTATTCTGGCACCATCTGCAAGGCAACTAAGTCGATGAAGACTAAGCGTCAGGGTTCTACAGCAAACACATACTACTACTCTAATATTCAGTGGAAGCTGAGTGATATAGTAGATACGATTGTGGTACCTGTAACCGACTTCCATGAAAGTATTGTAGTAAGTGCACCTTACAGTGTGGATATTCATGGTGAGGGCAATGCGATTGTTGGCACGAAGATGGTGGTTGATATTTATGGCGGTAACCTTGGTAAGCATGATCCAGTTGAAGCTAAGCCTCAGCAATACGATTATACTGATAAGGGAGTTGTGGTGCCTGACGGATGGATTGATGGCAACGGCAAATATCGTGGTAAGGGCTACATGGTAGCAAAGAACACGCCTCTCGCAAGTAAGTTGGTAAACAAAATCAATTATGCCTCATCTATGCAGGGACATTTGACTGGTGTAAACAATCTATATAATGACTTGCATAAGGTTATCGTGGGCGAAAACTCACTTCAGAAGGCTTGTAAGACAGCACGTGTCAGCAAGTACACAGAACCTTTCGTATGGTTTACACAAGCTGACGATGCAACATCTCCAGTTTATCGTGGGCCTTGTACTTTTGGTGCAGGTAAGATGGATAAGCCAACTTGGGGTTATGTGAAGAAGTTGCACCCTATGTTTTATATGATAGAGGGTTCAGATAACAATGCACACTTGACAGACGCTCGTGTACCTTTTGTGTATAACGACCCTACCTGTTCTGAAAGCATCTCTTACAAAGGCGATGACGAGGGTTTTTTCTACAATGGCATTCAGGGGCTTGACTTTGATGCAGGTGCAACTAATAATGATGCAGAGAAGTCACCTAAGGCAGAGATAACTAACCACATCAAGGAGGCTTGGAATTTCTTGTATCGTCATAGTCCAATGATTGCATACTACCGTGGCACATTTGACGCCTTCCAGAAAAGTGAGGCAGCTAAAAATACGACACGTAAGTATTGGTGTACTGAGGGAAGTGACGCATATCTATTAAAGCGTTATGATTACAAGAACAATAAGTGGGTAGACGCTGGAGATACTTGGAACGGTACTGCATGGAGTAAGGTAGACGTCCGTACTGACACTATGACAGCCAATGTGTATTCAACTTCATCAAATAAAGCCAACTTTGCGGCTCTTAATAATGAGTTTATCGGTGCAATTGTTGCACACGCAAAGAAATATCTTGGCTTCTATTTCCGTGTCGACTCTTTGAAGCTGTACTACACATTCGTTATTCATCTCTTGGCAGGTACAGATAGCTGTTCAAAAAACACCTATTTTGTTTGTGACCCTAAAGCAGTCAGTGTGACCATCGACAATGAGACACGTGAATGTTATTTGCTGGAGATGCACACAGATGACGTAGATACTGTGCTTCCAATTGATAACAATGGACGTGGCACCAAGAAGTACTATATCGACCGTATGCACCCATATAATGACGAAGACCTCACAACAAACAAGTATGAAGGTGCCAACAACATTCTCTTTAACTTATGTGAGATGATGTGGGAAGATACCCGTGAGTTACAGAATATGATGCAACGTATCTTCACCACTATGTGCGACTTGGTACAAGAGTCGGACACTATCATAGGTTTACCTGATTCAGTTGCTAAGAAGAGTGTTATGGGATGTTTGTGGAAGTATATCTATAGCGTGATGAAATACTTCCCAGCTGTGGCATTTAACGAAGCCGCTCGAATCCGTTATGAGTACCCTGAAATGCTTGGTTTTATAAGTAGCGGTCCTGGTGCTCGTGGTATTCGTCCTATTACTCAAAGCAATGGTAACTTGTTGGAGTGTGAACTTCAATTTATGGCACGTCGTCTCATCTATATGGGAACATATGCAGCTTGGGGACCATTCAAAGACGGTAAGACTGGTAATATTGGTATTTCGGACGCCTCTGGTGCCGCACAGATACAAGCATTTCACTTGCCTGGTGAGGAAACCTCTAATGTAAATTACACCTTTAAAGTGAAACCCCACCAGTATCTCTACCCAGTAGGTATGAATGGTCAAACTAATATTGACCCTCATGTGCGTGTCGCACCTGGAGAAGAGTTTGAGCTGAATCTCGGTAACACAACCTCTAATGATACTGGTTTATCAGTATTGGCTGCACACTATTTGATGAGCTTGGGCAATCTTGGTGACTTGTCAACCAACCCAAACTTAACATTCACAGTCAGTGGTAAGAGATTGACAGAATTTAAAGCTGTTCCTTCAAAGACTTATCAGGAAACTGGTGGTTTAATACGCCCTGCATTCCGTCCTCAGAACATTAAGTTTGATGCACAGAACTTGCGCTCGATTGAGATTACGGGTATGACTGGTACAAGCGGTGAACTGGCATTGGGTAAGATGACACGATTGGAGACGTTGAAGGCAAACAATACAGGTATCACATCTATTACGTTGCCTAAGACCATATCCCTTCAGACTTTAAACTTGCCTTCTGGTTTATCACGCTTGGAACTTGTTGGCATGCCTTCACTTAATAGTTTCTCTATTGACGGTGTGGCTAATCTTCAGAATGTGCTTGTGGATGGTGCAACAACTGGCAAACTTGACACTTTTAGTTTTGTTGGTAAGTTGCGTTCAGAATCACCACACCTGAAGAGTATGTCAATTAAGAACATTAACTGGTCATCGCTTTCAGTCGATATGCTTATGTGGTGTGCAAGTGTTGCTCCGTATTCGTATGGCACAACTACTGAAGGATACTCATTGACTGGAAGAGCTACTATTCATCAGACTGCGACGGATCGTTTAACATATGCTTACAAGAAGAAGCTGATTGAAAAGTACGGTAATATTGATGCCACCAGTAACGTTCCTTTGGCATTGAATTACGATAAAGCAATGGTTAATGGGATTTATATTAATGGTAAATCGTATATCAGTGCTACTGGTATAACAAGATATAATATAGGTGTGACCCCAGCACATGCCAACAATATTGCTATCATAACTGATAAAGACGGTAAAGCAGTGCCTGATGTCCGTTTTAGTTTTGTTGACGATAATGGAATTGAAGCTACACCATCTCAGTATTGTAACTGGGAAGATGCTGTACGTGGCTTGTTGAATGTGACCAATTTGACTACTGAAGGTAACGGACGTCGTTACACACTAAGAGCAAAAGTAGGCGTTATTGCTGGTGGAAAGCGCAAAGAGATTGAAGCTGACTTGAACGTTGCATTCTATGTACGTCATCCTAAGGTTGGCGATTTTGCTTATGCAGACGGCACTTTCGATGACCAGTTCCAAAATGGCAAGACAATCGTTGGTATGGTGTTTAAGCGTGAACCGATGTATCAAGATGAAGAAGACCGTGAGCCTACTACCTACAGTGGTTTTAGTGTTCCCAGCAATGATGTAAAGAAAAATAAGAAGTTGGTGGGTTATCGACTGCTGATTGACTGTAAGGAAGACGCTGTCATTAAGAGCAAGGATGGTGTAATCAATACATCCAGCAATGCGTGGGGACTCTATCCTGAAGGTTCATCTGGGGTACACTCCACAAACGGCTTTCCAAGTGCCACAACAGGCGTTCACATTCAGTCTGCGGCTTCTATGAGTAGTGCGTATGACACCGCTGTACCCACCGTTAACAATGGGTCTAATACAACTTATATCACCACTACATCGTTTTATGACCAGGAGCGTGAAGATGGTTTTAAGGAGTTTAGTGGTGATATTAACGCCAACAGCTGGAATGGATATGTGTCCACCAGATATGTCGCTCAGCACATGGAACAAATCTTCAATAATTTTCTCATGAGTAGCGTTAACGAGGATATAGAGACTGTTTGGAATGAGACTACAGTTGATGGAAAAGTGGTGACTCATGCCTTAAATACGTTGCCTACTAATCTCGAAGAGCTGGGTGATATGATGGAAATATTGCAAAAAGCTAACGGCGACTTGGGAGTCTTCCGACAGTTTGCTTATCCAGCAGGTTACTCATGTTACTTGTACGAGCCTACAGTACGAGCCGATGAAGCATTGGATCCTCAATATGCTAAACACAAATGGTATCTACCAGCAGAAGGAGAGCTAATACGTCAGTTTCTGTTCTTTGCTAAGTCGCGCACAGGAGTATTTACATCAGATGGCAGCCGTGGCGCAGGTACAGTGCCTGATCGTTCAAAGATTGATGCGTTGTTATTGGAAGCATATAACTCTAAGACATCGTCATTTATTCGAGACAACGTAAGTAAGGCACACATTGAATCTGGAACATATACTGCTGCGGAAATCTCAAAGATTGAACAATGGTTCCAAAACCTTAAAGAATGTGAGCGTCCCATCTACTCTATGGTATTGTGGCGAGCCGCAATGAAAAATGTCACCTCAGCGTTTGTCAATCGTTCAACAAACTACTATTGGAGTAGTTCTGAGAAAGATCCGAACCATTCATGGTACGTCTACTTCCATAGCGGTCTCAGTAATACACACTGGAAGTGGTCGTCTTTTATGGCACGTCCCAATGTAGCATATACATTTATTCTTTAACATTTTTCATAGGCAAGGCGTTTTAATGCGCTTTGCCTATTATGTTTAATGTAATTATAGGAAAATCTAACACAAATGAAAACGAGCAAGGGGTTTTCAATAATATCCATTATTAAAACAATGGTTGCTCTGCTGAGTCAAACCCACCTTTCAATATCGTACTATTATTAAACAAAGAACAACAATATGGTACAAAACTATTATAATAATATTCCACCCACCCTATTACGAGGTATGAACAGACATGGCAAGTACGTCTTGTTTGTGACAGGTGGCATTCGTGACTTAACCGAAAACGAAACAGAAGAACACCCAGGATATGAATATACTGGATATGGCGAACGCATTCTGGCAGAGCAATATACAGCCGTTTCAGTGATTGAGGCGTTATCAGACGACATGGTGCTTGCACTTAATGAAAATGACTGTGAGACTTTGATTGCTAACTTTGATGACGTGTTTGAAGGTTGGAAAGCATTACGCACACGTCAGATTAATGCGTGGGATAAGAGTGCACATGTCAACTCGTTCACTTATGGCGGTGTTGATATATGGCTTAATCAAAATGTACGCAGCGGCTTAATTATCCGTTTTAATGCAGAAAAAGCAATGGGTCATACCAGTACTACACTATGGTACGGTTCACACAGTTTCACTCTCGACCTTGCTACAGCCTACCAGTTGATTTATGCGTTAGAGGTGTACGCAAGTCAGTGTTATGACGTTACAGCTTCTCATTTATGCAGTATCGAGAAGTGTAGCACTGTAGAACAACTTCAGATGTTTGATTATAAAGTAGGTTATCCAAATAAATTGGTAATATAGTGAATGACAAACGGATGTGGATGTCAAACAGGTATTTTGAGGTGGTTCAAACCTCCATACCACAAGTTATTTTATGTGGCTTGTGAATTGCATGATAACGCCTATGAAAAGGGCGGCGATAAGCACACACGATATATAGCAGACATTGAGTTGTTTTATAATATGACAAGGTGCGTAAATGATTATCGTTGCCAGCCTTTCAGATATTGGAAAATGATTACAGTGGCGATGTTGTATTTTGTGATGGTTAGGATATTTGGCAGTAACTATTTTGTATATAAGTAAATTGCTCAATAATCAGGAGGCGTGGGAAACTTCAAAGTTCTTACGCCTCTATTCATTTATAAACGAAAGATATTAATTATGGGAACAATAGCGAGCGCAGAATTGGACTTAAATGTTGTGAACGATGCCTACACAGTGTCGCTCTCAAATCCTGTATGCGCAATTCACGCAGACTTTGATGGCTCCAATCCTAAGTTATCTCAGGCTATCACTACAGTTTCTGTTAATCGTGGCGATGTTGTCATACCATTTACGCTGACCGTTATCGGCCACAGCAACGACATCGTATCAACAGAGGACTCGCATAATGCTGATATGAATAAATGGACATTGCGTCTTATGAATATTCCCAACGATGCTTTGGAAGGCTATGTGGCACTGAATATCAGGACAGAGGATGGTTACTCTACCGATATTACATGGCGATACACTGTGATACGTGAGTCTTCGATGCTTGACTGGATTAAAGACTGGGAAGGCAGTAAGACGAGGATTGGGGATACCTATATGATGACGCCTAAGATGTTCATTGGCACTAAGTCACAAGTCATTAAAGATGGTAAGGAAGGCTATGACCTAAACGGAGTATATATTGGCCCTTCCAGCACATTAACTGGAACACTTAGTCCTGGTATTTATGGATACAAGGCGAGTAAAGAAATATTCCATCTCAATGAAACTGGCGGTACAATCGGAGGTTGGAGCATTGAAAATGGAGGTATTCAGTCTGAAAACGGACACCTAAAGATATTGTCAAAAGGTACTATAGAAGCACGCAATGCAGAGCAGGATGTTATGTGGTCGATTGACCATGACGGTAACGCTACATTTGCAAAAGGCAACGTAAGACTTAAAGCTGACGGTTCGGCTACTTTCATTGGCAAAATTCAGAGTGCTGAAGGTAATATTGGTCACTGGAACATTGGTGAAAACACACTTTCTAACGGACATGTTGGGTTGGACGCAAAAAACAGAGTTATCGGCATTTCAGCAGGAGACGTAGCTAAGACTATGGCTCTCAACTATTATGACGCTATCACTCATACAGGTGGCGTAATGATGTACTATGCCAATCCAAATGACTATGGTTTGGTGGGCTATATTAATAGTTCTAACAATATAGTAAAGGTTCTTTCAGTTGGTTCTGAGAACATTATCGCTGGATGGAAATTCGACGATACATCTTTGTGGGTTGGCAATGAACAGAACAATACGTTGCGTGAGTACACTACAGCTGGAATAACTCTTGGTACAAACGGTTTGCGAGGACAACATTTCTATATTGATAACGATGGAGTTGTTAGCTTTGCTGATGGCAAATTTGGTATTGATAAAGGCGGAAATGCTTCGATCGCTGGTTGGACTATTCTCCAGAACAGATTGTCGACGAATTATTCAGCCCTTATATCTGACCCAAATTTGGCAGGTGTTTTTCTGTCTGGTGCGGATATTACTAAGATTGACAGTGCGAAAGTTGCTGCTACAATAGCAAAAGCTGGCGGTATTTATATGATGCGTGACCAAACACAAGCAAGTTTGGCAGCTTACGACACAACAGGTAATTTATTGTTCCGTCTCAGCAACACAGAAACCAACGTGATTGCTGGTTGGAACTTCCTTGGTTCAGCATTATATAAAGGCACAGTTAAGGATACTGCGGGCAAGTTTACAGATAACTCAGGCGATATAACGCTTGGGGAAAATGGCATACGTGGATTCAAATGGCAATTAAACGCCGATGGTTCAGGTGAAGTTGGTGGCGGTAATTTTAAATGGGATGCACAAGGTAATGTTACGCTTGGTGATAAGGTACAGTTATCAGCTTCCAGCATTAAGACTGGTACACTGGATGCTACTGCTATGAAGACAGATGTTATCATCTCTAATGGGGATGCGTGGGCACTGATGAAGGATGGTAGCGGTTACTTGGCAAATAAAAAAATTAAGTGGGATGAACACGGTAGTCTGAAAATTGAGGGAGAAATCACTTCCAGCTCTGGAAAAATCGGCCCATTTACGATTGGCAATGAGGGAATTTATGCAGGAGTTTACAAGAAATGGTGGACCAATGAACGTGCTAATTTCTGCTATTTGAACTCGTCTTCTTTGTTGCTTGAACAGCAAGTAGGATATTTGCAAGCTGGTGACGTAGCATCATTGAAGGTGGGCATTGGTCGTGGTTCAAATCCAAACACAAAGCCTGACACGAATGCTTATTGTGCAAGTGCTATGTATATTTATCGTAGGATGAATGTCAACGATTCTATATATGAGCCAGCTATGCAGGTTATCTCAAATAATGTGGTTAACAGAAATATTTCCGCACGATTTGTAGGAGGAGTGCAAGTACACGGTGGTATAATTAGTAGCGGTCGTTCATTAGAATATTCTAAATCTGATGATGTAAACCTTATCGATTTAAGTTTTGGTACAACAGTGTTGTTATATGACGGTGCTGGCCCCCAAACATCTGGTAGAAAACGCACATACACTGCATTCTTTTTACCAACATTAAGTGAAGCAAGACAACAACTGGGCATCTCAGATCCAGAAAAGCCATTTTCAATTTTAGTGACGGTAATTGCAAGAAAGGACTCAAAAGACTTTATGATTTGTTCGCAAAAGAATGAAATACTTGTTAATTCAGACGGCGGAGAGTGGGATGATTCTCACCATATCATGGGGCCAGGAGACTGTTGTACATTTTCGTTATGTTTTACACCAACTACAGGATATTATATTCAGTTGGTTTCTATATTATCATAATAATGCGTAAAGATATTGAAATACATATTAATACTGGCGACGTGAATATTACACGTCAGAACAGTTACAAGAAACGTGAGTTCAGATGGGTAAATAATCCATCTGGGCTTTCTCGTTATGTCTATGGAGAGGTAGATGTTCCAGGTGGTATGCTAAAAGAAGACGTTATTCGACACGGTAACGCTATGAACATGGGTGGATTTTATTTTGTTGTACCATACACCCCTAAGTACAAGGAAATAATGATACGGGTGCGCAGAGTATTCGATGATGGTCGCATCCAGTATATTATGAATGAAACTGATGGAAGCGAATGGCATTTGGCTAAGGTCGCTATGTATGGTGGCGAGAAAAAGAACGCTTATGCAAGCCAGCTTCGCATGTTGTCTGAAGAGTGTCTATATGGGCGCATTAACGGTGGCGTGATAGACTTATACGGATGCGAGCAAAGCGACTTTAATATCATCCCAGCAGATCGCCAAAACGCCAATTGTATGTTGGCTTGTCATCCAAGTAACAACTATCGTTATCCGCTGACAGGAGTAGGATTGAATCGTTGGATTAACGCTAACAATATCCAATCTTCTGCGCTTGCTGAACGTATTATGCAGGAGTTCTTAGATGATGGCGTATATGTCAATAATGCAGAGTACGATTATGAGACACACCAGATGTCGCTTGATATTAACGCAGCAAACACTGATTAAGAATGGCAATATATAAAGTAAAACCTGCACAGAACCTCTATGACGTAGCCCTACACTTGTATGGTAGCATTGAAGGATTGTTTGATTTGCTTATCACAAACGAATGGTTAAGCATGACTACAGAGTTGCAACCTGGTATGGAACTGGAGTATCACGATTATTTTGTTATTAACGAGAGTGTGGTCTCTCAGATGAAGAAAGATGATATTGTTCCTTCTAATAGTATGCGTCATGTTTACTTGAAGCATCCAGATGCCCCATTGATGTTCATTGTTAACTGCAACGTTCTCCTTACTCATGTTTCAATGATTGTAGGTGGTGAAGGTGAAATGATAATTGACTGGGGTGACAATTCTCCACTGGAGACTGTAGCGTTGAATCATACAAACCAAACGGTTGAGCACTACTTTGATTCTACAGTAGAGACAAGACGCATCAAAGTGTACGGAACTTTCCAGTTAACCTATTTTGATAATAGTGGGTTAGGCGGACATTTTTACCTTATGCGTCCTATAACGGTAGACGAATTTTATAGTAAGGCAAACGGCTACTCTTTAGAAAGCCTATTCTTGTTTGAAGGAACGTACAAGGTATCACTTCCGTCATGTGCAGTAACAAGCCTGTTGCCTATTGGTAATATGAGCCTTATGGAACTGGACTTGCGCTCGACACATTTTGTCATAGACGGCTTAGTAGATGAATACTTGGACTATATCGTGAAGAACTATGGTAGCCGTCGTAATTGTACAGTTTACCTTGATGAGATGCCAGGTGCAACTGGAGTGAAAGCAATTCGTACTATCTTGGGAGAGGTTGATTGGAACAAGAACGGCAAATGGAAATTTATCATTAACGGACAAGAATATACATTATAATGGCACGCACATTATCAGAAATATATGCAGAAGCTAAGAGTGCACGAAATAAACACTTAGAGCTTACAGAGTTTAAGAACGACTCAAAGATGTCCGTTCTTGACGCTTTTACATGGGTAGCAAGTACTTGTATATGGAGCTTTGAGAACTTGTTAGATGTCTTTAAGATAGATCTTGCAAAGGATTTAACCAATCGCATCAATGGAACTCCAGCATACTTTGCAAATATGCTTATCAAATATCAGAAAGGCGATGAGCTGGAGGTGAGTGAAGATGGTACACGCTTTGGTTATGCGACTATAGATCCTAACAAGCGTATTGTTACTAAGGCAGCATATTCAGAAGGACGTGAAGACGGATTCAATGACAACATGATGATTTTGAAGATCGCTTCAGGTGTGCCAGGAGCATACACTCAGATCGAACACAGCGAACTTATCAAAATCAGAGCATATCTTAATAAGCTCTTGTTTGCTGGTCAGCACGCCACTGTTGTGAGTAGATTGGGTGATGTATTGATTCCACGAGTAACCGTTTACCACGATGGAGCTGTTAGTGAAGATGAAGTCTATACTAACATTGAAAATGCACTGAAGGAGTTTATTGCTAACCTTGATTTTAATGGTGTAGTATATGCCCAAAAAGTCTTAGATTGTATTCAGAAAGCAGAACATGTAACAGACGTGTTCATTTCCAGCAAGGCCACTGACTTACAAGGTATTTTTATTGTGCAGTACAATGATGATAATAACATTATTGAGAAAAGCGGTAGTGTAGAACAGCGCATTGAACGTTACGTTGTACCCAATAGCGGTTATATAAAGGAAAGTACAGGCACAGGTAAAGAGGAAAACCTTCAGACTTGGCGCAGTGCTATCACACTTAAACTGGAAGATAAAGTATGAGATATGCAATCAATTTTGATAAAACAATAAATCAGCTTGTGCCTTACTATCTTGGAGGGCGCAAGCTGATTCTGTACCTTCAAGCTATCATTAAGCCACTTCAAACTATTAATGATGCGTTTGTAGAGTACGCTAAGGAGCAACGAATTGAAGCCAGTGTAACAAGCCAAATTGGTTATTTCGAGTGGTTTCTCAATCATAAGTTCTCTAAATACTTTGCATCCAGCAATAGTAAAATCACTATTACTAATGGCGATACACGTGGAGTGCCAATTTTTTTTGAGGAAGCAAGCATTGATAAGTCTAAGCACATAAAATTACACAAGCAGTCAGAAGGTAGAGTTGGTACGGTACTGTATCGACGTGATGATAAGACAGACACTACCTCACACAGCTTTGTAGTAAATGTCCCAGCAATCAATACCGCTAAAATCAAACAAGAAGTGTATAGAAGCATGCTGACATACTATATTGAAAAGTATCGTATCGCCAACAAAACATACATAATTAAATACAATAAATAATGATAGAGTTTAACGCACAAGAAGGCGGGCGTTATACATACGTCGACGACATAGTCAACCTTCAAGACCTTGCGCTGTCTTATAGTGCTTTATTTAGTGAGTGTGACAACTTCGTTGTTAGCGGTTGTGAAGTATCAGGCACAAGTATTAGTGCAGGATATGTTTATATCAACGGCAAGCTAAGATATTTTAGCGGTGCTACAGGCATTAAGAATTGGCCTCAGTACATTTACGAATCTAATCGTATAGAGAATGTATCTTATGCTACTGGAGCAGATCGTGTAGGTAGAAAAGTGTATGGTTGTGCTATAGCAGCTAAGACCCCTACTACACTGGACGCTATCACAGGCAAAATCCCCAGCGCACTTCTCGTAAAGGAAAGTGGCACTGTTACATTCAAAGAGGCGTTCATCGGTAAGTACGCATTGCTTTTGAACAGTACTAATCAGTCTGTCACTGGCACTGTTACATTTGCAGACCTTGTTACCCAGACTTTAAAAGCAGAGTCTGAAACAATCCAGTCTGGCAATTATGTAGCTCGTAAATATTATCAAGGTGCTAATTTGATTTACGAATCACAGGCTGCGGATGCGAACTATAAGATGACCGTTGAGGGTGGGGTTGGATTTCGATTCTATATCAACGACGTGTTGATTATGACCATTGGAAAAGACAATGTGGAATTTGCAACCCGAATATCAAAAACCTCCAATGGTGCTACAGAACTTGGTAGTTTAGTAATCAATAACGGTAACCTTTTTAACTCTACCGCCGCTGTTGACGATGCGGCAATAGACATTAATGTTATCGGTCATAACGGCACAAACGCCTATTTCCGTACTACTAATATTGGTGATGGTAAAGGTGGTGTTGTGTTATCAGTCGTTGGTAGTAGTCATCAGATCAATGGTAATGGTTTGCTACATTTGACAAGCGATACACATGAAGGAATTGTTTTAAAGTCTACCTACGCTAAGACAGAAAACTCCCTCCAGAAGCTACTTGTCTGGAAGGATAAGGACAATGAAACTATTGGCTATGTTGGTTACAACAGCAGCACAGATCAAATGCTTCGTATTGCTAATAATATAGCAAGCATCGAGCTAACAGGCGCAGAGTTTGTCAATATCGGCCCAGCTATCCAAGAAAACGGAACATTGTTAAGTGAGAAGTATGTGTTGAGTGAAAAGTTATCAGAGCTGGTTAAAGATAAAGCAGAAGCTGCGAAAGTGTATTCTAAGACCGATGCAAACAACAAATTCGCAACTAAAGATAATGGTTTTACCCAGTTTATCACAGAAAAAAACACAGCTGAAAAGTTACGTTCGGATATTGGGGCTGGCAGTGCTGACGATGTTGCAAATTGTGTTAAGAAGACAGAGTTCCTTGCTGATATGGCTACCACTACAAAGGACAAAAAGAGGATATGTGACAATATTGGCGCAGCTTTCGTAGGTGATTTCCAAGAGAAGTTGACAGATACTGGCTGGCAACAATGTAGTGACCAACCGAGACTTTATGTTCGTCAGATAGGTCATATCGTGTCAATCCAGGGTACTATAGAAACAGCACACGAAGGCGTTGCGTTTACTATACCTAACAGCATTGATGCCCCCACACATGCTGTGTACCAGAGCGTTTCGTTTAGCAATTATCAAAACTGGAGCTGTCAAATAGAGGCAGATACACGCTTATGTAAAGTAATATACTGTAACGGTAGCTGTTATAAGGACACCAGTTTTTCAATGACTTACATGGTATAATTTAATACTTACAGATATGAGAATATTTAGAAACATAGCAGATCGCAAAGGTCTGGAGGAAAATGAAAAGTTGGCTTTTGAAGCCCTACAAGTTGAAACGGAAGTAGCATATGGAGATATTGAACCCAAACCTACCGCCAGTGGAGTTGCCGAAGAAAAGGTACAAACACAAGAAGAAGCGGATCCAAAAAAAGAAAGACAAGCGGCTAAAAAGAAAGTTTGATGAAACAAACCTTGGCAGCTCAATTAAGCTCCACGCTCCATTGGAATATGAAATGATAGTATCGGCTGGTGGTTATGAGCCTCCAGCCGAACTTATCGAAGCGATTAGCTATGCGTCGCTTAACCCATATTTTCGAGGCGTGTACTTTAGAAGAAACCTAATTGCGTATCGAAGAAACGGAGGCTGTTATCAGTCATATCCTGTTAAACCTAAGCCAGTTCCGAAAAGAATTGCGCAATTAAGAAAACATCTAAGTATGTTAAGATAATATAAAAACAAGCGTTATAGACAATTTTTAACGCTTGTTTTTTCATCTGAATAAAAATACACAATAAATTTGCACCCAATTTCCAGGTGTTAGTTGTTGTTTTGCGCTAACGTCTCATAATTGAAATACTCCATCTTTTTATTATTCACTCCTTAATTTAACGCATGGGAGAACTTATTGTGTCTGTCAGAAAATTGACGGACGTTGAACTTATGCGTGAGGCTTGTTCGATGACTTTTGATGGAGAAAGTCACGCCTCACTAAAAGCAATTTACAAATCTGAGCATTCACCAGCTCGCACCCAGATGTTCTGGATAACTCTAAAGAACATCAAGTTAGCTTACGCTACTCATCTGATTCGCCACCACGTCGGCAGTCAGCCATTTCAACTTACTTGTCGTGATGATCGTAAAGGTGGAAATCCTGGACAAATCAACAAGTGTTATGACATCTGCAATCAACTGAAAGAGGCTGATAGAGCTATCCGTAGTGGTGAGTTAGGAGTTGCGCAAAGTCGTATTTATTCTTCTATGGAAGAGATAGAGTGGCTTGCTGACAATGCGGATAGAAATACACCAGTAAATTTGGGTATGTTCGTGAATGCACAAGCACTTATTGATATGGCAAAACTTCGTTTGTGCAATCAAGCACACAAAGAGACCATTGCTATTTTCAAGAAAATTAAGGAAGCTATCAGACTAATTGACCCAGACTTGGCTAATATGATGGTTGTTAAATGTGTATATCGTGGCGGACTTTGTGGTGAACCACGCTGTTGCGGTTTTAATAACACTAAGGCATTTATCGCTGAGTTGAAGGAGTACGTTTCTCTATTTTCAGAGAAACAAATAGGAATCATAAACACTCTTAATTTAAAGGAGCAAGAATGAGTATTGAAATCAAAAAGCGTGACGGACGCTTAGTTCCGTTTGACATTACACGTATTGAACATGCTATCAAGTCAGCGTGTAATGAAGTTGGTACAACAGACCTTAACATTGCCTGCGTAGCAAAGAATGTAGAAGCTAACTGCTATAACGGCATCGAAGTAGAAGCAATTCAAGATTTAGTAGAAACTGAATTGATGGGTGCTGGTGCAACTAAGGTTGCGAAAGCATATATTCTATTTCGTGAGGAACGTAACAGAGCAAGAACACGTAAGCAAGACGCAGTCATCACCTCAGTTGTTAATGCTGAGCGAAATGATGTGACACGTGAGAATGCAAACTCTGCATCAGAAACACCTGCTGGTATGATGATGAAGGTTGCAAGTGAAAATAGTAAAGAATATGCAAGTAAGTATCTTATTAGCGAGGACGTGCGTGATGCTGTGAAAGATAACATACTTCATATCCATGACTTTGACTACTATCTCACACGCTCGCTAACATGTCTCCAGCATCCCGTCAATATGTTGCTTAGTTCTGGTTTCAAGGCAGGACATGGAGAGAGTCGTGCTGCTAAGCGTATTGAGACTGCAAGTATTCTTTCTGCTATCTCTATGGAAACAATTCAGAATGAGATGCACGGTGGTCAAGCTATTCCAGCATTTGACTTCTATATGGCACCTTATGTACGTAAAACATACATTGAGGAAATCGAGAAACTGGAAGCATTTACACACACTGACCTATCTGCCTTAAAGAAAGAAGAAGTTGAAGAGTATGTTGTAGCACCTACAGATGAGGTTATCGCCACAATTCAACGTGCCAAACAACATGCTATTAACATGACAGTGAATCGTGTGCATCAAGCTATGGAGGCTTTTCTTCATAATATGAACACTATTCATAGCCGTGGTGGAAATCAAGTGGTATTCTCCAGCATTAACTATGGTACAGACACCAGTGCTGAAGGCCGTTGTGTAATGCGTGAACTACTTAATGCTACTTATCGTGGTGTAGGTAATGGTAGCACTGCTATATTCCCAATTCAGATATGGAAGAAAAAGCGAGGTGTCAATTTCTTGCCTGAAGATAAGAACTATGACCTCTATCAATTGGCATGTAAAGTAACCGCACGTCGTTTCTTCCCAAACTTCTTAAATTTGGATGCACCTTTCAATACCAGTGACAAGTGGGATGCCAATGACCCTAATCGTTACCTATATGAAGTAGCTACTATGGGATGTCGCACACGTGTATTTGAGAATCGTTTCAGTGACAACACATCTGTTGGTCGTGGAAACCTCAGCTTTTCAACTATCAACCTTCCTGGCCTTGCGTTAATGGTACGTCACATTGAAAATCGTGAGGAACGTAAGATAGCATTCATTAGCGCATTAAATAAGGCTTTGGCGATTACTTGCAAACAGTTGCGTGAGCGTTACGAGTTCCAATGTCAGGCAATGGCAAAACAATTCCCATTACTTATGTCTGGAATGTGGATGGGATCTGAACACTTAAAACCAAACGATGAAGTACGTTCAGTTCTAAAGCATGGTACACTTGGTATCGGTTTTATCGGATTGGCAGAGTGTCTTGTTGCGTTGATTGGTAAGCATCACGGTGAGGATGAAGAAGCTCAACGTTTTGGTGTGGAGATTATCGAACTAATAAGAGATTTTGCTAAGGAAAGTTCTGACAGATATGATTTGAACTTCTCAGTCCTTGCTACACCAGCAGAAGGATTAAGTGGCAAGTTTACAAAGAAGGACAAAAAGAAATTTGGTATCATTCCAGGAGTTACAGACCGTGACTATTACACTAACAGCAATCACGTTCCAGTGTATTACAAGTGTAGTGCCGCTCACAAAGCAGCAATCGAGGCTCCTTATCACGACTTGACACGTGGTGGTCATATCTTCTACGTTGAACTGGATGGTGATGCGACTCACAATGTACAAGCTGTACAGGACGTGGTAGCACTCATGGATAAACACAATATTGGTTACGGTAGTATTAATCACAACCGTAATCGTTGTATGGATTGTGGCTATGAAGACGCTTCCAGCAATTTGGAAGAATGTCCTTGTTGCAGTAGCGATAATATTGATAAACTTCAACGTATTACTGGCTATCTTGTTGGTACAACCGACCGTTGGAATAGCGGTAAACTTGCAGAGTTAAACGATCGTGTGACCCATGACTAAAGATGTAAATACTATTTATGTAGCGAGAATCGTAAAGTCCACTGCCAGCGATGGCGTGGGCTTACGAAACTCACTATACGTTTCAGGCTGTGACATTAAATGTCCAGGCTGTCATAATAAGGATTGGTGGGATATGAAGAATGGCACAGAAATGGCAATTACAGATGTGTTTGCCGAATTGAACAAAGACGACTTCAATATCTCTATACTCGGTGGTGAACCATTGATGCAATATGATGCAGTGCTGAAATTATGCAAAATGATAAAGAAGAAAACCAATAAGACTATATGGCTTTGGAGCGGACATAAGCTGGAGACCATACGAAAGAGGTGGCCAAAACTTCTTTATTATATAGATGTATTAGTTGACGGACCATTCCAGCAGGAGTTCTATGAGCCTAATTTAGAGTTCAGAGGAAGCCGAAATCAACGAATAATAAATGTCAAAAGTATAATTCAGAAATAATACTTATAAAAGAAAGTGAAATATACTTATACCTGTGTATCAATAAGTTAGCTATATATTAACAGAATTTATAATTTTTATTTGAATGAAAATTTGGATAATTAAAAATATAGATATAACTTTGTGGTGTCAAATCAAAACATAAGTGTATGTAAAATGATTAGGGCTAAGGGCATTATCGACATCCACAACGGTTATGCCGACACATCAGAGCTTTTAGATTCTGTGGATAGTCTTGGAAATGGTGAGTACGGTTACTTACTATTCGACAAGAAAAAGAATCGCTCGCTACCACAATTGAAGTTTCTATTCGGTTATCTTCTTCCAACGTTATCACAGAAACTGGAAGGAAATCCTGAACCAGAAGCCCTATACAGATATTTTGAAGAGATTTATGCTCCGATTCATAGCTGCAAAATTCCAGGTGAGAAACAAGTATTTGAATACTTTGATCTCAAAAACGAAAATGCAACTGAGATGGATACCGTTATTACAAAGATTATCCATCACGCCATGTCGGAATGGAACATAGACCTGTTATCACGCGACCTGATGAAAACTTCAGAAGCTCAGGAAGCATATGCAGGAGCCTATGCCGAGATGTGGAAGAATTATACAAGAAAAATTTAATTCATTTCCCATGACGGAGCAAGAAATCAAACACAAGTCAGCATTTGACGTGTTCGCTTCCCAACAAGAGACTTTTGAGGAAGCACAAAAGAAAAACAGTGAAGAATCTCGTAAGCGTGCCACTTACCTTCGCTTTAATCAGGATGGCACTTACACAATTCGTATTTTGCCTCTCGCACCAGTTGTTAATGCGGACGGCGAAATCCAACCAATGGAACGTAAGGGTTACGAGTATCCTCTCCGTAGCTTAATGCTAAAGATTGAGAACCCTGCCAAACTTGACAAGAAAGGCAAACCTACATTGCAGTACGTTACCGTTTGTAACGCAAAGCAAGCGTTCAAAGACCTCAAAGAAGACCTTATTGATGTGTACACTCGTGTAGTTAGCGACAAGTATGCAAATGACGCAGCTCTAATCAAGAAGATTACCGCTGGTAGCTTTGAAGGTGGTTTGAAGTGGGACAGCCATCGTTGTATGTATGTGTTCGATACAGAAAAGCGTGGCAATGGTATTCAACTACTCCAGCTTTCTTTCTCACAATATCGTGACTTGGAAAATGCTAAGTTAAGTGTGTGGAACAAGCTGTTAAAGAAGAAGGCTAACACTGGATGTCCAATCTCTTCTATTTCAGAGGCTTATCCTGTTGAGGTTGAGCGTACTACTGAGAATGGCAAGACCAAGTACACTTTCCGTGTTGACACATTAGCAGACATTGATCAGTTAAAAGAAGAGGAACTTCAGAGCCTACTTGACACCCCTCGCCTACCCGAATCTATCTATCGTTACAGTCGTTATCATCTCGAAGCAACTATTGCTTATCTTAAGCAGCTTGATGAGAAGTTTGGCATTGATGTGATGGGTGACAAAGAAGTTAAGGAGTGTATTGATACAATCAAGATGTTGTTCCCAGCTGACGATACCAGTCACTTCACAATTGGTGGAAAGGACGATGAGAATAACGAGGGTGACAATGCTGCCGATAGCCTTGATTCTCTATGGGATCGATGGGACGACCTTGAAGAACAGGGTCTTGATGACAAGAGCGATGAAGGCGCAGAACTTCGAGCAGACATCAAAACATTCATAGAAGACAACGACCTCGATGTTCAAGTAAAACGTGGTAAGTCTAACCATGACTTGCTAACCGAGATTGAGGAAGCTATGAACGGTGGCTCTAACGAGGAGGAAGAAGAAGAGGAAGAAAAACCTGCTCCTAAGAAGTTAGAACGTCGACGTGAACCAGAACCCCAAGAAGAAGAGGAAGAAGATGATGCAGAACCCGCAGCACCTTCTGCTTCCGAAGATGAAGAGGAAGAAGGCGACGGTGACGAAGAACCTGCAAGACCTGTACGCAACCGTCGTGAGCGTAACGATGACACTAATGAACCAGCTGCACGTCCTGAGCGTGAACGTCGTGCCATCAGACCTCATCGTAGATAATCAGTAAGGATTTTTCATCTCTACACGGCATTAAGTTGTCGTGTAGAGAATTTTAAAACCAACAAGTTATGAAAAATAAAATCCCATACGCCTTACTGATTAACGATATTCACATCAGCAAGGACAACATACCAGAATTTCAGAAGAACTGGGATGAAGCGGTGCAGATCTGCATTGATCGTAAAATCCCAGAAATCATCATTGGTGGGGACTTATGGTTATCAAGAAGCGCACAACCTTTATCGGTATTAATGGCAGCTCATAACGCTATACTTAAAGCTACACGCACGAAAGTCCGTTTTTCAGAAAAAATTGGACTTACAATTGCTTGTGGAAACCATGATAAAGTAGACCAAGAAGCGTTTGAAAGCTACAGTCACTTATTTGATGAATACGACAATGTATATGTAGTTGATGATTATGTAATATATGAACTCTCAGACACAGCTACGTTATATGTGATGAGCTACTTCCCAGAAAACGGAAGTTTTATTCAACACTTTAAAGATATGGTTAGGTGTCTGGATAAGTCAAAGTTCAATGTACTTTATCTTCATGAAGGCATTAGAGGAGGTTTAGCACAGCCAAGTGATGATGAACTCCCAGCAAGTATTTTTAGTGAGTTTGATAGTGTATTGGTAGGTCACTACCACGACCGCAAACAAATCCCAGACACAAACATCCTTTATATTGGTTCAAGTAGGCAACATAACTACGGAGAGAATGAGGAGAAAGGTTATACAGTGCTTTATGAAGATGGAAGCCATGAGTTCATTAAGAACCAAGCCAATATTCGCTATAAAACTATAGATGTTATACCTTCCAGCATGACAAGTGATAAGTTCTTGGATGAGCTTAGTTCTTATAAAGACAAGAATTATCGCTTACGTTTACGCATTCAATGTAAAGCAAACGAGGCGTCGACAATTGACCGCCAGAAGCTACTTGATGCTGGTGCCTCACGAATTGAGATTGTTACCGAAGAATCATCTGTTAAACTAACCAAGAGTCAAAGCATTTCCACTAAGTTCGATAAGAGTGGCATTAAAGAAGAGTATCGTAGCTTCTGTCATGACAAAGAAATCGACAACATAGATATGGGATTGCAGTATCTTGATAAAATTCGCTAAGATATGTGGAATTTACAATCAATTGAAGCTACAAACTTGTGTGCCTTTGAGCATTTCAAGTACAAAATTACTCAGAATCAGGCGACCCTTATCTTTGGTAACAACATGGATAATGACTCGCAAAATAGCAACGGTTCAGGCAAGAGTGCTTTGATAGAGGCTATCGCTATTGCATTAACTGGTGAAACGCTCCGTAAGGTTAATATGGACGAAATCATCAATGACAAATACGATGAGTGTTGTATTGAAGCATTTCTTAAAAATGAAGAACAAGGCGTAGATATGCGCATCACTCGTATCATTCCCAGAAAAGGTACACAAACAATTAAGATTGTGCGTGGAGAAGCAGGGGATGACGAAGAGGTTAAAGAAGCGACTATTGCAGACTATAACAAGTACATACTTGATACACTCGGTCTAAGCAAGGATGATATATATTCTAACTTCATCCTTACAGCAAAGAAATACAAATCGTTTCTTTCCAGTTCCGACCGTGAGAAGAAAGAAATCATTAACCGCTTCAGCAATGGAGTTTTGGTAGATGAAAGTATTGAAGCTCTTCATAAGGATATGGAGCCAGTACAACAACAGTTCGCAGAAGCTGAGAAAGTGGTGGCTGAAAACACTGGTAAGGTTGCTGCTATCGAAAACGAAATTGAGAAAGCTATCGCTGACAGCAATGACCGTTCTGCAAGCCGTAAAGAGCGTATTGAGAACTGGAAACAAGCTATTACTGACAAGCGTGCTTACATCCGTGAGCAGAATGAGGCTATCAAGGAAGAGGAAGCTGACATCGAAGCGTGCAACGATATTGATGTTGTACTTCAAAAACTTGAAAAGTCAAAGAAGAGCTTTAAGGAAAAGTACGAAACAATCATCAGTCATTTGAAACTTGAAACTGACTATTCTCAAAAGATTGACGAACTTCAACAACAAATAGAGAAGTACGAAGCTGATGAGAAAGCCTCTTTGAAATCTCACAAGCAAGCTGCCGATTCATTGAAGAAAGCAGAAAGTGCCTTAGAAAAAGCAAAAGCTCTTCATACCGCCCAGTCTGACGAAAATGACCAAAAATCTATATCAGTCGGTGAGCGAATCAACTCACTAACAAAAGAGGTGCGTGATATTCAGATGAAGGAGAACGAACTACAAACCAAGCGCAAAGATATTCAGGAGCGCATAGCGTTTATATCTAAGTGTCTTGCAGGAACAATAGCCTGTCCTAAATGTAAACATGAGTTTGTTTTGAATCAAGATGTGAACGTAGCAGAGTTCCGCAAGGAAAAAGAGCAAAAAGAAACAGAACAAGCACAAGTCCTCCAGCAAATTGAAGATACACAAAAGCAATATGAAGATTGTGTTGCAGATGGTCGCAAAGCTCGTGCAGAAGTAGCGGCATTAGCAGAAGCTCGCTTACAGATTGACAACGCTTTAAGAGATGTTGAACGAGAAGTTTCTAAAGCTCGTAACTCTGAACAAGCTGCATCTGAAGATATGGTACATGCTCAACAAAGCCTTGAACGTGCTCAAAAGCAATTAGATAACTTACACAAAGATATGTTTGACGACGCTTTTGATACACTGGACAAAGACATTGCTCAGGACGAAGCTAATATCAAACAGCTTGAACTCAATATCTCTAACGCTGAAGGTGCAATTAAGAGCTATGAGGAAAGTATCAAGGAGGCTGAGAACGCAGCCGAGACAGATATTATCTCCAGCTTGAAAGAAAGTAGAACAAAATACCAAAACGCACTTCAACAATCTATTCTTAATAAGGAAGAAATTGAGCGAGATTACAATGAGCTAAAAATTCAGGAGGCGAACTTTATAGAGTTCAAAACCTATCTTGCTAACATTAAGATTGACGCTATTAGTGAAATCACCAACGACTTCCTTGAATCTATCGGAAGTGACATTAGAGTGAAACTTTCAGGTTACACACTCTTAAAGTCAGGAAAGGTAAGAGATAAGATCTCAGTTTCTTTGATACGTGATGGTATTGATTGCGGCTCTTTCGAGAAATTTTCTAAAGGCGAGCAGACTCGTGTTGAATTAGCGAACATACTCGCACTGCATAAATTGACAAATGTAAACTGTGAATCAGGCAAAGGCTTAAATCTATTGGTGTTTGATGAAATACTCGATGCTACTGATGAACAAGGTTTGAGCAATGTATTCAAAGCAATTAACGATACACAGATTACATCCTTGGTAGTTTCACATGGTAATGTTGCAGAAAATTACCCAAACCGCCTAATCATCAATAAGCATAACGGTATATCTTTTATTGATTAATGCAAACAAACACCGAAACAGAACAATTAACAAAGGAGCAGGTGCTTGGGCTTGACATTGCTACTCATACTGGGTATTTCAGTCTTGCAGAGCATGGTACATGGAACTTTACTGAGAGCATGAGGCGTAACAACAACAAGCAACATGCAGCCTTCAGGAACACTCTTATGGATTTCATTCAGAAGCACGGAATCAAACAAATCGTTGCAGAGGATGTGAACGTAAACAATCACTTCACTGATACTCGTAAACTAAGCGAGTTTCGAGGTATTTTGCTGGAGGTTTGCGACACCCTTGATCTCCCAGAGCCAGTATTCATTAACACATCTACTGTTAAGAAGTTTGCTACTGGCGATGGTCGTGCGGACAAGAAAAAGATGATGGAGTTTTGTCGTCAACGCTGGAAAACGGAACCTGTAGACGACAATGAAGCCGACGCCACTCACATTTTCTTCTGTTATGTTAAGCGGTTAAAATTATAAGATGATGGAAGAAAATAAAACAACACAACAAATTGATAAAGGTTTGGCAAAGCAACACGGTTACTACCTTCAAAACTTGGTTGACCGCTTCTGCCATTTCTTAGACCGTAAACCTCAACCCTCCAAAGAGGAGGTAAGGGAAAAGTTTGTAAAAACCGAAATGGACTGGAAAGTCTACTGTGTAAAACACAACCTTGGAATACGGGCATCTATGATGTTTAACGCAAAGATTGCTTATGAATGGGAAACAAGGTATGTGAACCCGAAAATCAAACACAAACAGTAGACCCCGAGACAGACCCCAAAGTTATCGCACGACGCACAGAGCTGTATAATAAGTATGTAAAACCATTTTACAACATGATATACAAGCTGTCAATGCAATACAGTCACAGTCCAGAGAACGTAGAAGAGAACTACACTGAGGTTCTTACCAACTTCTACAGGCGCATAGAAACCTATGACCCTTCCAGAAGCATCAGGACTTGGCTTCATATCTGCACCAAACGTCATATCATGGCATTGGAAAGGAAACGTCAGACAAGCAACAATATTAATTATGATAACGATATTGAGGATTATGGCGATGACACTTGCAGCTGTGACCATGCAGGAGCAAATATGATGGATGTCAGCAACTACAGAGAAATGTACAATGACGACATTCTCGCAGTGCTTGATGAATTAAAACCAATACATCGTGATGCGCTACTGCTACAAGAATCAGGGTATTCACTCAAAGAAATAGTTGAAATAGAGTATAAAAAAGGCACTCTCAAATCAAGGAATATTGAAACGGTGAAGAGCAGACTGTTCCTCGCCAGAAAGTATCTCAAAAAGCATCTAACACGAGATGGTGAACGAATATTTGGTAGAGCAGACGAAGAAGATGTTTACGACGATTGCGATTAAACTTATCAATCCTCGTTTCAAATTTCCGCAAGGCGGAGCATCCACACGTCTTTTGACAAACGCATTGAATAAATTGGAGAAAAAAGAAAACGGACTCTCCAGACAACGCATAGTCGACTATGTGGTATGCTCCGCCTACCCTTTTAAGGAGCGTGAGGGGGCTTGGACAATAAACCAAGTGTTTGGTCCTAAGTCCTTAGAACGCTTCAACACAGACAAAGGCAGAAGGTATTACGAAGATCAGTGGTTAAAGACTGCAAATCTTACCAGAATAAGTCTTCTAAAGTTTATTGAAGACAAAAGCGAACACCCCCAAGCAAAGTATATCTACATGCCGATGGAAGAGCCTACTAAGAAACGTATGCTGAATACATCAGTCGGATATGCAATCTGCCAAGCATCTACTTTAGGCTGGAGTCCTGAAAGTGGAGCATGTCAAGAGTGTAATTATACTCACAAATGTCAAATTGAAACACAAAGAACGCAAAACGAAGCGTAAGCGCATTTTCAAACGAAGCGATAAAACAAGAAAAACGAAGTGTACCCTTGAGAAGTGCCCCTTTTTCCTCCGTTTGCGCAAAAAATAAACCCCTAACATTTAACTGCTAGGGGTTTTATATTTACCAAATTAAAGGTATTTCTCGAAACGCTCTAATCATCCGCTCAGCTGCTTCTGACAGCGTTATTTTATTCTGACGTGCATATTCTTCGATTTTCTCTTTTACATCCACAGGTAAACGAAATTGAACAGCTACTTTACCTAATAAAGGACGCCCAGAGCCTGGTCTTGCACCTCCGTGTTGTTTTTTTTCTTCTTTATTCTCCATTATCCTTACTTTTACATTACTGCGATAGCGTAATATGAATCTGTATCCGAATTGTAATAATCTGCAGCCATCTTTGGAAGAATTTCAGAATAAGTTCCATTTGCGCAATCAAGTGCAATAAACTGATCATCTGTTAAGCTTTCTATCTTTGCTTTAATCTCATTCATTTCCTCGAGGAACTTTGCAATTTCCTCCTGACTTGCTTCATCTTCTTTCATTTGCTCCAAAGTCTCATCGATGTCTACTTCTTGAAATTGAACTTCATCACCTTTTAAAAAGATAGTATAGCAATTAGTTTGCTCATATTGCTCTAAAACATTAATATCATCAGATATACCGCATCCGTCATATTCATAATTACCTGAGCCTTTTCTTTTAATTGTAAGCAATCGTAAATCATACTTATCAGCTATTTCTTGAGCTTGTGAGAAACTTCTAAAACCACAAATAGCATCATCTATATTATTTACTTTTACAAGTTCTAAGCCATTTTGTGTTGCAATATTTTTTAATTCTTGAGTTGTCATAGTTGTATTTCGTTTTACGTGGTTAATATTAAAGGGGGTGGGTGTGAACTCCACCCCTTTTGTTTTTAGTCTTCTACCTTGAATAAAATTCCTATTTGTTTTGTTGTTCCATCGAATTCATAGTCAACGCTCTTCTTGTCATATATTGCGAAAGGTTCATCGCAGCCATCGCAAGTTACAGAGAACTTATCATCATCTACTTCTTCGATGTGCATTCCATTGCAGAACTCTCCGTTAAGTGCTTTTGTGTAAAGGTCAAATGGTGCAACTTCATGACCAATATACTTCATATCTCTACCTGGTTTAGTCTCAAACTCTGCAATTTCAATAAAGCTCTCATCATCTTTAAACTTACTTGCAAGCTCTTCTATCTCTGCAAAGTTTTTGAAACCTAGAAGAGCAGCTGTACCATTATTGAACTCTTCGATTCTGTAAAGTGGATAGTTTTCGAAAACGAAATCTGAAAAATTTTTAATTGTTGTCATAATAGAATTTGTTAATTTAATTTGTTTGACTTGTTGTTTAATTTTTACATTGCAAAGATATGACTTTATTTTGAAAACTGCAAGCACTTTTCAAAATAACTTTATGAAAAGCCCTTATTTTAACTATAATTTAACAAATGAGCATAAAAAAGCGATGAAACTCTTTCAAGTTCCATCGCAAATAAACAAATTCTATGTTAGAATATAATTCTAGACAATGCAAAGATAGTTACTTTTTTACTTATATACAACTTTGCGCTGCACTTAATTATTTACGCTATATATATAATAGGTATATAACAGCATTCGAACAACGTTTAAACGCTATTCAAATGCAATATAAATCAATGCTTTTTATACACCATTATATCTGTATACTTCGCATTATAGTTCATCGTAGTATTTACCTTCACCTGTGTAGCGTGTGCAAATGGATTGCAGTTATCTTTATTTTCACCCATCCATTCGCAAAGCTCTAATATTTGAGATTTGTTCGAAGTGAAGTAAATGTAGTCATGATTTACAAGTACTGAGAGCACATCGAGATATTCTTTTAATCCCCATGTCATCGTGTAAGTTCCTACTTCAGTTGAAAGATAAGGTGGGTCGACTAAAAACAGCACATTAGGTGTATCTTTATACTCTTGAAATAACTCTTTGTAGTCTTTAGACACTACTTCCACGCCTTCAAGATAACCATCTGCGTTAAATTCATTTTGCCTTACAACATTATAGAATGTTTGCTTTGTTAGTTCATCGAAACTAGTTACATACTTCATGGAGAACAAAAGCGAAGAAGACAGTGTTATATAGTCTAGAAAGCCATATTTCTCTTCATGCGCTTTCACAACTTCTAATATAGCTTCTTTAATATCTTTCGCAATCATTTTATCTCTTGGAAGTTCTTTTGTAAACTCCCTAATTTTAGCAAGTAACTCATTAGTTTGCGGTATTGCCTTTAGACGTCTGCTGTAATTATCAAAATCGTTATAAACGACTTTTGCAAGTGGTTTTTCTTGCTTCGCAGTGTGCGAAAGTAAGCCAGAACCACCAAATAAATCTACAATAGTTATATCATCTTTATAGTGAGATAATATAGTCTTTACATCTTTTATAAACTTGCGTTTTTGCCCCATAAATGGTAGGGGTGCTTGGAAATAATTTTTCTTTAATTGCATAATGTTTTTTTTGTTTTTCGATTATTATTTGTACTTTTGCACTCTCACTTACATATTTCTTTAAATATAAAGCACGTAGTCACGGCAGAGGATTTTGTCCCCCAACCCGTGGCTACGTGCTTAAAGTAAATGTAGGTGAGATGATATTTACAAAAGGTTGGGGGATTTTTTTTGCCTCCCCCAGGGCAAATTAAACAGCTAAATGAAGCTCCTTACTTCCATACTCAAAGATTTCTTTTGCTTCCTTTTTAGCCTTCTTTCGATACTCCTGGAAGTCTTTCCACTCGCTTTCATGCTCTTTCAATCCATCTTCGCTTAAGTAGTTGCAAATCAAGGCTTCTACCTTTGATTGCGAATACTTCTCACGAATGAGCTTTTCTAGGACTTTATCGTAACCCCATTCGCCTGGCTCGAGTTGCAAGAACTCACAAGTAAAAATACCTTCTTTTTCCTCAATAAATGCCGAGAATGAGACAACGAGTAAGCCATATTGGCGTGAAGTCCAAACTCTTACAGGTTTTGTTGATTGTGTAATTTTCATATTTGTTTTTTACTAATTAAAATTGACATACAGGAAGCACCTGTATTCTAAAGTTATTGCTGTAGTTATAATTTATTTCAAAACATTCAGCTACTTTTATTGTTGGGGATTTTTGTTCTACACGAAGTGTCCTCACACTATATGTTCTTCCAAAGTTTGCACGTTGTGAAGACGTCCAAAGCAAAGGTGTATTTTTCACCCCATTTGAGTTCACCGTAAAGCTCATCAGAGAGAAAAGACCATCTCTAATTGCTTGCGCAAATATTCCACGTTCAGCTTTCAAGTACTCTTCTGTGATATAAATAGCTTCACCAACTGCAGGCAAATACCATTCATGCGCCTTAAAGGCTGCACTGAGGCTTTCGTTATGTCCCTTTAATCCAGGCTCAAAAGCATAGCAAAGTGAGTAGGCTGGATAATAATAAGCTGCTATACTATTATCTTCATCGTTATTATTTCGAGGACGATGTATGTTCATAAGTGAAAGCAAGTTATTATATTCGCTACCAACGCTATTTGCAACTGGTATAGGCAAATTAATACCGCTATCTTGTAGAATTACATCACGATGCTTTATTGTAAGCAAAGTGTCTATTTTTCCTACAGGTAGCTTTTCACCTGCTCGATGATCTAAAGTATCAGACGCTAAAAGCGATAAACCATCATAGCGTCTAGCTTCAGCTTCTGAGTTGATTTGCTTTACACCTGGGACAAAATGCACAGAATAATTAGGTTTATCTGTAAGCTGAACATTTGAGAAAGGTGCTCTAAATGAATCGATACCTGCGGTGTCTCTTATTTGCTCCAAAGACAATATTCTTCTGTCGTTTTTATCTTCTGAGATGTAATAGCAAATACCTACAACTGTTAAGTCTTTTCGAAGTTTGTTTGAGAAACTTCCATCGCTATATACATAGTCACCAAGGGCTAATCCTCTCTCATAGAAGCCTACAACTTCAGTTGCATTTAAGATCGTGCCATCGGTTAAATGAGCCGTCACTTTCACCTGTGCTTCAGGCTTTGGTAAATCGTTTTCATTGCCTACACGTCTTACTTTTAGAACACCTTTATCTTCATCTATTGTAGCAAAGTTGTTTTCAGAAATACTCCAACGCAAAGACTTAATATTATTGCCTCTTTCTGGACGAACTTCTGCGTACAGCTGAACATCTTTAGGTGATGCAATGTAAAGCTCACCACTGATGTATATATTTGTTACTGCAAACTTCTCATAAGAGATATAAAGTTTGTTCGATTCATCGTCTATGTCTCCCCAGGCTTTCACAAATGCACGCTTTTGTTCATAGGTTATCTTCACATTTGAAGTGAAGGTGATTTTACCAGTTACGTTTGCTCCAACTTCTGCAAGTTTAGCAATGAACGCTACATCAGAGGTCGTAAAATCAACTCCTCCAAGGGTTACATTTGAAAGTGGTGCGCCTGCTTTGTATATCTTTTGAAGCAACTCCAATCCATTAATTTTAGGACAATTTGCGAACTCGTAAGTATCGATATTTGAAATGCCTGCAAGGTTTAAATTCTCTTCTTTGAGAGATGTTAAGCCTTTTAGCTTAAGCGTGGTAATACTCTCTGGAAGAACTAGCTTTGTAAGCGAACTATTCTCTGACATCACAACGCCTTTTATCGGTGTGCCTGAAAAGTCAACTTCTTGCAAAACACCACTTGAAAGGTTGATGAGGCTTCGAAGATTTACCACATTGCGAACGATTACTTTTTTAAGCATTCCACATTTCGAAAGGTCGAAAGACACACCTCTCTCATTGGTGTTTGGCTTTTCTTCAGAATAGTTCATAATTAGCTCCTCAAGTGATTTTAAAAGCGTCATATTTTGGTCAAATTTAAAATCACCTAAGCCCTCTAAACCATGATATATTACATCTCCACTTGCCTTTGTAGAATAAGTCTTTAAGTCCGTGATCATGTCTGCATCGTCAATATCAAATGTAGCATCTTGAGGATTGGTGAAGCCAAAAGGCAAAAGCCCATATTCACCTTTAATACTTCGCACCGTTGAGAAGTTATTTGCACCCCACTGTACACTTGCATACATAGGTGAATAATGCTTTATAGCTAAGCCTTTTCCAGTTTCGTACAAACGTAAGCGCAAGTTGTTTACAACACTTGAACCACAACAGTATTTGCTATCCAAATAGCGTGAACGCTTTGTTAAGAAGTATTCCATTAGCTTAAGTTTATCACCATAAGCCTTGGTGAAATGCCCTGTATTTGCATAACCCATTGCATCTGCATTGTAAAGGTTTTCACACCATTTCTTCCAATAGTCTTGGTAGCGTTTAAACATGTAGGTTGCGTTCAAACCTGCATCTCTCATAGCCTTATACATAGTAGCAATATCATCACTCCAACATTCGTGTATCAAGTCTATTAAGCCTGATAAACGACCATTAAAGACAGGCGAAAAGCCTGATGTAAGTTTGGGTTGCCAAGCGTTATTGTCGTTGTCAAAAACTTCACCCTGAATGGCTTCTGTTTCACCAGTTAATGGGTTGAAGGCGTCGTTCCATTCAGCCCAATACTTAAAGGCTAAAACACCCGAATTGTTGAACATACTTTGAGAGTCTGTATCACGTTCAAATAGACGTGCAGTCGCTTTTCGCACACTTCCATCTGTATTCAATTCTATATCGTCAAAGGCGGTACTCATGTTCTTGTCAAATGAATCCATTCCAATAATGAACTGATTAAAGATGAAGTAGAATATAGCATCTACCTTGTTCAAATACTCCTGGTGAGTGTTTACAAATCTAGCCTTGCGATATGCTGGAGTGTCTTTGGTGTAACGCACTCCATTATATGTAATGGCTGTTTCCAATGTGCGATACTCACCATGCTGCACCTTGTATCTTTCTGCTAAATGAGGATTGCACGAAACCACCCAGTTGTGAAACCTTTTAATCACTGCAATCTCTTTATTCGCTTCTGCGATATTGTCTGTTGCTGATTTTACTGCACCAAGCTTATTCTTTTTATTCACTGGTGATTTCTTAGGAACACGAGCATAGTATATAGGAGACTTGCTACTGGTTGCATTGCTTTGCACAACGCTACCACCATCAAGATAAGCATCTGTAATCTCACGATTAAAGAAGTTCACATTCTCATCTACCTCCCATATTTGCGCTTTCTTATAGTCCTTTGCAGGGAAGCCCATAAAACTTGCGCTATACTTATTATTTATCAAGTTATAGATAGATAAGAACACGGGTGATTTACTTCCTGATGAGCTAGTTTTGCGAAAGCCTATTTCTGGAAATCCGCTGAGGCTTTTTCTGAAAGTAACAGGCTTAGAGCTCTCTGCTTGCGCTCTTTGGAAAGCCGTATACAGGTCTGTGTTTGTCTTTGCAGTATTTAGTAATATCTCTTGAAAGAGATTCATTGCTAAAATATTGAAGATACCTTCAGAACTTGCAAAGTTCACTTTGTGTACTACTTCCTTTTCGCCTTGCTCGACGCCTGGTGTGATTGAATATGAAGTACTCTTTTCGTTAGAGTGTTCAGGGTCTAATGTGATTTCGACTGCGCTGCCATCTCCATTTTCGAAAATCTCCGCCCAGTTCTTGTATGGTGAAGGATAGCCGTTTGATGAAGTACCATCAGCATTAAATAAGTGAGCTCCAACTTTAAATGGTGCGCAGGCATTTCCATCTGTAGATTTGTTCCAGGTGGGATTCAAGAATTCAGTAGCATTAATCGCTACATTTGGATTGTTCTTATTGTAAGGCAGTTCGTCGATATTCCAAATAGCAATAGGAGTAGTTGGGAGTGCCTTTTTCACCTTGTCAAATGAGATAATCTCATCGGGATTGTGAATATCTCCAGATGTGTTCAAAATATCATTTCTTCTTGCTATTGATATTTTACCAAAGCGCACAAAGTTTCCACCATCGTACACATCCTCGATGTCTGGTGTGTCATAAGCGAAGTTATCTAGCACTTGCTTAAAGTTAAGTGCTTTGTCGTATATTCGAATAGAATAAAGCTTAACGTCTGCCTGCTCACTTCCAATGGTGAGTTCTTTTGCTACTCCTTGCTTCCAACTTGCACTGGTGTAGTCGAACATGCGAACAATTACACCATTAATATAAAGGTAAGCGAGGTTCACATCTTTTTCTGTTACGCTACCACCACCAAGATTGTTGCGTGTGTGTGTTGTAGTTCCGTCTATTACAAAGCTTACTTTCACTCTAGAACCTTCTGGGAAATAGGTTGTAACGCTATCTGTTGCGCATCCAAATTCTATTCTACCAGGATAAATCCTAAAGCCTACACCTGCATGAAAGCACTGTGCAATAATTGCACTTTCGTTGCTACAAACACCACTTTCAAGTTCAAGTTCAATTGTTCTACCTTGCTTATTACCATTTGCTCCGATATCGGTTGCAAAAGGCAAAAAGTCTTTTAACGTTACACTTTTACCTGCCTTTATAGTTAAGCCTTGACCGTCTAGAAAGCCGTTATTTTCATCAAGAACGAAGTTCTCACTTCTCACTAATCTTGCAGTTTGAACGCCTTTATATAGAGAAGTAATGTTTTGCGCTGAAAGGTCGTTATTCGCACGACCACGCATAGGTATATACACCTTGCACTCATCGGCTGCAACAATAGAAATACCAATTGTCTCGACTTCAATTCTTCGAGTAACTGAAAGCTGTCCAACAGAAATCACCACATCGACGAAAGGCAAATACCTATTGTCATCAAGTGTAATGTTTACACTTTGTAAGCCTGAAGATTTATCAAGTTTTAGTGTTACTTCTTGCTCCAAAAGGTCTAAAGTTTCACCATTGAATTTTAGTTGCACTTTTACTCTCGCTTTGCTTCCTGCATCATCATCAGGAAGATAGAAGAAGTAAGGGATATTCACAACGCTAAACTGCTTCACCTTTCCAATGAATCCTTTTCCAAGTGAAAGCGCAGCCTGTCCATTTCCATTTTTCACACCCTTAATATAAGTCGTTGTGAGTGTTTGAGTTCTAAGACCTAGTTGTTTGTTTTCCGCCCAGATACTGATATTGTGAGCTCCAAGGCTATACTTTTCTAATTCATCAATGATAAACTCACCACTTGAATTATTGATGCTCTTAGTGTATGTATCTGCTCTTTTGCCGTCTTCAACACGACAATAAACGAGGGCTTCCACTCCTCGTGAATTGACACGCAAAGACCACTTTCCAGATTGGATTACACTTTCATCGTAAGAGTTATCGAATGACAAAGCAATATTATAGGTTTTGATATTGAAAAGGAATTCTTTTCTTGCGCCATGTGAGTTGCTTACAACAACCTTTACTTTGTTGGTTTCTTCCTTTAAGTAGTCGCTTAAATCAAACTCATAAGTATTTGCTTGCGCTGTTCCGCTAGCTTTTAGAACTTGTGTAAGCTGTGCTATTTCTACACCGTTAATTTCTACAGTTGCTTCACCATCTGCAGTGTCTTTTTCTGCAGGGTTATCTCCCCAATAGCAATTGTAAGATAGTGCAAGGGTGTTTCTTGAACCTTGCGCCATTGAAGTTGCAGGATAACGTGTGATAACCGTGCGAAGTGTATAGCTTTCTTCTGGTTTATTAGAATAAAAGCTAAACTCTTTTAGAACTTTATCTGCATACAAAGTTCTATCGCCAAACCATTGTGTAAACGCTTCTTCATTTGCGAAAAAGCGCATTGTTTGCAAACCACCTTCTCCACTTTCAATATTGAGATAGCCAAACTTCTCTGAACCAAGTTTGCTCAATTGATATTTTATGAATTCTTCAACTCGGCTACCTTTAAAGCCCTCCCATGATGTTGTAAGGCTTTTTATTTCATTGTCTATTGCTTTTGCCATAACTACTTCCAAGTGTCATTGTTTAACCATTTATTTTCGCTTTTCCAAACGCCAGAGCCAAAGCAGCTCTTTACCATTTGCCAGATAAGACGTGTGCCTTGCATGACTTTTGAAACAGCCTTTCGACCGATTTCAACTGAACCAACTTCTTTATTATTTAATCTTATCATTGATCATCCTCCAGTATAAGATAGCACCTGTCATCTTCGACTTTCTTTTCATGTACAAGAGTGTTATACTCTTCCTGTGTGAGAATTCTTGCTTTGAACTCTTCTCTTTTTAAAAGTGCCTTTTGAAAGAACCCCCATTGCTGGTTTTGCTTTTGCTCAAGAAGACGATAGCTCTCGCCGATTTGCCCCTGAAGAGTAGATTCACTTTCTCTCAAGGCATCTTGCAAAGAAACCTTTTCTACGTCTATCTTTCTTTCAACGGCTTGAACTGCCTGCTCACGTGTAGAAATCTCATTATTTAGATTGTCTTCGAGTTCTTTTCCTCTTACACCTGGAAAAGCCTGTCCTTGCGAAATGCCAATTGCAACTTTATTGATATTACCAATTAGCTTCCATCCTGGATTCTCAAAAACATAGATTTCTCCATTATGAGCATCGTTTGCATCTGCTTCGTTATAAACACTGACAATTTGACCAAAGCGCAAAGGCTTATCATTTGCAACTGGTGAGGCGTCTCCCTGCATTGCAGTAACCGAAGAATAGACTTTCACCACTGCTAGTGAAGAACTATTTTGCTCTATTGATGAGATAAGTGAGAGCGTGTCTGCAATCAATCCTCCGACTTCTTCAGGGGTAATTGAGCCTTCTATATGTCGCTTGCGCAGAACCTCTGCACGTTGCTGTAAATCATAAATATTCATCATAGCGTAATATCTAAAACAATTGGACAATCTCGAGGTGTTAAGTTTGTATCTACAGGCTCAAAAACAAAAACCTCACTAGTTGTACATATCAACTTACCAAGAGATGATCCAAGTTTACCTTTAACATCAACTCCTTGTCTAAATGAAGTTTTCCACTTAGATGGTGCAGGCATGCTATCAAAAATTGAATAAAAATTGCGACCTGGCCATTCATACTTACTGGTCCACACGGTTGCGTTACTCTCGAGCTTTGCTTGTACACGATATCGTCTGTTTACTTCACGAATTGAGAATGTGCCTGAATATCCATTATAGAAGTGTTCTCTCCAAACCATATTCTGCCAATCTCCAAATTTGATTCTCTCTTGCAACAAATCTGCAAATACAGCAATAGTTGTAATATCGTAAGCTTCTGCAACACCATCTTTTGAAGAAGAAAAATACACTTCTTTTTCAATTCTGCAAGGGTGTTCTTGACCGTCTGCAAAAAGACGATTATCCGATGTGACTTCACGAATGCAAGCATATATAGGCATACCTTCTGTAATATCTGCAACTCGTGTTTCATTCCATGATAGGATGTCACCTTTTACATACATCGCACCAGGCAAAACAATAACGCCACCTTCAGGTGCTCGTTTTACTTTTGGTCGATTCATTGCAAAGGCTTCGACTTCTTCGCCTACAAGAGACTTAATCAAAAGCAAAACAATATCCTTTGAAAAGCTTTGGAGCAATTTAAGATCGTCCAAGTGAATTGGCATTCCGCCATCGTGAAAATTAATCTCTTTCATACTTCGTATAAATTAATGCTGTATCTTTTACCAGCTGGTTTATAAACGTTTAAAGCATTGACTATTTTTGTCAAAAATTCTCCTTTGTATTTGTCTTTTTCTATCTCTAACGATGTGCATAAAAATGTAGGGATATGCACTATAAAGTTAGGTTTGTCAGGCACTTCTCCTAGTTCATAAAGAATGAACTTGTTATTGATAAATGGTGCTATCTGGTTCTCATCTGCAAAGTATACATACACCTTATTACTATTGTCTATCTCTTCAATTTGTATCTCTCTATTCTTTAAGAAGAACAAACCATTAAGATAGCTTTCTATCGATGTTCGCTGAGCCGTTGTATCAAGCCTCCTTTCGACGTCGTTCTTCTTTTTTAAGAACTCCTCGTGTATATATATAATAGGTATGATCATCGCCTTCAAAATTGCAAGAAGTACCTTTGAGCGCAAGATGGGTGGAACAAGCTGCTCTATCCATCTGTTAAAGTCTACGTTATACCACATACTCAATCGTTTTATCAAGTCCAACTGCAATGAAGCTACCACCTACTGCAGTGTAGTTATTACCTACAATTTCTTTAAATTCATCGCCTGCTTTGTATTTGCAAACACCAAGTGCAACATCTACAACCCCATCTACACGCTGAATAGCATCAACAAGCTTTGTTTTGTTGAATGTTCCACCATATACAATATCTGCAAGATAGTTCTCAATTGCATGTTCTACTACCTTTTCAGATGAGGCTATATCGACGCCCTGTCGGTTTATTTTCAAAGGGTCAACGACAACCTTCACCGCAATAGATAATTCATCTGCTTTTCTTGTTCTCACGTTTATCACCACTCCTGCTATTTTAATAGCATTTATATAGTGTTTAAACGCTGTTAAAAAGTCATCTTGAAGCGGTGTCGGCTTTCCGTCTTGCTCTGCAGACACTAGCATTTCAATCGAGGCACCTCTATCTCTTACAGCTACATATTTTACAAGCTGTTTTGAAGTGTCGACTTTCGCATATTCATATCCAAATGTGCGAGGATTTAGGACCAACGCATCGCCATACTGAAAAGCTTTTGCCTTATCAAAATACCATGGAATACTTGCAACCACTGCTCTTGATATTTTCTGCTCGACGTCTTGCGTAAACTTTTCAAAGATGCTTTCTAACACATAGTGGCACGCTGCAACTATATAAAAAAGCAAGTTTTCTAAACTCACTGCAGAAAAGCAATCAGCAAAACGAGTTTTGTCTTGTGAAAGATCATAAGCCTCACGAATTGCTTTATCTTGCATAAATGCATCCGTCATTGTTCGCTTTATTTCAGAAATAGATCGTGCCATTATTTAAATGATGAATTAAAGATTTTATTAAATACGCCTTGACGTGCCTTTGAACGTGAATCGTAAGCAGTTGCAGGTGATACTGAATGTACCTTGCAATACTTTTGCAACACCTTATTATATATATGCTGGTGAAGTTGTAGCTTTGCGCCAGGCGTTGGTATTTCGCTTACGCTTTTACCATTATCCAGTGAAAGCTTTACAACTGCTTCCAGGCATCCATATTCTTGGATTGCTATATCTGCTAGGGTTTGACTATTCTTCGCAAGAACTTCCATAAGTTTCTTGATTTGTATATTACATAAGCTATCACTAATAGAGCTATCATTATTGCTATTATTCGAGCAAAATTCGCAAGCGTGAAGTCATGTGTAACTGTTTCTTTTTTCTTTATTCCTATAATATGCTTCTGCTTTTGCGTTCGCTCTTGTCTAACATTTTGTTCTATATTTTTAAGATCCGTTTTTCGTTGCCTGTCGTGAAATAAAAACCGCTCTTTCGATAACAGTTTTCCTACATCGTTGTAGACTAGAACAACCGAATCCCGAACGACAATCGAATCGAAATAGGAAGTAAGGTTTTTAACTACAAATGAATCACGCAGCACTACTGAATCTCGCACAACGGTTGTTTGCGTTTCTGCTGCAATTAGCTTTTTTGTACTGCAACATCCTGTTGTTAAGAACAGAAGCAGTAAGTAGATTAGATGTCTCATGTTTTATAAGTTTTTATATTCAACTTTAGCATCGAAGCAAGGACAAGCTTTTATTCTCTCCCATGGATCAACAATGCCGTTTTTATTTGTGTCTGGTGAAAAGTCTCTATGTCCCTGAATAATAGCATTTGGGTACTTCTTTTTTAATGCTTTTAAAAGCAATAAAAGCGACTTTTTTTGCTCTTCAGTTCTGTTATCTACAGGCTTTCCTTTGGCGTCAATGCCACCGATGTATGCAACATTTATAAGATTCGAATTGAATCCTTTTACACCATTGCTCACTTCATCTTCCGAAAGCGTATTAAAGACCTTTCCGTGGACGTCAACGATATGGTGGTAGCCAGGCTTTGACCAGCCTTTTCTTTTGAACTCAAGTAAGAGTTCTTTAATGGTTGCGTGCTGACTGCTTGCTGTGCAGTGTACAGCTATGTATTTAATATTTCTCATGTTCATGTTCTTGTTCTTCTTTCTTTATTTCTTTTTCAACAAACGTCTTGATATCGCCATACTTCGAGTTAATGTAAGCTTTGATGCCAAACACTGAACCAGCGTAAACGAGGCATTGTCCTACATACCACAAAACAGAATCTTTCAAGTCGTAATTGTTGAAGAAAAAGCACAAAAACACAAGGCAAACACCACTTGCAAGCATGCCTAATGCGCTGCCATACTGAATCCATTCTTTTGTATTCTTTTGCATAATTTCCTCCTTTCTTTCTTTTTAGTAACTTGCATTAATTTCTATTCCTCCTGTAGTAATTCTCACCTTATCTACGTTCTGATTATCAAGTTCCAATTGCTCTCTTATTCGACTTCTCCAATAAAGGATATCGTTATCCAAAAGCATATCTTCGATACCCACGCCTACTTCTGGACGCTCTTTCAATTCTCCTTGATGAAGCACCAAGATTAACGCTTGATTTTGCCTAAGCGTGTCGCCCAAACGTAAGCCTGAAAGTATTTTGCCTTCATTGTCAAACTTTGGCTGTACATCTATCTCGAAGTTTTTTAATTTTATAGCTCTCATCAATGTGTTATTTTTTCATCCTCATAATCTTTTCTTTGCAGTTGACTCGCTGATGTTGTGGGTGGCGTTGTCGGTCCATTTGGTGCTGTATGCGTGTGTGAATTAAACACTTGAACCAACTCATTAAGCTTTGCTGTTAAGGCTTCAATGTTGATTAATCCACCAAGTTTTCCACCGTTAATGGTGATGCTCTCTGCTACATCTACAGCTACTACTACAAGATTTGTCATATCTCCTGAAAGACTTGCAAGGATTACAGCTGAACCAATTGCAGGAGTGATTAGTATTTGCGTTTCTTCTTGCTTTTCAGAAGCACGCAAACGCACGTCCGAAACAGTTAAACTACCTATCTCAACTGTGCATGTTATACCGCTAACTTCTTTCACTATTCCTTGCAAAATCGTTACACGACTACCTCCTGATGATGCCTGTTTAATTAGCGTTGCGAGTTCTTTGTATTGGTCCATATTAACTCAATCTATATCCAAGTTCAACTTTGCGTTTTCCTCCGCCCTCTGAAAATTCAGTGGTCACCGAACGCACGAAATAAGTACCATCTTTATAGGTGTAATCGCCATCGTGAATGCTTGCAGTGTCACCTGGATTGCACTCTGGGATTAGCCACGTTGTAATGCTGCCATCATACCCATCAAAAGTGCGTCTTTTTACTTCTGCTTCTCCTCTTGCTTTCATACTTGCGGTGTCCGATGCGTGGCACTTTACTTCCACTTTTTCTCCACCTGTAGAGCCTACTTCAATTTCTTTCACTTTGCCGTCAGGCATAATCGCCTTTACAACGACTTTCACCTTCTTATCTTCTGCTCGTTTAAAAGACAACTCTGCTTCTTCGATGTTCACTGCAAAATCGTAAAATCGCTCTTTGCCTACAACTTCGCCTGGCGGATGGATATGCAAAACACCATCTTTTAAATAGATGTCTGCTCCGCATTCTTCTTGCACCTTTTTAAGAACGTCATAGCCTGTTGCATCTCGAATAACGAATTTGTCATACACCCATGTATAACTGCAATCTATTTTGTAGTTTTTGCCTATGCCTTTTACTACCTTTGAAAGCAAGTCGCTAAGTGAAATCTTCTTGAGTTCTTCATTTGGTAAGTCCTTTCTAAATTGAAATAAATCATCTTCGCAGAATAGTTTAATGCTACCTCCATCTGTTGAAATTCTCTGCAAATAGCCTTTAAACTCTTCTTTGATACCAACTTCTTTATATCCTATACTAACGCTAACTTCATCTCCTCGTTTGATTTGTTCTTCTACCTCTAAAGCTTTATTTAGTCTAGCTGCAGGAAGGACGATCTCGCAAGTATCTGCAAGTAGTTCTACACTTTTATGAATGGTGATGCTGTCTACCATTCCAAGATAGAATTCACCTATTTTTACTTCGAAGTCTAAAGTGTACATAGTTTCAGGTTATTTATTACGCAATCCGTTATATTCTTCACGTCCTAAAAGCAACTTGTAGTCGTTATCTGAAACTGCCTTTATACTATAGTTTTGGTTCTCTGGTCCACTAGTAAAAGGCAACTCCCATTCTTCAATGACGATGTGGTTTATTCCAAAAATCTCCAATAATGGTGAAAGACATGATACAGATGCAGCTTCGCAATGCTTTCGCAATTTTGATACGTCTTGCTCTGGATATTTGCCATCAGTGGAAATTAAAACGCCTTCAATTGTTATCTCATAGTCATCTTGCGCCCATCTTTCCTTTATGCTACCACGAACACTACCTTTGTTCACATTGCGCTTTTTAATGATGTTTTTGCCAGTGATACTAATCATAGGCTCGAAAGGAAGTAGCCATGACTTTGCTCCAGGTTCTTCTATTCGAAGCTCAAGAGGCATTGTCATTGGAATGCCAAGTGCATTAGTGCGCACCATGTCCTCGAGTTCTTCATCACTCAAAGCTTTAATGCTGTCGTAATCTTCGCTATCAACATTCGCAATACCAATCTCACGAAAAAGCCAATATGGCGGTACTTTTCCTCCGATGATTCGAAGTGCAAGATTTTCAAGCACAAAGCGATGAGCCTTGTTATCTACCTTTAATGGTAAGCCTTTATCTAAAATCTCTCTATACTCCATATTTAGCCTCTATCTGTTGATGTTGCGATTGCAAGTGAACGATTAATACATTGTACAACTACTCTTTCAAGTTCTGCTGTATCTGCTTTGTCCGACATGTGAACATGGATGGTGTCAAAGAATTTAGAAATATTCATAGTGATAGCAGTTGAACGCTTTCCACCTGTTGCAATTTCTTCTGCTGATTTGCCATGTTTGCCCTTCTTGCCTTTACCTTTCTTGCCTTCACCAAAAACAACCTCGTTACTTGTTGTTTTTGCTGAACCTTTAATTCCTGGATCTGCAATCTCCGACTTGCTTTCTTGTTTCGCTTTGTCTTTTGCTCTCTCATTCTTTAGGTTCTTATTGAAATTTGCACCGATGTTAGTTGCAGTATCATAAGTGGAAATGTAGGCTTTCTTAAAAGCGTTATAACCGCTTATTTGCTTAATGCCATCAGTGAATGAATCCGCTGCACCTTTGAAATCGCCTTTAAATAACTTATAAAGTGACGTCGCAACGCTACCTAAGCCTTTTACCAAGTCGGTAATTCTATCAATCAAGAAGTCTTTTAGGATATTTCCGAATTGTTTAATGGTGTCCCACATTGTGATCAAGAAGGCTCTAAACCCTGCAAACTTTACCCAGGCATAGCCAATAGCTGCTACAAGTGCCACAACTGCTGTAATCACTATTCCTATTGGGTTTACCGTCATTGCTGCGTTTAACGCCCATTGGACTGTGGTCCAAATAACAGTTGCAGCCTGGCAAAGTTTTGAGACAACCAAATAAGCTGCTAAGGCTGCATTGTAAACTTTCCACATGGTGAAGATAGCGAGTACAACACCACCAAGTATTGCTAATTCCGTTTTGAACTTCATAACAAACTTGATGCATGCACCAAACGCCCTGAATACCATCTGTAATCCATTTGTGATAGTTGGAATAATGGCAGTAATCTGATCAACCAATTCACCAATAGGGCTATTAATGCCTTTTGAAAGCTCTTCTGCACTCGTTACAACTGTATCTTGAAGTGTTGAAAGCTTTCCTTCCAGGGTTTGGCTTTTAGCTTCCATCATGCCGTGGAACTTTCCACCTTCACCTGTAGCATGTGCAATTGCTTGCGCTACATTCTCTGCAGTGATTTGTCCTTTAGACATCATGTCCTTGAGGTCTGCAACTGACTTGCCTGTCATTTCTGAAAGTTCATGAACTGGATTAAAACCAGCGTTGATAAACTGCTGTAAGTCTTGACCCATTAAGTAGCCCGTAGATGATACTTGACCCATCACAAGTGAAAGAGAAGCGAATCTATCTTTATTACCACCTGAAATATCGCCTAACTGCTTCATCAGTGGCAAAACTTTTTCAGTTGAAATACCAAAGTTAAGCATCTGTTGCGCCCCCTCGACGAGTTCCATTTTGCCGAATGGTGAATGGTTCGCAAAGTCTCCAATCTCTTTAAGCATTTCGCCTGCTTTCTTCTCGTCGCCTACAAGAGTTTTAAACGCTACAGCGGTGCTCTCGGCTTGCGCTCCAAGTCGTGAAACAGCACCGATACCAGCACCGATGAGCGTCATAGGATTCATTAAGAAAGCCATTCCAGGAATGCCCATCAAGCCAGACTTGAAAGAACTAAAATTAAACGTCTTTGTAAGTGCCGTTTTCGCCTCCAAAGATTTTAATTTTATGTTATCAAGCTGTTTTTCGCAAATGCGAGCCGTTGCCAAAGTATTACCTGGCGTTGCGGTTATCTTTATTAAAAATTTTAAAGCATTATCCATCCTTTTCTAGCTTTCTTATTTCACTCAGATTCTTTATAGTTTGCGCCCAAACTTCGTCGGGCATTTCGTTGGGTTCTATTGAAAGGTAATATCGAAGAACGGTGTCCCAAAAGAGAATATCTACACCATCCGAAGTATCAACTTCAGCATCTTCTAGAGCTTTTTTATTTCAGCTTCTTTCACCTCCAAGATGTCTTGCATCTTTTGAATCGCAGCCAAGAACAAAGAGTCATCCTCTTTAATTTCCTCATCACCTGCAACCCATAAAGCGTTCAACATGACTTCGCTCATCTTGACTGGGTCTTTCACCGCTGAAGCATAAGACAAATCCTTACGTGTTGGACGATGCAAAATGCAACTCTTATCTTCTACTGTAATCTCGAAAAGCTCACCGTGTTTGGCTTTCCACTCTTTAATTTGCTCTTTTGTAAACTTCATCTTTTACGCTTGTTTTTTGTTTAAAAAAATGAATGGAATTGCCTTTTCAAGGTTTTTGTCGCCTTGCTTCCATTCTGTATTATCTTCTGTGAACTCAACACCGATAAGAATGTCTGTAGTCATAGCATCACCCTGTGAGGGGTCGCCATAAGCAACGACAATATCTATCGATGTGTTCAAGATATCACCTTTAGCAGCTTCACGAAGTGCCAAATATTCACTTTGCACAAGGCTAATTTCACCGCTATAATCGTAGTTGCCACGCTGTACAGAGTGTGGCTTATTGCCCTTTGCATGGAGCAATTCCTTTTCACGCTTAATGTTGTACTTGATACCTCGCAAACCAGTAATGTTGCGTCCGCCCATTACAACGGCGATGTCTGCCCATTCGTATTCTCTAGAATTAAACATATCTTTTTCAAGTTTTATAGCAAGGTAGAAATTAATCTACCTTGCATTATTTTACTTTTTACCTTTTGACTTGCCACTCTCTTCTACCAAGAAACCTAGGTTCACGTCAATAAAGCGTGAATAGCCGTAAGGTCTAACTTTGATAGTCACATTAATCTTACTTGTAGCAAGAACATTCTGCGAAGCATCAATGAAAGCCTTACAACCTTCTCCTGCTTCTGTTGCTGATAGTTCACCTGCTGCAGTCATTGCACGATTGATAGCGTTTTCGATTTCTTGTTGCCAAGCCATCACAACGCCTTGATGCAAAGTACCATCTTCATTCACAGTGAGCTCGTCTAACATGAAGTTAAGAAGTGCATTGTATGCAATGCGATAAGCCTTATCAATGGTTCTTCTAGCAGTCAAGTGTGAATAGTCGTCTGTTTGCTCACAAGCCATCTGATCATCCACGAAGTAGTATCCACTCTTGCCTACATACTTTCTTGGTGTGATGTAGCCTGCATCATACAAATCAGAAACAAGACCGAAAGATTCTTCTACAGTGTTTGCTCCTAGATACATCTCAAGAGGGAATAGTGAACCATCTTTCACACGTCCAACGTTGCGTTGAACTGGGATGATTGCTAATTTTCCAGCTAGAGTTCCAATGGCAGCACCTTCAGAAGAAGCAATGGTATCACCAATAAGAACTGCTACACGATTGTACTTCTCTTTGCGCAAAGATTTAGGCGTTGTGCCTTTGAATCCACGACCTTCAAGAACGACGAAAAGAGGTGCAAAAAGACTCTCTGATGCCCATTCTGCAAGCTGTTGTGCCTTTGGCAAAGCTGTAAAAACATCTTCATCAAGACCTTGAGTTGTAGCCGTTGCTTCTCGACCATCACCAGCCACAAAGATGCCACGAAGAGCACCATTTTCAGAGGTGATCAGTTCTTTAATAACACCGCTTTCTTTATCGCAAAGCTCGGTGAATGTCTTTGTTTTGTCCACGCCAAAAACAATAACCTTTGTGCCTTCTGGAACTTCGTTGTAGAAGTCTTCAACATGCTTAAATAAGCGTGGGTTATTTTCAGCGGTAACACCTAACTTTTTCAAGTCACCTAGCGAATGAATGCTATATGAAGTGTCAAGTTTGAAAGTCTCTGCAACTGCTACAGCTGCGCAAACGAGGGCAAATAAGCCGTCGGGCGAATCCCCGACGATGCCTAGTTGACCATTAAGAAGTTGAATTTTTATTCTAGGTAACATACTCAAACCTCCTTTTATTTCGCAGCTTCAGCTAGCAAGTAAATACCTTTCTTGTCGTATCTGCGAACAGAACCACCAGTGCGAAGCAAGAATGAGTAGATGTCACCATAGTAAAGTGGGTTGTTCTCAGAATCGAACATCTTCACTTCACCCATTGCACGTGAAACTGAAAGTTTGTGCCATGCAAGTGCTGCTGCCAATTCTCCAGCTTCTCCAGCTTCGTCCCAAGGAAGCAAAGTCTTGTCGTTCTTCACACGAAGAACCTTTGAACGCTTCATGATATTGAAGCCATAGAGGTTTCCAACAATACCTCGTTGAACGTCTGCCGAGTTTGTGAAAGCCCACTTATCTGTATCTGCTAGATCTGCAAGCAGATCAGCGTACATGTGTGCGTCCAAAAGCAAGTAGCGATCACCTTCTGGAATGTTGTCTGCATCAAATTTTGTCATCAAGTTGATAACATCTTCTTTACAGATGCGCTTGCGCTTACCAATTGAAGTTACAGAAGTGTGTGCGTCTCGTTCTTTTGTGCCTGTTGTAAGAATTACCTGCTCCTTTGGAACAAGTTTACCCCAACGCTCAAGCAAGTTCACGTGTGCAACCTCTTGAAGTTGCGACTTGTCATTTTGCAAGATGCTATTGCGCTTATCGTACGACAACTCAACGGTATCTATATTTGGAATATAGATTGGATCAGTTGTAAGCTCGTCGATTACGTATTCCAAGTCGTTGTCTGTGCGTTGATTCACAGTTGCAGGTTTGGTTTGGCGATTCTTTTTCACCCCAGAAGGAGCACCTGCGTTAGGAATGTGAACCTTATGGTTTGAAACGTAAGATGAATCGTCTACTGATTTTTCAGCAAATGAGTTCGAAGGATAGAAGTTTTCGACCAACGACTGTTGCCAAATTTCTCTGTTTAATGCCATTGTAATTTTGTTTTAATTTAAACCAATAAATAAGTAAATAATAAGTAAATGTAGGTGAGATGATATTACAGAGGATTACTCCTTATAATCAATTCCAAACTTCTCTTTGTACTTCGCTTTGAAAGTTTCAAAAGAAGCTGCACGAAGTGTTGCGAGCTCGCCTGCCTGGTCGAGTTCGTCCCAAGTCTTGTTAGCGATGTTTTCTGCACCTTTATTCTCAGGAGCAAATACAGAAGAAGCCTTTACAAAAGGATTTGCTTTCATTGAGTTAATCAATGCTTCTGTGTTTTTTCTATCGCTGTTCATGAGGTTTGTAAAGCTTTCTTTTTGCTCGTTGGTAATTTTACCTTCTGCAATTGCTTTATCAATGAAAGATGTAATTTCTTTCTGCTCCAAAACAGCTAGCTTCTCTTTGTAAGTATTAACTGCTTTCTCAAGTGCTTCAACTTTAGTTGCTGCATTCTCAAGCTCATTGATATGAGCTAAAATTGCGTTGTCGTCTGCCAAATTTGCAAATGATGCAACGCCCTTTAAGTGGTCTTTTAACGTCATTTCATTATCATTTAAAGGCTGTTCGAGCCTGTTATTAAAATAGTTGTATATTTCCTCGGTTGTCGATGCTTTCACATCTTCACCTTTCATGTCATAAATGCCATCTATTAGCTTCATTTCTAAAGCTTCTTGTGCGCTAATCCAATGGTCTTTTTCATCGAAATATTTAGCGACAATCTCTTCTTTGTTTTGTCCTAAACGTCCTGCAATCATTGATGCAAGATCATTCTGCAAACTTTCAACTAGGGTTGCAGTTTCTCGAAGCTCTGAAGCTTTACCATAAGCACCAGCACTTACAGCGTGAAGCATCAATTTAGCGTAAGGCGACATGTACAGGGGCTTTCCACACAAAGCGATGATACCTGCGATACTTGCTGCAACGCCATCTATATACATTGTTATATTAGCTTTGCTGTTACGAAGTGCGTTGAAAATCGCCATGCCTGAAAAAACATCTCCTCCAGTGCTGTTAATGCGTACATCAATCTTGTTGTACATCTTCTCTAAAGCAAGTAATTCGGACACTACTCTCTCTGAATCTACTTGCTGATTTGCACCGACATTTCCATATAAAAGGATTGCGACTTCTCCATCTCCTGGGATGGTGTTAAAAATGCTGCTATTTGTCATTTTCGTTTGTAAATTTTTTGCAAATATAAAGAGCACTTTTCGATAAAAAAAACGGCTTTTACATGGTTGCGTTACGTTTGTATATCATTGCAAATCAAATACATACAACAAATAAAGCGTTTTTATTTCAGTAAAAAATATATGAACTTTGCACTACACATTATTAAAAGACTTACAATGGGAAAGGACAACAGTTTAAATAAAAAAAGTATTGCCCAATCGCTATATCTTGATGGCAATTACACACAGGAAGAAATCGCTGAGAAAGTTGGAACGACAAGACAAACGATTGCGAGATGGGCAGAAAAAGGAAAATGGCAGGAAATAAAAGCGTCAAAGACCATTACACCAGAGCAAATCATTTCGCAATGGAGTTACCAAATTGTGGAAATCAATAACAACATTAGTTCACGTCCACCAGGTGAACGTTTTGCAACAACGCAAGAAGCGGATGCACTTGCAAAGATTGCAGGTGCTATCAAGAAACTAGAATCTGATATCGGTGTGCCCGACTGCGTATCTGTAGCGATGCGCTTTCTTTCGTGGTTAAGACCAATTGATATTGACAAAGCAAAAGAGTTCAATAACTTGTTTGACGCTTTCATTAAAGACCAGGCAAATAACAAAAAATAAATATGGTAAAATGGACTGATAAGCAAGCCCTTGCGATTTGGGAAAAATATAACAAAGGACTTGCAAAGAACATAGATATAGACGAATCTCTATCTCGATATGACATTGATAAAATGCGTGAGAGGTTGGAGAAAGATCCTGTAGAGTGGATAAAATATTTCTTTCCAAGTTATGCGAAGTATGAATTTGCACCTTTCCATATCAAAGCAATAAAACGCCTTATTGCTAATGATGAATGGTATGAGGTCCTATCGTGGTCAAGAGAGCTCGCAAAATCAACTGTTGTAATGTTCGTTTTGATGTATCTCACACTCACAAAGCGCAAGAAGTTCGTAGCACTTGCAAGTGCTACAATTGATGCAGCTGTGCGTTTGTTGACACCTTACAGAATTAACTTTGAGAACAATCCAAGAATACAACAGTTTTACGGCAAACAACCAGTCCTTGGACAATGGACAGACAGAGAGTTCACTTGTACTTGTGGTGCTAAGTTTATTGCTATTGGTGCTGGTTCTGCGCCTCGTGGTATGCGTAACGAAGCCATTCGACCAGACGTCATTTACATGGATGACTACGACACAGACGAGGACTGCAGAAATCCTGTAACGCTCAATAAAAAGTGGGACTGGGTAGAAAAGGCTTTGTACCCAACACGCTCTATTTCTGAACCCACATTGGTTATATGGTGTGGTAACATCATCGCTAAAGACTGTTGTATTACACGTGCAGGCAAACTTGCAAATAGTTGGGATGTCGTGAATATTCGTGACAAAAACGGCAAAAGTACATGGCCTGCAAAGAATACAGAAGAGCAGATAGATAGAACGCTATCAAAGATTAGCGCAAAAGCGCAACAGGGCGAGTATTTTAACAACCCTGTATCAGAAGGAAAGATTTTCAAAAATCTTACATATGGCAAAGTACCACCATTAAATAAGTTTCCATTCCTTATTGGATATGGAGACCCTGCCTATTCAGATTCAAAGAAGAAAGGAAGTTCAACAAAAGCCTTGTGGCTTATTGGAAAGTTAAAAGGCGTGTACTATGTTATAAAAGGATTTTTAGCACACGAAACGAATGCCAACTTTATAGGCTGGTATTTCGAAGCCGACAAGTACGTTGCAAAGAAGACCAATGTTTATTGGTATATCGAAAATAATAAGTTGCAAGACCCATTTTATCAACAGGTTTTTAAGCCACTACTTCGTGATGAATGTGCAAAACGAAAAACGCAGTTATTTATTCGTGAAGACACACGAAAAAAGACAGACAAAGCTACTCGTATAGAGGCAAACTTAGAGCCTTTAGATAGACTTGGTACTCTCGTTTTCAATGAAGAAGAAAAGGACAATCCACACATGCAAGAGCTTAGAAACCAATTTAAACTCTTCGAACTTTCACTGCCTTACCCAGCCGATGGATGCGACGCTGTAGAAGGCGGAGTTACGATGACAGATACAAAAACAAATGAACTTGAACCAGTTTATACAATTGGCTATAATGAATTGAACGAAAACAACCCTTATACATTCTAAGTTATGCAGAATTTTATATCACTTGAAGATTACGATGCTTCAATTCATCGTGAAATACTTGATAGCCTTTTAAGACAAGGCACATCGGATTATGATCCACAAATAATAGAGATTTGTGAGGATAGAGCTATCTCTGAAATGAAAAGCTACCTCAATAAAAAATATGATTGCCAGGCTATCTTTTCACAAACAGGAGAAGAAAGACACCCACTCATCTTGATGTTTGCGCTAGATATTGCGATTTACCACATCTTTTGTCAGCACAACCCCTACAAGATGTCTAAAATTCGAGAGGATAGATACGAGCGTGCAACGACCTGGCTTAAGGGCATTATGAAAGGCGATATCACAGTCGAAGGAGCACCCTTGCTACCTTCTGATGCACTTTCAGACAACTCGAATTGGCAAATTAAAAGCGAAGAAGTTAGACCAGTATTTGATTAATCATTATGAAAAAAACTAAGAATAAAATTATACAAGGTGGATATATTTCACAACCAGGCTTAAGACAACCAGACGTAGTTCTACAAATGCCTGAACTTTTTCATTTTAACCTTGAAACTTACATGAATTCGGTCAATGCAGCTAAAAGCATTGATTATTCAAATCGTGTAAGATTGTATGATATGTACGAAAGTGCAGCGTTCGATTTGCATCTTTCAGGTGTCATGGCTAAACGCTTACGTGGTGTTACGCAGATTCCAATTGAGTTTCAGCGCAATGGAAAGTCAGACGAAGTTATCAATAAACAGCTGCGCTCACCATGGTTCAAGGAACTTAGAAAAGAACTTATCTTATCGGAGTTCTGGGGGTTCAGTTTACTTCAATTGTATGTCGAAGAGGACCAAAACATCCACTTTGAATGCATCAACAGAAAGCATTACGACCCAATTAAAAGGAAACTACTTCGCTTCCAAGGTGATATGGATGGTTTACCAATTGAGAACTTCCAGAACATGCTTTTTATTGGTAGTGAAAGGAAATTAGGAATATTTGCAGAAATCCTACCTGCTGTACTTTATAAAAAAGGGAACATAGGTGACTGGGCTCGTTTCTGCAACATCTTTGGAATGCCCATTCGTGAATACACCTACGATGCAGGCGATGAAGAAGCAAGAAGAAGGCTTATTCAAGATGCAAGACGTCAAGGCTCAAACGCTGTATACATTCACCCCAAAGACAGTGATTTAACGCTAATTGAAGCAGGAAATAAAACAGGTTCAAGTGAACTCTACAAAACCTTTGCAGAGTACTGGGATAGCAAAATGTCTATCAGAATTTTAGGAAATACCCTCACAACAGACGTTGGAAGTTCAGGAACACAGGCATTAGGAACTGTTCACAAGGATGAAGAGGACGAAATGAACGCAGATGATAGAGAGTTTATCTTGGACATTCTCAACTATCAAATGAAAGACCTCTTCAATGCTCTTGGTTTCAACACTGATGGTGGCGAGTTCGTATATGCGAAAAAAGACAAAATAGATGTAGCACAACAAATCGACATCGTTCAGAAGTGCAGTAATATGGGCTTACCCATCGACGATGATTATTTGTATGACACTTTTGGCATCGAAAAGCCAAAGGATTACAACGAACTGAAAGAGCAAAAGAATGCAGAAAAGGAAGCGTTAAAAGCAGCACTTAATTCTGATAAAGAGGAGGCAGAAAAAGGGAATTCAAACGATAATAAAACTTCATTTAAACAGCGTTTAAATCGTTTTTTTGGGATAGCCCCAACAAAAGGGGCAAAAGCCAACACTATAGACTTCTAGTTGATGAACTCTACTATGGAAAGAAGTGTTCATGCCACACACACTTTGATAACATAGATAGTGGTGTTAAGTTTGACCTAGATGTGTTAGATGAGTTCGTGAATGCCATATATGGAGGTTTCGATGTTGAAAATTCCATTGAGCCTACCATGTGGCAGGAACTTACAAAGATAATGAATGATGCCACGGCAAAAGGCTTATCAAAAGGAGAGTTCTCAATTGATCACAATAGAAGTTTTTTGGATGCAGTAAAGCATGCAAATGAAATTTTTGCAGCCTTTAAAACACATGCAATGGGTAAAAGTATGGCATCAAAATTACTTGATGACAACGGTAACTTAAAACCCTTTGATAAGTGGATGAAAGATATATCTTCTATATCTTCTCACCATGTCGGTTCTTGGTTAAAAACCGAGTACAACACGGCTGTTCTTCGAGCTCATAACGCAGCGGATTGGCGTTCATTTATAGAAAACAAAGACATTATGCCTAACTTGCAATGGATGCCGACTACTTCGCCAGACGCAGAAGCCGTGCATCGTGGATACTGGGAGAAGAAATTAACTCTGCCAGTCGAGCATCCATTTTGGAACAAACATCACCCTGGCGACAGGTGGAACTGCAAATGCTCTCTTGAATCTACAGACGACCCAGCATCGCCAGATGATGTGCTAGATGATTTACCAATCGAACCAGCACAACGAGGATTAGAAAATAACCCTGGCAAGGATGGTAAAATGTTCAACGATACCCACCCTTATTTTCCAAAGAACTGCAATCAATGTAGTTTTTACAAGAATAGAGGGTTTAAAAATAAAGTGAAGACGTGGTTTAGTAATCAAGAGAAAGACTGTTTCAATTGTGGATATATTGATAATGAAACCGATAAATTAAAACAAAAAGTAGATGCACGAACCTTTGTCGGAAGAGTACTAGAAACAAGGTTTTCAGATAACTCTGGAGTACAACTTGGAACATTAAGTAAAGATGAATTTGAATTTATTAAAGGAAAAGGTGTATCAATAAAATCGCCTAATTTGTACATTACAGATGCAAAAGTAAAACACGCAACCCGACCTTTCAAACGAGGCTTAGGAAAATCTGTAAGTGATGAAGAGTTCAAATATTTTATTGACAATTTTAGTGACAGAAGTAAATGCTCATTATATTGGGATATAAAGAAACAAAACATTATGTATACAACTAAAATCAATGATAAAGTACAAAAATATATATTTAATATAAATAAGAAAATTAGCTTTAATCACAAAGAAATAGAATTGAACCACTTTATTACTGCAGGGTATATTAAAGAAAATAATATAAACGAACAAACATATACAAAAATAAGATAGAAACAATGGTAGGCTCCGACCCTACGATAAACAACCTCTAAAGAGGGTGTGTGTCTGCCAACTGACACCATCATTGTCTCTATCTTATGTTGCAAATATAACACTAAATTAAATACAATCCAAATAAAATGCAAGAAAAATGTCAATATCAGCCAAAGAAATTGCTTTTATCATATCAAAATGCCCTGAAGAGATAGCAAAAGCAGCTCAAAACGAGCTACCTCGCAAGGCTGCAATTATTGCTACAAACCACTTTAAAAACAACTTTAGACAGGGTGGTTTCACTAATAATGGCAACCAAAGTTGGGCTACAACCGTTCGCCAAAGGTATGGAAGCCGATATAAACCTTTGACTTCTGGAACTGATACACTTATGCGAAGTATCTCTTCGCAAGTTTTGCCTGGAACTGTTATCATCAGCAACCCACAACCATACGCAAACTACCATAATAATGGCGCAACAATAACAGTTACACCCAAAATGAAGAAGTTCTTTTGGGCAAAGGCTTATTCAATAGCAGGACAAAAGAAAGGCAAAGATAAAGACAAAAAAGCAAAGATGAGTTTTGATACGATGCCACCAGAAGCAAAAATGTGGATGAGCCTTGCACTCACAAAAAAGAAGACACTAAAAATCCCACAGCGAAGATTTATAGGTGAGAGCTACGAGCTCAATCAGAAGTTAAGAGAAATGATAGAGAAGAAATTAAATGAATTAAAAGAAAAAGCATATGGAAGAACTAATTATTAATATCATTGAGGAAATAAACAAGAATATGCCTCAGTTATCTCTGGTAGATGAAGATTATGGGCAACTCGACGCAATCGACGATGAAAATAAGGATATGTACCCACTTACATATCCTGCTGTTCTCATTGATGCATCAAGTTGTCAATGGAACAACTTATCAGAATTGAAACAAGAAGGCGAGTGCACAGTTGTAGTAAAGCTTATCATTAATTGTTATGATGACACTCACAGAAATTCAAAGACAATTGATAGAATTATGCAACGTGAGGAATTAAGAAAAGCCTTGCATAATACACTGCAAGGCTTTCGTCCAAATAACGATGGCGCACTCATACGCACATCTAGTAGATATACAACGATAAATCATGGGATAAAGCTTTACGAATCCACATACACATGTAGAATTTCAGAAGCTATTCAGCAAAAAAGGAGAGTTCAGAAGTCTTCGATTTCGTTCGACGTGAAGGTCTAAAGCCTTGATAACGGCTATTTTTAATAGTCTTTCCATCAACGGTTGCACCCTCCACAAGCATGCGTTTAATAATTCTTAGCGTTGTTGCTTCGCTTAAAAAGAATTCATCAAAGGCTAGTTTGCGGATGGTGTCGTCGAATCGAAGGCGTTGCACTTCGCTCCAGTAGTAATATCGCTCAAACAACTTCTTATCTCGAAGTTCAATGAGCTCTTTATCTCGACCTTTTGCCATAAGTGCAAATATACAAAATCGAATTATAAAACCAAACAATAACATATAGTTTTTCTGCAATAATGCAAAATTGGGTATTACCCAAAAAATACCCAATTCTACCTACAATAATGAAAACTGGGTATTACCCACGCAATACCCACCTTTACTTATTTTACTTTAAAGCCCATAAATAAAGCCCCCAAACGCCATACAATTTTATTTCCAATAAAGCAATCTGGGTATTACCCAAAAAATACCCAATTCTACCTGCAATAATGAAAACTGGGTATTACCCACGCAATACCCACCTTTATTTATCCTTACTTTAAAGCCCATAAATAAAGCCCTCAAACGGCATACAACTTTATTTCCAACAATGCAAACTGGGTATTACCCAAAAAATACCCAATTCTACTTGCAGCAATAAAAAATGGGTATTACCCACGTAATACCCACATTCATTTATTCTTACCTTTAAAGCCTATAACCTACAGAATGATGGTTCTATTTTTGTCCAGACACCCTTATCATTCAACAGGAAGAAATAGTAGTTAAGTGCTGTTTTTTGAACAACGTTACTTTCTTTGAACAATGTCATTATCTCTGCATATTCGTTATCGAACTTATCTTCCAGTGCGTATAACTTTGATATTGACTTGTAGTCCAAATCACCTGCTTTGTTGCGCTCTAAAAGTGTCATCGCAAGTTGATACATTGGATCAGCAGTGCCTTTATCGGTTTTCTTTGCATACTCCTCAAGATATTTCACAAGTCTTTCTGCTGCGATATTTGCACGTTCATCAAAGCCTTTTACACTATTCGAAGATACTTCCAATTTGAAAGAGCCATTCACAAGTGTAAAGTTGCGCTGCTCACTTTTTTTGAGTTGTCCATATTCACTCATAACTTCCTTAAATGACTCACACTCTTTATTTAACCAGTCTTTAAAAAGTGCTACATCTGTTGCTACAGCTAATAGCTTTGATTCAACTTGTAGAAGTAGTTCTTTTCTCAAAGCTTCGTAAGCGTTGCGCTTTCCTACACGTTCTTGCTTTTCTTCGTTCTGCAACTCTTTTAGTAGTTGCTTCTTTTCTTCTGCAGTTAAACCTGCTAACATTGATTTATTTTCCATTTAATTATACTTGTTTTGATTGTTAATATTGTTCTTTTTGTTTGCGTTCTCTCTGATGATCACAATTTGAAGTTCTTGTAAGATGTCTTTCTTTCTGGCTTTAAAACCACCCTTTGAAAGAATGCTATATAACTTTTGCCTTACGGCTGCATGCTCCATTATATTTAAAAATCTGAAGGGCTTTCCAGCAATTCTTTTCGAAAGGCAAATTGCATCAACTTTATTCCAGTTTGTTGTGTCAACATTGAACTCTTTTTGCAAAAGCTTTAATGTTGCGCTTCTCTCTTTCCTAATCTTATCTTTTATTCCTACAATGTCCTCAAGTTGATTTATCAGAGTGAAATATTCTCGATCATCAATCTCTCTTAAGCTTGTTGTTCTTCCATCTGTGATGCGTGAAATAAGAGCTCTTTTATATTCTTCTTGCTCTTCTTTGTCCGTATAGATATAGCGAAGAAGAAAGTAGAAATACTTGTAATTATTTATCTTTTTCATTCTCTAACTCTCTCTAAATCGGATTACAGCCATTGTCACTTGATTTCTTTTAATCTCAATTGAGTACTCATCCTTATCTTCGCAAATCTCTGCAGTGAGATTGGTTTTTTCATTCAGAACTGTTCGCTTTTTAATTGCAAGAAGTTCCTCGTTCATTTCAGCGCAAAGCGTAATCCACGTAAAGCTTTCATTGCTTTTAGAAGTAATAAAGCGAAAATATTGCTCAAGTAGCTTAATCCACTTTGGATGTTTCTTTCCGCATCTTGTTTCGAAATAAAATTTACCTCTCATATTGCGATAATTTATAGTCTACATAAACTTGACGTGCAACAGTTAAAGTGTCATTCACGCTATTTTTTAAACTCTCAACAGGAATCAAAGGCAAGTCGTTGTGGCAAACGTACAAAGTGCCATTGTATTCTGTAATTTGAATTGCTACTTTTGCATCGTTGCAAACTCTATTCTCAAGTTCAATTCTTCTTGTCTTTTTCTCATTTTCACAAGTAGTTCTAAACCAACTTGCGATGTTCGTTAAAATATTTTTCATCTTTACTTATTATTTATTTGTATTTTGTTGCTTCCATTCAATTGTCACTACTGCATCCAGAACTCCAGTCCCTCCACACATAAAACAAGGCTCTTTCACTGGCTCATTATATGAGTTGTGAGACCAAAAATATCCATTGCCCTGGCATTTATTGCAGACGTGATTTTCACTTACAACTTGTTCTTTTGCAACTGTCTTGCAATCTTGGTTCAATCGTACAAAACCTGCAGTGCTTATTGGATTATAATTTCCAGGAAAACTTGGTGTTGTTAAATTAATTATTTCACTTACTTTACTCATCGTTGTTGTTTATTTCATTATCTATATCGTTTTTCTTTTCAACTGCAATTTTATTTCCATATCTTATCGCTCCTTCGTCCCATACTACAAAACCGCCACCTCCTGCAGTTTCCTTTTCACGTCCAGAACAAAGAGCCATAAACCCAGACACTCTAATCTTTACGCCTGCTGCATATCTCAATCTAACAGCATCAGCACCCATTGGACGGCTTTTGTATTCTTGTGAAATAAAAATAAAGCTTTTCTTATTAAATGTTTCTATCAGTTCCATAGCGTCCTGGTAGGTCCAGTTTGCCATCTGAAAGCTATCAATAATAATAAATCGAGGACTTTTAGGCTTAGATAATCGTTCTTTCAATAGGTTTATATCTGGATCTTCTATGATGCTTAATTTTCGCCCAACAGAATTCATCTCAAACATCTTAAGTCTTCGTTGAAACGACTGCCTTATACCTTCTTCTGCACTCACATATAAAGTCTTTCCATATTCGCAAAGCTTTTTTGCTAATTGCATAACAAAAGAACTTTTACCTTGTGCTGATGCTCCAGAGATAAACCATGTTTCATTCATCGCTGGGCATCCGAACGATTCTCGCCATCTCCCTTTCCATTTGATGATCTCATATTTCTTCTGTGAAACTTCACGAGGATTATACGCTCTTATTTGCTTAGTCATCTTTTTTCACCTCCAGCTTTTAATCGTTCAACGAACTTAGTTGCAGCCTTTTCGCTAAATTCCAAAACTCTCTCTATAAATTCATCTGCAACATCATCGGTCTTTAGTAGCATTCTTACAATAGTGCTCGTAAAAACATCTTTCATTACTTCATACTTGCGTTGCTCGTAATTAATCAACGTGTGTGTAGATTTCTTTTTCATTGAATTTCTTTGCTCAGCAAACTTTTCCTGAGACGTAAAAGAAATATCTCTATCAAATCTTGTCTCTAACATTTTGTTCGTATGCTTTACTTCTGCGTAAATACCCTTTAAAGCATTCTCCATTTCCATTTCAAATATTTTCATCTCACTTACTTTTAAATTGTTCTTAATTTTTCTATTTCAGTATAAACACGTCTTAATCCTCCTTGTGTCTTCAATACGATTGCTTTTATATCTGTTCCTTCAGGTGCATTAAGCTTTGCTACAATGTGTGCTTGCTCTCTCAAGAACTTCTCTCTTTCTTTGCCATCGTCTGGTGTCACTTTTGAATATCTATCACCATAGCGTGAAAGCATTTCAGTATAACCTACTTTCTTACATTCAATAGAGCGATTTATCTTTTCCTTTAAGCCGTCTGCACCCATCATATACCAAGCGCAACAGCGTTCAGTTGCATTCCACAAAGCTTTAAGTTCCAAGAATGCTTCGTACTGCAAGTCGCCTGCTTCATCTAAAATAATCAGAGGTTGATCAATACTGCGAAGGTAAAACACAAGATCATCGTACACATCACTATATCGTCCATTGCTATTCACACCAAACTCTTTAGCTATCTTTCTAATTAGTTTTAGCTTTGTTTTTACCTGTGAGCAATCGATATATACTGCATTTTTATGACTTGAAGCGTATAGGCGAGCTGTAAATGTTTTGCCAATATTTGGAATGTCGCAAAGTATTCCACTTGTACAAGAGTTTTGTGAGAACTCGAGTTGTGCCATTATATAAAGATATGTAGGTGTTTTGGCTGCTCTCCATTCAATCTTTGAACGCAATTCTACATCTAATCTTCTTGCTATTGCAATCCAACTAGCATCACTCAAAACTTTGTCTGTTTGTCCGTTTTTCACTGCGCTATACACTGCAGTATTAATACCTAATGCTGCTGCGTGCTTTGCATCACTTGGATAATTTTCACGATTAGCTTTAATAGCTTCGATAATTCGTGTCTTTATGTCGTTTGTAATCATATTTAAATAGAGTTTAAATGTTATTTGAACGTTGTTTGTTTTTGTTTAAAAGAAGTGCTATTTTCACAAACCACACTCCGAAATAATTATACTATCATTTTATATTAAGAACATGGCTATTTTTAATAATCGCTTAAAGCAAGTTTGCTGTAGTCCGTTACTGCCGTTGTTGTTATTTCTTCTTCCTCCAGAGGTTGAACGTCTGCAGCAAGTTCTTGCTCATCTTCGATATAAGTTTCCTTTTCTCTTATAACACCAACATCTGCAATAGAATTGTCGTCGAGGTATTTTCTAAAGCTTGCAATCTTCTTTTGTTGCTTCAAGAATATAGCTTTATCCTCTTCTGTTTGCTCAGCGTCTGCAGTGTTGAATGTGCCTAAATTCTCCAATTTATCAACCAGCATGTCATTTTGATAAATGTACACTTCATTGTATTTACCTTCTTCATCTGGAATATAGTAAGCATCTACTTTCATGTTGTTTGGCGCAAGTTTTTCAAGAACGCTTGTATCACTTAACCACCAGTCTTGATGATCAACTCTGCAATAGCTGTTTCTTCTGATGCTCGTTTCTACCTTTTCACCAATATATCTTGCTAAAACAGCTTTATTAATTGGTTGAAGCGTAGGATTGATATTCGCCTCAAATACCTGCCAACGTGTCATACCTTTATACTTCTTTTGGTTTGGATGTAAAGAATTATTCCACTCCATTACGTCGCAGGCATCCTCTAATATTAGTTGCTCCCAGGTGTAATATTCCTTTTCTTCGTATAAATCATTACTTGCATCGCTTATCTTCTTGCTTTCTGTACGCCATTTGCCTTTGCCGTAAAAGCGTCCAATGCCTAAGTGATTGCGGTGTTCAACAGCTTTCTTCTTTCCACCATTCATTGGTTCTGCATACTTCTCTTGCGAGTTTTGAGGTGCGCAAAAACGAACAAATGGGAACATCACATCAGCTTTTAAGAAGTTATCTTTCCATTGTGTCATCAAGTGATTTTCAACCTCGACTTGTGCAGGAGTGCCCCAACCGTGCCTATCAAGTAGTCTAAACATACTTCTAAAGCACTCTATTACGATATCAGTTGTTTTATAGCGATTGTAAGCAAATCCAACTACACATTGACTTGCAACGTCATAAGCATAATATGCTTTGGGTCTAAGTTTTGTATCTTTCAACTTACGAGGCAAATCCCTATCGTCGAAACTCACCTTTGAAAGAGAGAACTCTGGTGCATGGCGATGCACGTGTGGTGCATTTTCATGCATAAAGCTGGTCCAGCTCTTCAATTTATGCTCAATCAAAACCTTATTATTAGGTTTGTTCATATAGAAGTTTATGGTTGCTTCGCTCAATTTTTTAGGTTCGCCCTTTTTGTCGACAAACTCGTCTGGGTTAAACATTTCACCTGTAGTTGGATCGAAAGCTTCAATTTCACCGCAAACGAAAGAAATATACATGTCATGAACTTGCTTTGCAAAGGGTTGATTGCCCTGTATAGCTAAACCAAGAATCAACTGTTCTGTTTTATAGTCTACACGTCTGGTATTTTGGTTACCGAACTTTCCACTTATCAAACATTTATATCCTTGCTTCTTAAATTCGTTCACTTTCTTTCTAAAGCGAATAACACTTGAAGGCAGCGTGTGATTAAATTCCTTTTTTATCAAATCAAGGCATTGTGTCATCATCTCCCAGTCGTATCTTTCACCCATCACTTGGTGCTGCGCTTTTGCATTATTATAAAGTGATATCGCACATTGAATTACACTTGCATTGTTGGTATATTCTAAGATGTGCTTTTGTGAAAGCTTTGCACCGCATAACTCCTCGTCTGAATAGAAATTATAAGCATTTCTATCGTAGATGTAGTTATCTTTTATCCATTTCACAAGGCGTGTTATCTCGATATTTGGATACCATTCTCTAACAGCTTCTTTCATATCAGATGGAAGACTATCGACTGCCACTAAAGCGTAATTGCCTAATCCACGAGCATTTCGTACAACACAAAACTTCTTTCGTGCAGCCATCTGTTTATAATTTGGCTCACTTAACAATCCACGTTCAATTAATTCTTTTGAAGGGATGCAAAGTTTATCGTTGTAATATTCAATCATTTTATAAAACAGTTACATTATTGTAGTTTGGTAAGCATGGAAGAATTTCTGCATGAAGCTTTTCTATTTCAGAAATTAAATCACTCTCAAATGCCTTTAATAGTGTTGCTCCTTTTCTTAATTCTGCTTTTCTATTCTTCACTGTTAGAATTCTGTCACCTGGAAGAACTTGTATCATCGTTCCATCGCTAAAGTGAAATGTTTCTATTGCTTTGCACTCGTCGCACATCAAAATTCCTCCGTGCAGCATTGCATCTTGCCTAATTGCTTTCGCTGCATCAGAAAAGCCACGCTTTCCATCAAACATTAATGCACGTCTTAAAGTTTTCTCACAAACTTTGTAAATCTTCATTAAGCGTTCTTTCTCGCTTTCAGATGTTAAAATGTATTTCTTCATCGTTGTATTTTTTTATTATTTATATTAATGTGTATATCTAATATTTTTTGTATTTTTGGGGCGTGGTCTTTTATAACCACGTTGCAAAGTTAACAAGAAATCTCGATTATGCAAGAAAAAAAACAAGAAAAATCACAGATAAAGCAAAATATTTTGCAATATCTACAAGAAAAAGGTATCACAGAAGCGGATTATTACAAGAAATCTGGCACAACAAGAGGGATATTAGGGCAAAATAATGGCATTAGCGAAGAAAATATTGCAAGATTTCTTTCGTTTGCTCAAGATGTGAATTACGAATGGTTATTTTCTGGCAGAGGCAAAATGTTAAAAACAGAAGATAAAGAACATACTTCAAACACCGATTCTCATCTATTGACATCATTAAGTTCTTTGAAATATCACGAAAGAAAAGAAGATAAGCAATCTGTTCCATTATATAATTTTACAGCATCTGCAGGCTTAAGAGATTTCTTAGATAGTAGCGATCAGACAATTATAGATTATATTCAAGTACCCAATCTACCTAAATGCGATGGTGCTATTAGGGTTACAGGAGATTCGATGCAACCAATATTAAAAGCAGGAGATATTATTATCTATAAAGAGATGCCTTTAAATATTCAAGATTTATTTTACGGTCAAATGTATCTCATATCTTATGAAATTGATGGAGATTACTATGTTGTTGTAAAATATATCAGAAAATCTGAGAAAGGAGAACCATTTATTAAATTGGTATCAGAAAACCCTGAACATGCATCTAAAGATGTAGAATTTGGTAGAATTAACGCCCTTGCGCTTATTAAAGGGTACATAAACGTGAGCTCCATGTGACAACGAAGCGTTTGCTTTGTTCTTTGAAAGACGCTTTGCCCCCACAAAACACACCCTTTAAAACACCCCCAAAACATCTATAACTTACTGATAATCAAATATAGAAAACTTTTTAAAACCTCGCAAAAAGTGGGTATTATGCCCCCCCCTATATGTGCGTATTTACTTAGATTATCTTTAAAAGTGGTATTTACCCCCTCCCCCTATTAGGGGGTATTTTGATGAGTTTTGTAACCCCTAACTTTTATTTTTGTAACCCCTAACTGTAACCCCTAATGTAACCCCAAACACATTTTTAGCCCAAAAACCAACAAAAAAAGGCAGCAAAATGCCACCTTTATTCGAACTGCGTTTAAATACGCTTTTAATTGCGTTTTAAGCCTCTTTTATTCACTCCGTGTTACTTCCTTTTCTCTTGCATGTAATAAGCCTATTTTGCTGAATTATAGCACGTTTGCTCACTACTGTGCCTCCTCCAGATAAGCCTGCGTGGAGCAAATAATTCTTTGTAAAACCTATCTGTTGCGGTGTAAATACCTCAAATACGGCACTAATGCTTCCAAAGTACCAATCTTTGCGCTTTACGCCATCTAATCCTACTATCAAATGTACATGTATTACCTTTGTCATATTTAGAATGTTTTTATACTGCAAATATACCAAATAATGTGTATATAGAAGAAATCACGAATATTTATTTTACGAAAAGAGTAAAAAAAAGAGGGTAAAACACCCTCGAAAATGCCCATTATTGAAGCCTGTAATGGTTCTGTGTTACATTTATGTTTCAATTCCTGAAGTTATTAAAGCGTGTCTGTACTATAAATGTTACATAAATGTTACAAGTTTTTACCCGTCGTTTTTTTGGCTCGAAGTTATAAAATACGTCTAACTTATTGATAATTAAGGCTCTATATTTATTTTATTGAAGATTTATAAAGTTACGCATTGTTCTGGGGGTGGTAAACACAAAGAAAATTTCCTGAAATATATAGACTAAGAGTGGAAAATGGCGTCAAATAACAAAACCAATGTGCTGTCTGAAGAGTTTTTGATGGACTTGTTCAGAACTTGTATGGAGGATAGCTATATCCTCGGTATGGTATGCCAGCACGTTGAAAAAGAAAACCTCCCAGACAGAGATTCTATTGTACTGTTCAAGGCTCTAAAACAATATTACACCAGGAACAACAAAGTACCTCCATATTCCGCTATTCGTGAGTTGATTGCAGAAAACAAGAGCGCAATACACCTACTACAAGACATTTTCGATACATCTAACGGACTGGAGACTACAGAATGCTTGCGTATGTTGGAAGAGTATCTTAAACGAGTACGATTTCAGAAAGCATACAAAGAGTCTGGTGCAGTATATACAAAGGATGGGTATGAAGCTGCGATGCGAGTGCTTGATGAGTATATGGAATGGCAAAAAACATTCTCACTAACCGATTCAGACTATACCGATGTTGCTGCTACATTTGCAGAACGATTTATACAGAACCGTAATGAAAATAATGAGCAACGTGCTAATAATAGACCTGTTACACGATTTTATATTGATGAACTGGACACACGCAACGAAGGTCGAGATTTACGCACCCAGCTAACCTATATTTTGGCAGCTACTGGTGTTGGTAAGAGTCACGCTGCACGTTGGATTGGCCGTAATGCTTGCTTGGATGGTTTAAATGTTCTTCACTTCCAGCTTGAAGGTAGTAAAAAAGAGGTAGTCAACGCTTATTCAGCAGCCCTTGTACAATGTAACGCATATCGTTATGAACATGGTACACTGAGAGATGCAGATGTACAGCGTATGGTAGAAGAACTTGAATCAGTTTCTGGCCACCTGTTTGTGAAAAGTTACCCTAAATTTAACTCTCATGTATCTACTATTGATATTAAGGAGAGTATTGCAGAGTTCAAGAAAAAGTTTAAGGTTGACCCCGACGTTGTTGTTATCGATTCAGCCGACTTGCTTACAGACTCTTCAGGTCGTAGATACGATGAGAAGGGAGAACGTCACAAACGAGTTAAAGTAGCTAATGACTTAAAAGACTTAGCAGCTGACGAAAATATATGGATAGTAGCAACCTATCAAAGTACCGTAGAAGACCCCCAGTGGCTTAATGATGAGAAAAACGTATTCACTGAATATAATACAGCTGAAGCTAAGGGACTTTCAAGACCTCTGACACACTTAATTACATTGAATCAGAGCAGTAGCGAATATAAAGAACAAACAATGCGTATCAATGTCGCTAAGAGCCGTTTCTTTAAGAAAGGTGATGTATTCAAAATTGCAACCGATTACAATAATGAAGTGTTCTATGATAGGACAAGGACAATGAATATCAGCAAGACATTATAGTTATGTTTATAGACAGAGAAACCAAAGAGTATTTGATAAAGGAACTGGAATTTGAACTGCACGCTAAACTGGATGGTGGACGAAAAAACCTTATAGTGCCCACCTGCCCTTATTGCGGAAAGCAAGGTGGTAAGTTCGGTATCTTTGTAGGAGCTGAGACAGAAAAGAAAAAACTGTTCATGTCTCACTGCTTCTCATGTGGACATACTACAAAAGACATCAACCAGCTTCTTGATGATATTGGTCGACCAGACTTAAAGGTTGAAGAAACAGCGTCATTCGATCCGCTGGAGGTTCCAGAGTTTTTTGGAGTTGAAGAAGATGAGATTGACGATGAACTGGAGGAAGTTGAGATGCCTGAAGGATATAAACGTTGCTACAAAAATCGCTACCTCAAATCACGAGGCTTTGAATTTGAAGACTACGATTACTTCCCAGTAGGCACAACAAGGGGGCTTAATTTTAAGTTTGATGATTATGTGATATTTCCCATCATAGATAATGGCAAAGCCGTAGGTTATGTATCACGCCATATTTGGAGTAAAGCTGATATTGACGAATACAATAATCGAGCAAAACGTAATGGAAAATATCAGATAAGGCGATACAATAACAGCCTTGAAAACGATTTTATTAAGCTCCTGTACAACTATGATACAGTTATTGAAGATGAGACGGACACAGTAATTATCGTGGAAGGTATCTTTGACGTAATATCACTGACAAGAAAGCTCGACTTATATGAGAATAATCGAGTGTCCGTAGTTGCCACCTTTGGTAAAAAAATCTCGGACACACAGATTTATAAACTTCAAAGCAAAGGTGTTAGAACTGTCGTTATCGGATATGACTCAGACGCTATGGAGGCTATCAATAAAGCAGCCAATCAGTTAAATGAATACTTTGATGTATATATCGCTAAAATCGACAGTGATGGCAAAGACTGGGATGAAATGCCATATGAAGACATTTACCAGACCTTTTCTTACAATCTTTGCACGCCAGTTGAATATAAGCTACAGACTATATGACACAATAAATTAACAACTTAGAATTAGTTATGGCAAAGAAACAAAATAGAATTACAGAGCTATACGAATGGCTCGACAATAATAAAATTCAATATGAGAAAGTAGACAACGAAGTAATCTTTATTCCAGAATTTGGCAAAGCATACTTTCAAGACACACAGAAGTCAGGCTATCATTCAATCTTCCGTAAAGACCGTGATGGTGAAACAGTGTTTAATAGCGTGGAGGAACCAGATGTACTGATGGCAGAAGATATTAACTATATTGTGTTCAAGTTTGGTGATGGTTTCTATTACCACGATATGCGAGGCGCATTCAAACTAAATATTCTAAAATATGTAGGACAACGCCAACCCAGTTCTCGCAAAGAAAAGTTTGTTAATTTAGGTGTACACACACCATTTGAACTACTTAATGGCAGTTTTATGCCACAGAAATGGGTTGAGAAGGCTAAATATTTAGGTTTAGACGCTCTCGGTATTTGCGACCACAACACAATGGCAGCTTGCTTCCAGTTCTATAAAGCATGTAAAGAAGCTAATATTAAGCATATCTTCGGTTATTCTTTGACTGTCAATGACGAAGGTGAAAAGTTTGGAGCTAAGATCTATGTACAAACTAACAAAGGTTATCGCAATCTTCTGAGGATTCAAAAAGCCATTATGGTTGACAATGTAGAAAATAAAACTATCTCACTGGACGAATTATTAACTCGTGGAGAGGGTAACGTACTTGTCATGGACAAATATACCCCATCGTACATGGATGAGCACAGAGACGTTCTACAGAAGCTCACAGAGGCATTCGATGACATCTTCTATCAAGTAGACTTATCAGAGTACAAAGCCGAGCGTATTGATATACGAGTTCTGGAAGCAACAAAATACTATTTCGACAAATGCTATTGGGATAGTCAATTTCCAGCACCAATCCTTATCAGTGACTGCTATTATCTTGACAAAGACGACGCAAAGAACAAAATTATTCTCAACAAAGTTGCAGAGGGCGCAGCACACGAACAGAGTGATGACCAATACTTCAAAGATGTTGACGAACACTTCCAGCTCTTCGCTCAGACATTTGGTGACAACTGGGATGTCGATGATTTGTTTGCAGAATGTTGTGAGAATACAGTAAAGATCGCTAACGGTGCAGTTGCAGAATATAACTTGACTCGCAACTATATGCCTAAGTATGACATGACCGATGAAGAGAAACAGAAATATGGTACCGTTCATAACATGTTTACTCAGTTATTGGAAGAAGGTCTTGAAAAACTAACGCCTCCAGGACAAGAAGAACGTTATCGTAAACAGATGGAATATGAGAAATATATCATTGAAAGTACCGACAACGTAGACTACCTGCTTGTACAATATGATACTTGTAACTGGGCACGCAGAAACAACATTTTGGTAGGATGTGGGCGTGGTTCGGCAGCAGGATCTCTATTGTTATATCTCTTAGGTGTTACACTGATTGACCCTATCAAATACGACCTTATCTTTGAGCGTTTCTTGCTTCCAGAACGTGCAGGTTTATCCCCTACAGATACAACCATTATAGGAGAAGACGTTGATTCTACCGACTATATGGAAGTTGAACTGGAATCAGGGGTTGTACTAAAAATCGACAAAGACGCCCAGCTAATTGTCAAGAGAGACGGAGAAGAGGAACCCATTGTTATTTATGCAGACGAACTGGAAGATAACGATGATATTTTATTCGACAATAAAGACGAAATATTTACCATTAACGAATTATAATATGGATTATGCAGGAGTTAGCGAGGTGTCAACAAATACAGTTGCACAAACATCGCAAGAACAAAAAGATTGGTTGAATCTTACTCCAGAAATGGCAGAAGCGTTTAAGCTAATCGAAGAAACAAATGAGAGCTTGTATATTACAGGCAAAGCTGGAACTGGCAAGACCACATTCCTGAAATTCATAGTAAAACACACCAGCAAACAATTGGCTGTAACAGCACCAACAGGCATTGCAGCTATTAACGCTGGAGGCGTTACATTACATAGTTTATTTGGCATTCCATTTGGCGTACAAGACCCTAACGCTCCTATGCGTGGCAATATGAAACAGTCAAAAATTGAACTCTTCAAGCGTCTTGACACATTAATCATAGACGAAATAAGTATGGTACGCCCTGATGTGTTAGACTACATTGACAAGAAGTTAAAGCTCTACCGTATGACTAACAGACCATTTGGCGGTGTACAAATCATCATGTTTGGAGACCTTTACCAATTGCCTCCAGTAGTCAAGTCAGACGAAAAGAATATACTATTACAAATGTATCGAGGTATTTATTTTTTCTATGCACACGTTTGGCTAAGTGAAGGCTTCCGAATGGTAGAACTAACAAATGTATTCAGACAACATGACGAGCGTTTTGTGGAGATTCTTAACAATATTCGTAGCTATAAACTGTTCAACAGAGACATAGAGGACTTAGATAAGGTGCGTGACCGTAGAGAAAGTCAAAACTATAGCAATAACCATGTACACATCTGCGCATTAAGACGAGACGTTGATAAGATTAACCAACAAATGCTCGGAACTGCAACCCACCTGTTTGTAGCTAAGGTTGAAGGCACTTTTGCACAAGGGTCAATGCCATGCGACCAGACACTATACCTCAGAATAGGCGCAAGAGTAATGATGTTAACTAATGACAGGGGAAGACAATATTACAATGGCTCTTTAGGCGTAGTTACAGGCATCTCAGATAATGATATAACCGTTCGCCTTGATACTGGTATCACTGTCGTAGTTGAGAAATTTGAATGGGTGTCCAAAGAATATGAGATGAAGAATGGCAAGGTGGTTGAAAAAGAAACAGGTAAATGCACCCAGTTCCCAATATCTTTAGCATGGGCAATCACCATTCATAAGAGTCAAGGTCTTACATTCGACAAGATAGTCATTCATACTAAATACTCATTCAGTCCAGGAATGCTCTATGTAGCACTTTCACGCTGTACATCACTGGAAGGTATCATATCAGAGACCTTTATTGATAAACGCCTTATCATTCCAGACAATCAATTGATCGCCTTTGACAAGGCTTGTGCTGCACATAACGGCAAGTTTAATCGAGAAACTTACAGAAGCATGAATTTAAAATAATCAACAGTTATGAAAAAGTACACAGGAACCAAAACTGTTCAAGCTGAGCCAATGGTGCTTGGTGAGTATATAAATAACTGTATGAGTGACCACATATACAATCCGTACACTACCAACAGCTCTGAACAACACTTATTGAGTGATCCAGGCTATCATGTAGTTCATGAAGACGGTCAATCGTCGTGGTCTTCAGCAGAAGCGTTTGAGAAAGATTATAAGCCCAGTGAAACATTTATTGAGCGTCTTGAAATAGAACGAGATGAAGTTGCTGAGAGACTTAACAAATTGCGGAGATTTATGAATAGTGATGCGTTTGAAAAGTTGGACTGTGATAACCGCAATTTGTTATACTGTCAAGAAATCGAAATGATTGAATACCACTCTACACTTTGTAAAAGACTTGAACTTGCAAAAAAAATTAAAGACCACGTGAACTTACAATTATGAAAGCAATTAAAATTAAACATATCAAAAGTACAAAGCCAGTCAGTGTAGTTGACTGCTTTGTAGATGGAGGATACAGAAAAGATGCTCATGGATCGCTCCCTGACGTAGACCAAGACTTCCAGAGCGATAAGCGTCAAGAAGTCAAAGAGTATTACGAACGTCGCTACAACCATAATGGCAAGCAACGTGTATTCTCAGCAGGTACATTTACAACATTGAAAGTGAAAGCGGTTATCAAAGACGTTGCTCGTACAATGCGAATTGCACCATCACTTGTCAATTATCTCACAGCCATATTTGAGGATGATAAAATGGACTACACTGGAATATTTAAGCTCGCCTCAGAGAACAAGAAGGTAGCTAAGTTCATTCACGATTATCCAATGTTGTTTGAAAACATACGCACACTTATGTCACAGCCTCGTTCAAGTTCAATACACGCTTCTGCATTGCTTGTAACACCAGACTCGATGGATGGAGAGGATATGGAATGTTTCGACTATGTGCCTATCAAGAAAGTGGACGGCGTGCTTGTATCAGAAGATGATGGCTATAGCTTAGACGAGCTTGGATTGCTAAAGAACGACTGTCTTGCAACAAAAGAGTTATCAAAACTTCATGAAACAATTGACCTGGTGAACGCTAACTATGGAACAAGCGTTAATATGGAAGAAATTGTGCGTGGTAATATGGATGACCCAAAAGTATATGAGCTGTTGAAACAAGGGTTTACTCAAAACGTATTCCAGTTCTCTTCTACAGGTATGACAAAGTTCTTGGTAAGCATGAAACCAAACAATATTCATGACTTGATTGCAGCTAACGCATTATTCCGTCCAGCTACTCTTGATTCAGGCTCTACTGACACCTATGTGAATTGTAAAACTGGATATATTGCTCCAACCTACTTATGGGGAACCTACAATGCAATGAAAGACACTTTCGGTGTACTTTGCTACCAGGAACAACTTGCTCAGATTTCACGAGAGGTAGGTGGATTATCATTGGCAGAGGGAGTAAAACTCGTAAAGTTTATCTCTAAGAAGAAGCAGGATAAGATTGACGCCATGAAAGATAAGTTTATGAGCGGTGCCCAAGCCAACGGATGTCCTATTGAAGATGCAAAGAAAATATGGGAGATGTTTGAGGTTGCTGGAGGATATTGCTTCAACAAATCACACAGTACCGCTTATGCTGCAACCGCTTATGTAGGAGCATGGTTGAAAGCCAACTACCCTACTGCATTCTATACAATCGCCCTCCAGTGGGCAGATGACAAGGAACTATTACCTATCATGTCAGAAATGAGCGCATGTAGTGTAGCTAAGGTGGTTTCTCCAGACATCAACAAGAGTGGTATGAGTTTCTATACAGACTACCAAACCAACTCTATATTCTGGTCACTATCAAAAATAAAAATGCTCGGCGTTAAAGCGGTAGATTGGATTATCAATGAGCGCAACAAGAACGGTGAATTTACTGGTGTGATTAACTTCATCGAGCGAGTATTCAAATACAAGTTAAAGAAGTATGAATACTGGGACGATCCAGATAACGAAGATGAAGCCACACGCTGTCCAGTCAATGCTCGCCATGTACTAAATCTTATATTAGCGGGTTGCTTCGATAACGTAGAACATGCAGGCTCTGTCATCGAACGTTATGCAATATTAGAAAAGGCAGCGGAAACATTAGGATTTGAAATCAAGCCTGAAGATTTTCCAGAAGAGATGATTGGCAAACATTATTTCTGGGCACAAAAGCAAATCAAAGTATCAGGTCTTGGTGCAATTGATTACAAACGTATCTATGACAACTCAGATATTAAACAAAGCATTCGTGGTCGTGCTACCTATAGAAACTTAGCAGACATCGTTAAGCCTGAGTTGGACGGAACCAAAGCTATTGTGTGTGCGACTATCATTGAGATTGATGAGAAGAAATTTACCAGCAAGAGAACTGGAGAACAAGAAGTTTTCTGTAAGCTCACACTCCAGCAGAACAATGATATAACGAACTTGATTATTTGGTCGAGTGAGTGGAAGAATGCAAGAGCACAAATTATCAATAATAAAAACAAAATCATCATTTGTATGGCTGGAGTACGCTACAGTGAGTTCTCTGGAAAGAACGAGCTTCAGCTAACACGTAATAATTTAATAGACGTATTATGAAACAAACGGTTATAGCAATTGTAGGTCCATCAGGAAGTGGAAAGACCACTCTCGCAGAACACTTAAAAGCGGTAGCGAATATTCCTACCATCGTTAGTTGGACTACAAGAGAGATGCGCAAGGGAGAAAAGAGTGGTCGAGAACACTGGTTTGCAAATTATACAGCAGTTCCCCCACATGAATTTATGATAGCTCATACTGTCTTTGGTGGAAATCACTACTGGGTAACCCATAAAGACATTGAGGACGCAGGACCTGTAGTTACATATGTGATTGACGAACGTGGGTTGCTGATGTTACAAGAACACGCAGACAAATACAATGTCGTACCAATTCTCATCCAGCGAGACGAAGATAAATTGATTAAGTCGGTTGGTATTCACCGTGTAAAACGTGACCTTGGTCGCACTAAACTTGACGATACAACTTACAAATATATTATTACAAACAACGGCAAACTTACAAAGTTCTTAGAAAAAGGAATGGACGTAGTAGCACAAATCATACAAATTTATGACAACACCAACAACTGATAACGCACCTATTGTAGCATTCACAATAGACTTTGAGACTGGAGGATTGAAATGTCAAACCTCAGCTTGCACCCAGATAGCAATTCACGCTACACGACTTGACACATTTGAAAAGATTGGCTCATACGTCAGCTATATCCAACCTTATGACCGCAAGGATATTAAAGGTGTTGGCAATACTAAAAAGGTATTGAAAAGTAAGTATGACATGGATGAAAAAACCCCTATGGATTACGAAGATAAGGCACTGGAGTATTCAGCTATTACAATGGATATGCTCTATGACCAAGGAAAACCAATTGAAGTTGTAGGCAAGGAAGTATGTGAGTTTATTGCCAGCATGACACCAAAGTGTAGTAAAAACAAAAAGCCTTTCCTAATTGGACAAAACATTCCTTTTGATGAAGGGTTTTTCTGCCAGCTTATGGAATACTCAGGCATGATAAATGAAGTAAAGAAACACCTTAGAGGTCATGAGGACTTTTACGGACATTGGCACCCACTCTACCTTGATACAATCACTATCGGACAACTTGCTTTATGTCACCAGCCTAATATGAACTCATACAAACTGGAGATTATGTGTGAGAGCTTGGGGGTTGAACTTGATGATGCCCACGATGCCGATGCCGACGTATCTGCTACAACCAACGTTGCAATGGTACTAACTAAACGTATGAGAAGTCTTGGCGACGACGATAGTGATAGCACATTGGCAGTTTCTAAGGCAGAAAAAAGTAGAAAACATTTTAAGATTTAGATATATGGCAGAACAAGAAAAAGACATTCAGTTACCCACCGTTGACGAACCCACCGTTGAGTTTAAGCTAAATAGTGACCGTAGCGTGTATAGAGTAACCAACCAAGAGCTTAATGAGCCACTTGTAGAGATTACGGGTTACGACCTTCAAATTAACTTTAATATGCAGTATTTGAGGAGCGTTGAAGACATTGAAGCAGCGAAAGAAGGTATCGCCAAACTATTTGGTGAAATAATCATGGATAAGCTATTGGAATACCGCAAACAATCGACTTAATTTCCCTCTATTCGTTATAAACGGAAGGCACTACGTTTCGTGGTGCCTTTTTAAGATTATAGCGAATGAATAACAAAACCCTTACCAAAGAAGAACAGTACTATTGTGAGCTTTATGTTCACGGAGATGCGCCTTATACTGGTAATGCTTCTATATGTTACAAAGAAGCATTTGGTGAGCCTGATTGTAAAACTACGCACATGAAAGCAATGCGTATTATGCACGACCCCAGAATAAAGGCAAAAATTGAAGAGCTGGAAGTGCTATCCGCAGAGGACCATAGCTCTATGAAAAAGTTTCTTACTACAAATTTGAAACACATCGTAGAGGAATGTACAACCGCTGTCTATAGGGATAGAAGAGGAACATGTCTATCTCCAGCCCCATTGCGTAGTGTAGCTGTTGGTGCATCGAAAGCACTGATGGATTTGTATCCAGTTAAGGAAGCACAAAAACACGAACTAAGTATTGATGGCTCAGGTGAAGGCGGTATCACTTTCAATGTGATTGTTCCTGAACGAGCCAAAGAAACAAAACCAACAGATGATGAGTAATGATTGAAGTTATTGTTGCAATTGTAAGTGGTTTGTTAGCTGGCGGGCTTACACCTTTCCTTTTCTTTAAACAAGACCGCAACTCGAGGGAAATTGAAAACGAAGCTAAACAGTCTGAAGAATGGAAGAAGCTCTACCAAGAAACCAAAGAAGAATTGAAAGAACGTGATGAAAAGATAGATGCACTTTATGCACAAATTCACAGTCAGCGTGACAACGAAGCTGCCATGGCTAAACACATCACGGAGATTGAAGTTGAGAATAGTAAATGTAAGATGTTGATGTGTGAGGTGCCTTCATGCCCTAAACGTCAACCACAAACTGGATATTAAATTATGAAAATCAGTACTAAAACAAGAATACAAATACTCCCTTCCAGAGAACTCGACAATATCGGGTTAAAACAACTTGCAGGCATTGTTGGAACCGTTGTGCAAGCAATGTACAGAAAAGATGGGAGCCTCTATGGCGCATGGGTTAAACTCCCAATGTTGTGGCAAGAAGAAAAAGAGTGGTTTATTCCAGAAGTTTCACTAAGCGTTGTTTAATTATGAAGTTAAGACTTAGACGAGTTGCATTGAATCCAGATTATACAATTGGTAAGCTGGAAGTATGGAAAAATGGAGCATGGGCATACCTATGCGATACAGTTGAAGACAAAGTAAGAGATCTTAACAAAAGTGGTAAGTTCGATAACGGTGAGAAAAAGATATGCGGTCAGACAGCTATACCTTACGGAACTTATGAAATTACCATGAATGTTGTTTCCCCCAAGTTCTCTGATTTCACCAAGTATCCATATGCACGCCAATACAGAGGCTACATGCCTCGCTTGCTTCATGTGAGTGAGTTCGATGGGGTTTTGGTGCATCCAGGGGCAACAGCGGCGAGTAGTGCGGGCTGTATTATTGTGGGTCGCAATACTGCTGTAGGACGTGTAACAGACTCTCAACAGTGTTGGCATAGTTTGATGCAAAACTACTTCATGCCAGCTAAGAAAACTGGTGAGAAGATAACAATTGAGATTATATGAAAACCAAGTGTATTTGGGTTATAGTAACGGTCACGGTCTTAGCCTTGACCTTTACTATTTATGCCCCCAGCTCACAATATAGTGGAGCTATTCAAGAGAATGATGACGGAGTCAAAGTCACACGTATTGATAGCATCGTATATGACACCATTAAATACGAAATGCCTGTCCCTCGTGATAGTGTAGTAGTACGATACGAGACAGTAAGGCTCCCAGTAGTAAACAAACCAATTCACACAGAGACTATAGACACCTTAATACAGGTTGTTGCAGATAGTGTAGATGTTGCAATACCTATTACACAGAAAGAGTATAGTGATAGCACATATTATGCTCGTATAAGCGGTTATAAAGCCAATCTGGATGAAATACACATCTATCCTAAAACAATATATCGAACCACGATTATTAAAACAAAACCTAAGAAATTTGGTATCGGTGTTCATGCAGGGTATGGATTTAGTAAGAATGGCACAACGCCTTATGTTGGCATAGGAGTACAATACAACGTCTTATCGTGGTAAATTTCACTAAAATAAAAACCCAAATCTGATATTCCAGCTATTCTTTTGTGAACAATAAACAAAAGAAACAATATGGAATTACACATTAAAGACAGGATTTATATTCCTCAGTTGCTCCCACAATCTAACAATTTCATGGGATTCAACTTGAAGCGTGAGATTACAAAAAAGGTAGCACTAACCGCTGAGGATCAGGAAACTTACAAAATTAAAGAAGAAGCAGAACACAATCGTGTGGTATGGGACGTTGAGAAAGACCGTGAACTGCCTCTGATTGTTGATTTCACTAAGGACGAGTTGAGCTATCTGAAGGCTGCTTGTGAAAAACTTGCAGAAGCTCCTTATCCAGATGATTTTTGGCTAACCGTTGAAAAAATTTACAACGCCGCAAATGCCGAGTAAACTCTTGCCCCATGTTTATATAAAGAAAAAGCTACCTCTCATAAAGGTGGCTTTTTTATTTAAATGAAATTTCAAACATTTAAAATTTCGACCACCTATTCTTTTATATAACCAAAAAAGCAAAAACAATGGATAACAAAACAAGTAACCGTGCACTTGGCTTTCTTATTTGGTTTAGGAAGTACTATAATGGTGAGTCGGATAAGACCTATCAGCAGATAGCTAACGATTATGGTCAGGCTAATTATGGCGCACTGAGGATGTATCTTCTTGAACTGGCTGAGAATGGCTATGTTGAGATTATTAATAAATCAAAGCGCACCCAGCGTTTTGTAGTAGTGGAACCTAAATTTATGGAACTTATATGACAACCCCTAAGTTATGCAAAAATTGCAAGTTCTTCAATGAAGAAATAAACGTACACTTGCTTCACAAAATACATGTACCATCTCACTGTCGTGCTATGGATCATTTCATTACCGCCTCTGCGAACTGGAAGTGTAGCAACGATCTGTTTGAAGAACGTAAAAATAATGAATACCCAAAAAGTGTCTGAAAATGTCAGAATTAGTAGCACCCACTAATATTACAATTAATTTTACACCTTCCGAAAAACAGTATGAACTGTGGAAGTTGTTACAACCAAATCAATGTCCTCATTGCGGTGGAACTATTGATCAGGTAGAATGTGGCGTAGATAGAGACGGGCATCCTATATACAAACCACAATGTCAAAAATGTGGCTCATTCGACTTACCACAGATTATTCTGGGAGGAGGAGCTGCTGGTGGAGGAAAAGCACTTAAACTTGACGAGTTGGTATGCACACCCAGTGGCTTTCGAGAAGTTGGTGTTTTAAAGAAAGGTGACGTTATTACCAACCCTACAACTGGAGGGACGCAGAAGATTGTGCATGTGCACCCAATTGAAACACACGACTATTACCGTGTAAAATTCATTGATGACACACATGTTGATTGTTCTGCTGGTCATTTATGGAACTGTCATGTTGACAATGATAAAAGCAAGCATGCCAAATATGATGAAGAGCCACCTGTTGACAAAGTATGGAAAACCGATGTTATGTACGAATGGTATAAAGAAAAAAACAAAGAAGAGTATTTAGCCATTCCTTTAACAGAGCCTGTACAATTCACTCCAGGTAATCATAAACCAACTATTGCCCCATATATTCTTGGAGCATTAATTGGAGGCGGGCGTTTTCAATCGTATTCTGGAGGGTCTAATATTGTAACACTCACTTCTATGGACGACGAAATAAAAGGTCGTTTTGAAGAGTATGGTTACGATATATTTAATTTTGTTTTAAATGACAGCTATAGAAGAACTAAGGCTTATTCTATATATAGCACAGAACTTATCAAACAATTACGAGAACTTGGGTTAACGGAATGCACATCTAAAACAACGTTCATACCTAAAGACTACAAAACATCTACCATTAAAGACCGCATAGCTTTAATACAAGGCTTGATATACACTGATAGCTATATCGATAGTCGAGGGCATATCATTTACACAACTATTAGCAAACAGTTGGCAGAAGATGTAGCATTTATAGTACGTTCTTTAGGCGGAATAGCAACAATTACCCAAAACAAAGATGGCTATAAAAAGAATGGTAAACACATCCAGTATACCGACGCTTATGATGTTCAAATATGCGCCAAAATGAATCATGAGTGGTGTGGACCGCTATACAAAAAAGAACTTTTTACATACGATTTTAATGATTGTTTTAGTAAATTGAGCAAACGTATTGTAGACATAGAATACATTGGCAAACAAGAGGGACGCTGCATCACTGTTGACGACCCCAGCGGTTTATTTGTAACAAACGACTTCACAGTCACTCACAATTCATATCTTGGTAGTTGCTGGATTATCATCAACTGTATGACATTTCCAGACTTGCGTGCTGTAATAGCCCGTAAGACCATTAAATCTCTGAAAGGCTCTACTTTCAAGACTATGAAGAACGTCTTGCGAGAATGGGGCTTGAAAGAAAACGTCAATTACAAAATCAATAATTTGGAGGGTGTTCTTACATTCTACAATGGATCAACAGTAGACCTTATAGAATTAGAAGACCTGCCTTCAGACCCAGATTTTCAACGACTTGGAAGTAACGAATGGTCTATTGGTATGATTGACGAAACATCAGAAGTTTCAGAGCGAGCTGTTGAAGTTTTGTTCTCTCGATTGCGCTATCGTATTGAATATACCTTCAAAATTCCACGTCTCCTGTTAACTACCAACCCATGTATTACGTGGATTAGAGACAGATTTGTACAAGACGCAGAAGGCAATCCTATTATTCCACAAGAAGGAGAGGCTTACGTACCATTTTCCGTATTTGATAACCCTAACAAAGGCTTTGTGGCTATCTATCGTGCATCATTAGACAAAATTACAGACAGAGCTACAAAAGAACGTTTATTGTATGGAAACTGGAACTTCGTTGATTCTAATGAGGCCGCAGCTTACTGGAAGTTTGATGGTAACGATCATTTGGTAGACGGCTTAAGAGAAAAAGTGTACAATCCATTGCTTCCAGTTATTCTTAGCTTCGACTTTAACGTTATACCTTACATGTCGTGTCTTGCCATGCAAATAGACTACGACCGTAAAAAAGTATATGTGCTGGAAGAGATTTTAGGGAAACCTGAAGATAAAGAAAACAACACACCTAAGTTCGCACAGAAGATCCGTAGAAAATACTTAAACGAAGGACACACTGGAGGACTATTCGTTACTGGAGACCCAGCAGGTTTAGCTCGTTCGACTCAAACCGAAGAAGGTGTAAATAACTTTACCATTCTAACTGATAATCTGAACGACCCTATTCTCAGGCCAAAGAGAAAGCTCTTAACAAAACAGCCACCTCAGACTACTCGCTTAGAGTTTATCAATGCGTTGTTTGAAAAGTATGATGGTTGGGAAATTTTGATAGATATGCGATGCCGCAAACTTACGGAAGACCTTATCTATCAGAAGAAGAATGCTGACGGCACAAAAGAGAAGAAGAAGGTTAAAGACCCCAAGCTCGGTGTCAAATTTGAGAAATATGGGCACTTATCAGACTGTCTCGATTATTTCTGCTGTCTGTTCGTTAACAATGCTTGGTCACACTTCTTATCAAAAGGTGGCTCAAAAATTGCGACAGTCAACAATGCACCTGTATATGGAGATTTTAATTATTGACGCTTATGTATAGAAGATTCTTAAATAATAACGACTATCTCAGAATTATCACTGAAGAAGCTCTGTCTCAGATGATAAGAGGTAAAAAGGAACGCTTCAGTATGGCTGAGGAAGCCGCAGAAGTGTCTATTGTAGAGTACCTGACAGATAACTATCTGATTGAACAAGAACTCGCTGTAGGCAAAAATTTGTTTGAGTATAACAATCAAGTTTCTTACCCAGCTGGTGCCCACTTTTATCATGATGGTAAAATTTATCAAGCTCTACGCTCAATCGCTGGTATCAAGCCACCTTTTACTACGCCATACTGGAAGGAGCTTACCGACTATAACAAGGAACTGTTTGAAAGTGCGACACCATATAGCCAATTGCAAACATACTCTCCAGGTCAAGCTGTTACCTTTGCCAATCTCCATTTTATATGTATGGAGTACAATGGTTTTGATTTCAACAATATTCGACTACCTGGGGTGACTGCTTGGGAAAAGCAAGATGTACATGAATGGCAAGCCAATGTGACCTACAATGTGTGGGAAGCTGTTTCATTCAAAGGCAAATTCTATGCGCTTCTTACTACTGAGAATATCGACCTCACTGCCAATCCTGAAGTTGCAGACCAATGGGGTTTAATAGGAACTTACAAACCAGACTATAAATATGAGCTTAACGGCCATGACTATGTAGAATATGAAGGCTCGTTGTATATTCCAGTGATTAATCCTGTGGCAGACGAGTTAAAGGTTGGTTATAATATTTGCGAACATGACCCTCGCAATAGTAATATCAAAAAACATATGGTACAATTGGCGTTGTATGAGCTTCACAAACTTATATCGCCAAATAACATCAGTTCTGCTCGCATTACCGACTACGAAACATCTATTGCATGGCTAAGAGATGCGAACAAGATGCGCATTAATCCTAACATACCTCGCAAGCTGGATGAGGAACAGAAGCCTGTTGCGGAGTTCGCTACAGCTACATACATGCGAGACTATGATCCATATAAAAATCCTTGGCAAATTTAGGTTTCTTTGATTCTTTGTCATATTTTTACTTTGACAGGGGCCCGTTGTGAAACGAGCCTCTGTTTTTTTATTTATACGCCTGCACTCATAAACACATTTGTAAGCATCTCACGATTCTGTTCGCATTCACCATTATAATAGTGTTCTTGAATCATATCTACGCTTGTACCTGCTGCATTAGCAACATATGATATTGGTAAACCATTATTCAGAGCCACCGTAATAGCGGTATGACGAAAAACATATGTATGAAGCTCATAGTCCGTCTCCAGCTGTTTGCCAATATGTTTGAGCCATATATTAAGATTGCTACGAAATTTCTTAAACACATAATCCTTAGTTATGTGTTTTTCTTCTTCCTCGTCATTCATAATTGGGAACACATAACCATCCTTTGATTTACCTTTATACTTATCGATGATTGAGCGCATAACTGGAGTGATTGGTACCTCAACTTGTCTATGTGTCTTCTTACGTTTGGTGACTACTGTATTTCGTTTGGTTATATCACGCACCTTCAGTTTAATAACGTCACAAGGAGAAAAGAATGTATGAAACATAAACACACAGAAATCGTAATATAACTCAACTTGCTTACGGTTTTTATACTGCGGTGTAATATCACGCACGCTCATATTAAGAAAAATTCTAAGCTGTTCTTGTGATAAAACTTCAGGGTGTCGTTGTTTTACCACATTACGATCTGGGTCATAATCATTAAACAAGAAATCGCCAATCTGTTTGATTGAGAAATTAATTTCCTGATCACGGCTTGCTCTTCCTAACAACGCACGAAATGTTTTGGTAATTCCACGATAGCCTTTGCGTCTTGCAAATATATAGGCAATGCCTACCATACGATTATAGTCCAATGTCGTGAATGCTAACGCAGAGAATGCTGGAATGTCCTTACGGCAACGTGAAAGCAACTTCTGATACACTTCATAGTTGCAACCATGTTTTGCCTTCTCACGCAAAATTACAGTCTCCAGGTACTTCTCTACACTGTTGGAATATTCACTTACAGACCAACCGTTCACTTGAATGCCAACGTTATGTTCAGGAACACGTGCCTGATAAAAATTAGCAACCTGCTTTGCATTAAGTTCTGGGTGGTCTTGAATGAGCTTCCAGTAGATTTGATAAAACTCTTCAAGTGCACGGTTGTTTTCATTGTATGAAACAGCGTACGCACTAAACTTTTGTTTGTCTTGATTGAAATGTTTGAGATTCGGATTTCCTTTCAATAAATATTCGACTCTCTTGTAGAAGCGTGTCTTAGCTTCTGAAATGCGTAAAACGAGCACACCGCCACGCAAAATAAATTTTAGCCTCACCATAATTCTGAGTAATTTAAATTGAAATTGAATATGATGAACCTCGTGAGACAGTAAGTGTGCGTCCTTAGTGTGCATCTTAGTGTACACTTTTTGATAAAACCTCAAATTAGTGTACATTTAGTAATTTCTCACTTAACCGATTCCATGTTGTTGCCAACTCAACTAAGATGCCTATAAAAAGGGGGCTTGTGAGCCGTTTATATAGTGTGCATCTTCTAAGGAAAAAGCCCTGTAGAAACCAGGTTTCACAGAGCTTTGCGGTGCGTACGGGACTCGAACCCGTGACCCCATGCGTGACAGGCATGTATTCTAACCAACTGAACTAACGCACCTTTTAAAGGTACTCAAAAAACAATTAAACTCTTATGCGGTGCGTACGGGACTCGAACCCGTGACCCCATGCGTGACAGGCATGTATTCTAACCAACTGAACTAACGCACCAATTGCGAGTTATTGTTATTTTGCGGTTGCAAAGGTACACATATTTTTCGGACTAGCAAACTTTTTCTTAACTTTTTATTCAAATGCTCTTATTTTTTATAAAATATACTGCATTAAGACGGCATCATTGTAGTTTTCCCCATCAAAAAGCCAATCTTTAAGCTCTGCATTGATCTTAAAGCCTACTCTAGTAAATAAATCGACAGATGTTTGATTTGCTTTTGGAACTACTGCATATAACTGATGAAGATGCAAAACACGCAAAGAATAATCTAAAAGCTGCAAAAGAGCACTTTGAGCTAGACCTTTTTTCCTGAATTCTTTACGCAAAACAATGCTCACCTCTGCCCTTCTATGCTTGGGATCGAAATGAACTACATCAAGAAGTCCTATACATTGCTCTTTATCTGCATCGATAACAAAACGCACTTGCTTATCTACATAGATGTCATTCACTGTATTTGCAAGATAATTGTGCAATACATAGCGTGAGTAAGGAACATTAGTAGGACTAACATCCCACACTTCTGGGTTGTTCTCTATGCCATATAGCAAATCTAAATCTTCGGGTTCTAAAGCCCTAAGGACAACTTTGGATTTATTTTCTTTATCCAT